TAAGAAAAGGTGATAATAATGAGAATGTAAAGTTAATGCAACAAAAGTTGGGTATTGAACCAGCTGTTACTAACTTTGGCCCAAAAACAGAAGCTGCAGTAAAAGCTTGGCAGTCTGCACATGGTTTAGATGCTGACGGAATAGTTGGTGATAAAACATGGGCAATGATTATGGCAGAAGGACAATCTGTTCCTGCTCCAGTAGAAACTCCAATACCACAATCAACAGGTGGATTAAAATTAGAAAAATTAAAAGGACATATTCCAGATGCAGTTATCGCAATGATTCCTGCAGTAGCACAAAAGTTTCAAATTGATTCTGCATTGAGATTAGCACACTTCTTAGCACAATGTGGACATGAGAGTGGTGGATTTAGACTTACAAAAGAAAACTTAAACTATTCAGCTAAAGGTTTGAATGGTATCTTTAAGAAATACTTCCCAACATTACAATCAGCTTTACCTTACGAAAGAAAGCCTGAAAAGATTGCAAACAAAGTATATGGTGGTAGAATGGGTAACGGACCTGAATCAAGTGGTGATGGTGCAAAATTTTGTGGTAGAGGATATATTCAATTGACAGGAAAGGATAACTATACTGCATTTGGTAAATCAATCGGTGAAGATGTTTGTGCTAACCCACAAGTAGTAGCTGAAAAATATGCATTATTATCAGCAGCATGGTTCTTTAATAAAAACGGATTACACAAAATGGCAGATGGTGGAGCAACTGATGCAGTAGTAACCTCAATTACTAAAAGAGTAAATGGTGGAACTATTGGATTAGCAGATAGAATCAAACATTTCAAAGAGTATTATCATTTATTATCTTAAAATTTGGTGTATTAAATAATTTTTCGTATATTACTTATATGGAAAAATTAAAAATTACATTAAATGTCATTATTGTTACCTGTGTAATAGGTTTAGCAATATCTTATTTGACACAATTGATATCAGTATTGCCTAAACTTTCATTTTTAGAAGCAGTTGGTGTATATTGTCTTTGGACACCTCTACATCATTATTTCAATACAATAGGAAAAGATAATATAGAATAAATACTGATTATAGTTACTCCTTTATATTTATATTCGTAAAGTTAAAATCGTTTATAAATGAAGGCAAAATTATTAGAATTAAAAGAAAATTGGAATGATATAGTTATATCATTTCTTGCATACATTGGAGTAGCATGGGTAATAATTGCATTACTATTTCAGTTTACAATGATTGGAATGCATTATAGTGGAAGTGATATTCCTACCCAAGTTGGAAATTGGTTTGACCACAAATTTAATGGTACTTTTAAAAATAGTCCAGAAAACATATTTTACAATGCCGAAGACCACATCTGGGTTGAATCGGTTACCAACGAAGTTAAGATTGGTAAATTAGCAGGTAATAGAAAATTAGAATTTGGTGTTAAGAATATTTTAGAAGAATATTTACAAGAAAGAGGTTTGGATTTAGCACCAGATGCAACAAGAAAATTAAAAGTTTCAATTATATATTTGGATGTGTTATCTACAAAAACAAACATTTCTATTTTCCATAAAGGAGAAGAAGAAGTGGTAATTCGTTTGAAAGGTACATTATACAAAGATGGTAAGAAAGACAAAGAGGTTATAGTAGAAGAAAGTTCGTCAGAAATCTCAATGTCGACTCTCATAATAGATGAGGGTGGTAAGTTTAATCAGACATCATTGAGTAACGCACTTAAAAAAGGTTCTGATAAATTAATCACCAAACTATTAGGAGAAAAATAATGAAAAAAATCATTTTATTAATTGGGGTATTATTTGTATCCCTATCGGCATTTAGTCAATTAACAATCAGTCAGTCATTAACTCCAACAACTGGATTAAAAGTTGGTGATACGATTACGATTAGATATAATCTAACAAAAGGAGACACTATTGTTAATCCTCGTTATCTTTGGTTTAGATACCAATTTAACAATAAGGCATTAACTTACCTTTCAACTGAATTTAATCAAGGTGCATCAACACAAACATTCTACACAGGTTGGGCTAATTATAAGTTCACTCCAAATGCAGGTGCAAATGATAACTCTTTGAATTTACAATATACATTGAGTCCTTGGAATTATGCAGTAAATGCAGATTGGAATGTTGGCCAATTGACTATTCAAAGAGCAGACCGTTCTATCACCGGATTATTGGCAACACAAAAATATATCTTAAAAGACCAAAACACTTACAACAACATTTTTAAAATAGATTTAGCAACTGGTACTGATACAACTGGTGCAAATGTAGGAACTATTACCGGTGGTGGGTTTTCATCTATATCAAATGTAACGGGTAATACATCACAATTTAAAGTAAGAGTGTTATTTCCACAAGGATATAATATTGCTGACCACAATGTTCAATTAATGAGATTGAAAACAGATGGTAGTGGTGATATAGATTGGTCACAACAACCTATTACCCAGGCTGCATTGGATGCAAGTGGTGAGGTAATATTCACATCAGGTATTAAAGTTGGTGATAGTGTTGGTGTATTTGTATCACCTGCTTCTCAAAAGACTTGGATGAATAATGTAATCACAGTTTCAGATGCATATAAAGCATTCTTAGGACACTCTCAAACTGATATTAGTGGAACTGCAAACTTCTTTACAAGACCTGTTTTGGAAAGAAAAATAGGTAATGTAACAAAGAATGATATGACATTTAATGAAGCTGACTCATATAACTTATTTGCATATGTAATCGGACAAGATGTATCTACAAATGCATTTATCCCAACATCAACTGCAACTTCTTGGAGATGGCATAGTGGTTTATTGAATCAAAGTTGGTTAGATGGTGTTACTAAGAATAGAGTATATGTTACGGCTCCATCACAAACCGTTGATGCGGTGTTTGCATGGGGTGGTGATTTAAACTGGTCACACTCATCTCATCCTGACACAATTGCAACTAGAATTACACAAGGTAATTTTACAAATTCAATAAACGATAGAAACTTCCAATCATTCTCAGTAAAGTCAATGTCATATACTCAACCTACATTTGAAAAGGCAACATTGGGTATTAACTCTACTTTGGAAAATGGTAAAGTCGTATTAACCGCAACGTTGACAAAAGAAGGATTAGCAGGTTTACAAGTTATTATGAATTATGACGAAAGTAAATTAACTTTGGATAATGTATCATTTGATGCAGGGTCTACAATTACAAACTTCTCAACTCGTGATGGTAGTAGATTAACATTTGGTTCAATTGACCAATTAAAAACGGCAAGAATCAAAGTGGGAACGCCATATAGATTAGTATTCACACCAAAAGAAACTTTAACAAATACTGCAGGACTATTCTACTTTATATTAGCAGATGCAGTTGATGGTTTGGGTAAGAAAGTTGATTTGACAATAGAATAATATGAAAAAATTATTTGTTACATTATTATTTTTATTAACATCATTTTTAGGGTTCGGACAGAGTGTATCTGCTCCGGACTCTAAATCGTTTATACCATCCACAAGCGGACAAGATGGTAGTGGGTTTGTATTAAATGGATTTACAGCAACATCTACTTTACTAGCATCAATCAGTTTAATCAACCCATCAACAAATACTACATTCTACCTTAATACAACAACAGGTTTAACCGCAGCAAGTGGGTTTACTTTAAGTGGTAATAAAATTCGTTTAGTGGTAACCGGTACAATGGATAATATCAATAATGCATTGGCATCCCTAAAAATAAACACAGGTTCAGTAGTTGGTAATGTTCAAATATCGGTAGCAGCAACTGTCAATCCCGTTGGATTTTTTTACAATGGTGTAAACGGACACTTTTACAGACCAATATCGACCGGAGCAACTTATACAAACGCAAGAGCAGCAGCATTATTGACAACATTCAAAGGACAACAAGGGTATTTAGTTACTATAACATCAGCATCGGAAGATGCATTTATTTTTGCAAATGTACCTCAATCAAATATCTGGTTTGCATTAACGGATGAAGCAAGTGAAGCAAGATGGACAATTGATGCAGGACCTGAAAAAGGAACTTTAATTAAAATCAACAATGGTCAATTAAATGGTAACATTCCTGGTCAATACAACAACTGGGCACCTGGTGAACCAAATGATAGTGGTAATGAGGATTACGCAGTAACGAAATGGAATGGTTCTCAATGGAATGATTTACCAAACCATTTTTCAAATCCTTATGTAATTGAATACGGAACTTGGACTAATCCTGATGATGCAACATTTACAGAGTTTTACACCAATTCAGTAACTCACTCAAACGGAGAAGTATTAAGAGCGGCATTCAATATTGATTTTGGAACGAATGTAGATGAAACTAAATTTACAGCAAGAGGATACACATATACAAACAATAATTGGAATATAGTAAACGGAACTGCTAGACAATTGAGTGGTTTGGGTAAAGTTGATTTGACTACTTTATTGGATACTAATAAAATTGCCGGTAATGGATATAGAGCATTAACATCTGCCGGACAAGTTGAATGGGCAATAATAAATCCATATGATGCAAATTTAGGTGGGCATCAATTATTAATAGATGAAAGAGAATTTGATGGAACAGGAGTATCTCCAAACGATATAACATCAATTAAATTATTTGATATATACGATGGGCCAGTTAGTGTTAACAATGTAAGTGGATGGTGGAAAACATATGTAATGCCTGGTAATTTGACAACGAAAATAACTTCATCAACATTTCAATCACAATTAAGATTACAAGATGGTTGGTATGGGACTAGAGCCGAATTTACTTTCTCACCAATAATGTCATACAAATCACATGGAATAGAATTAACACATTCAAATCAAACGGAACTAAACACTTTGTATAGTAGTATTGTGACCGTATCGGATGTATTTTTGGCATTCAAAGAATTGGCAGATAAAGGTATATTGGGAAACCAAAGTGGATTAGGATTAACGAATGGTATTCAATATTTAAATGCAGATGTGGATGGTAATGGTGTATTTAATGAGGCAGATACCTACAAACTATTACGACATCTAACCGGTGTAGAGTCACTTTCACAATCTACTGCATTAACATATTTGATGAAGTTATATAACAAATCGGACTACGATAATATAACAACATCAAATTGGGGAACTCAATTTAATTATACTCGTAACTTAATTCCTTTTACATTGAGTAGTTTGAATAACACATATAATTTAAGTGTAACTTGGTTAGGTGATGTGAATTTATCACATTCTGCACAACAAAGTGTAAGTAGTGTTGCAACTAATTCATATAGAAGTATGGGTGTATCATCCTCACCAATATCAAATGAAATCAATGCAACAATCATAACTGAATTAATTGGTGATAGTGTATATGCATATATCAATATCGACCCATTACAACAAGAATTGGTTGGTACACAATTCCAATTAAATTATGATAATAGTTTATTGAAATTTAGTAGTGTATCTTATAAAACAAAAGGTTCACCAACTAACTACGGAACTGATAAAGGTGATTATGTAAATTTCGGTTCATTGATTACGGATGGTGGAATTTTAGATAATACAACTGAATATAAAATCACTTTCAAACCACAAACTAAATTGGATAATATATTGGGTTTGGTTTCGGTTAAATTTGTGGATGTGGTTAATAAAAGTGGAAAAACGTTAAAAGTAATAATGAAATAAAAAAGAGAAAATTATGAATATATTATTTGACTATAATGAGATGAAGAATTTTATCTCTCACACGGGTAAATATAAAATTGTAAATGTTAAGTGTTTTATTCAAGTTCCTAGTAGTTGGTATAATCAATTTAGAAGAGAAGAAGAAGAAGTAGATATGGAAGTGGCTTACCTAATAGATGATATTGAGACTGAAAAATGGATATTTGACGAAAGATATAGAAAAAGAAAAGACGAACTTATGAGATGGAGTATCGAATCAGTTTTTTACAGAGAATTCAAAAGTAAAATATTAGATTTATTATATAAATGAAAAAACTATTATTAATCATATCACTACTTTTAATTGGATTTGTATCAAATGCCCAAATACAAAAACCTGATACATTGCAACTATCTCCAAAAGAACTATTTGGGGAAAGTGATGACTGGAACGATGTGGGTATATTACAATCCTATGTTAATTTCTCAAAAGATGTTCTCTCATCATCAAACCTTTCAGTTGGTGTAATTGGGAGACAAGTATCTACCACACTTAATTTAGGATATCACAAATCATCTATGAATGGGCAGTGGGGACATTCATTCGCAGCATCAATAAACCCTATATGGAACTATTATGGTGTGGGATATGGTCTTAGTAAAAATACCGAAAAGAGAACAACAACAATACAAACATTCTACTCAACTGATTTTGATTTTCAAAAAGATATTACATTATCATTTATCGATGTGTTCAGAACTAAAAAGTGGGGAACATTTGGTTATAGTGTAATTGCATCAAAATCATTTTGGGGAACTTATCAGGGTGAGTGGGAAGGGAAATACACGGTAGATGAAAATGGTGATTTTAAAGATTTAATATATCCACAAATGCCCGCATCATCCGAACTTACTTATAGAGGTATGGTGATGTACACTTACACATTGAAAACAAAGAGGGTAGATATTTCACCGCAAGTATTTGCAATGAGTGATGTATATAAAGTATTTAAAGATGGAACTGAATCGGATTTAGCATATGTAGATGATTTTAATTTGGACTTATATTATGGTGTATCTATGGATTGGAAAATAACTAAAAGATTTGTATTAAATACCAATATCAGATATAACACAACTTGGGATAAATTAAGTAAATCGGTTGGATATAAAAAGAGTAACCCAATCCTATTTATGATAGGAACAAACTTTCAATTTTAATGAGTAAAAAAGATTTAATATCATTCATAGTAATTTATTTCTTAACCACATTTGTAATATTATTTAGTGGTTGTAGAAAAACACAAGTTATGCCTACACCACAACCTGTTCCAAACATATTTAGTGTTAAAGAAAGTAATGTATCAAACGGACAAGAAATACAATTTGAATTACCTAAAAGTGGTGCGTATACATTGACTTTAGGTGATAGTGTGAATAACCAAGTTTTGACAAGAGAAAGATTTATCGGACAAATTGGACAAAATAAAAAGAAAATATACACTAAATCACTTTCAGTTAAATATTTATATCTGTTATTGGAGGATGAAAACAAAAGTAAAGTAGGAAAAACAATAATAATAGTAAAGTAAAATGAGAAAAATCGACAAAATTTTAGGATTGGGATTTTTGGTAACCCTTTTGGCATTGAGTTGTAGAAAGATAGACTTACCTGCACCAGTTGCACAAGAATTACCAACGGAATTAAAAATATCAAATTCAGTAGGTATTAAATTACAAACTGCATTCGTAACATCAGAAGTTGCAATGAATGTAAAAAGTGATGTAGCACAAACTGTGACTATTAGAATATTTGATATTGCAAACAAAGTTGTATCAAAATCTACAAGTGATGTAAATGTGGGTGACAATGTATTAAAAGTATATACAAATGCACTACCATCATCTGCTTATAGAATTGGAATATATGATATGAGTGGTAAACAATTAGGAATAACAGATTTTAACAAATTATAAAAACAACAATTTATGTCAGAAGAAGTAGAAAAATCAGAATCAACCGGTGGTTCAATTAAGAATATACTTATCGGTTTAGTATCAACAATCACATTAGGTGTGGGTGGTTGGTTCACAACAAAGTTAACAGGTGGTGACGAAAAAGAAGCTCCAGTTCAACAAGCAGCTCCAGTAATTAACATTACAAATTCTAACCAACAAGCACAATCTGCAGGTGGAACAACTAAAGTTATCGAAAGAGAAAGAGTAGTTGAAAAAGAAAAACCAGCTCCTGTAAAAAAGAAAGATGGTGATGAGTTTAAAGAGAAACCTGCAGCTTGGTAATTTAGAAAAATAAAAATTTATATAAAATGGCAGAACAAACACCAAGTGGTTTTAAAGACCTATTGAGTAATATGATGAAACGCAGATGGTACATTACTGCGTTAGTATTGGGAGGATTTATGTTTATTATAGGAGGAATGTTCTTTGCTATATTTTCTAAATCAGAAATAGCAGGAGAGTGGAAAGAACTTCTATTATTGTTATTGGGAGCATTCATTGGTAGTTATGGTAAAATCATTGACTATTGGTTTAGTGATACCGATAAGGATAAGATGTTAGTACAAAAGATGGATGAGGAAGATGGTACATCATTAAGTAATACTGCCGATATGCCTGTAACTCCACCAAACAATACTCCATTAATTCCAGAAGCATTTGTACAAGCTGCAAAAAACGCACATGAAATCAATTTAATCGAAGCAAACAAAGTAGATGTAAAATCGGAACCAAATAACCCACAACATATCGAAACTCCTTTCAAACCACAACCAAGAACTGGTGTTGAAGTTGATGAAGATGGTGATGGTACAATGGATGGTATTGATTTTGATGGTGATGGTAAAATTGATATGTATTTTGCACACAGACAATGTGAACATATTTGGGGTGATGCAGATGGTGATGGTGATGAAGAATGTTTGAAGTGTGGAAAGATAAAAGATGAAGATGCTGAAATGGCAGGATAAATCGGTTACATAGTATTAACAATTTAAATTAAAAACTATGGGATTTTTTAGAGAATTATTTAGTGATAGCAACGACATTAATGAGAAATCAGTTGTAGGGTTTGCATCTTTCGGTTGTATGGTCTTAGCTTTAGTAGTTGACCTTGTAACAGGATATATGGGCAAACCATTATTGATTAACGAATACATCTTTAACGGATTTTTGGTAATCACTTTGGGTTCATTTGGTATCGCTTCAGTTGATAAATTTATCAATAAGAAAGCAGAACATGATGCAGCTAAATTAGAAGCTGAAACCGAAGAATTAGGATAACAATTTCTTAACATTGAAACCCTCACTTTAGGTGGGGGTTTTTTATTTATTGATATGGATAACTTATTAACGATAGTAATACCTTGTAAGAATGAAAGAGATAACATATATGAGTGTATTGCATATATTGCAAAGCAAGTGGGTTCCGCAGGACTTAAAGTTATTATTGCAGATAACTCCGATGAAGGTGATAGTTTAGATTTTTTATATTATGTTAAAAGAGATTTTAAATACTCATTGGACATAGAAATTATACAAGGTGGTTTTCCTGCAAAAGCCCGTTTGGATGGCAGTAAATTAGTAACTACACCCTACATTTTATTTTTGGATGCAGACATAATGTTGCAGGATAAATTTATATTGGGTGAATGTTTAACATATAATATCGATTTAGTGACTGTACCATTTCAAACTGAAAAAGGATTCAATTGGATATTTAGATTATTTGATATTCAACAAAGAATGAGTAATTGGTTAGGAACTCCATTTGCTATTGGTGGTTTTCAATTATGGAAAACTGATGCATATTGGAAAACGGGTGGATATGATGAAACACATTTATTTGCAGAAGATTATTGGGTTTCACAAAAAGCAGATAGTATGAAAATACACAATACAAAAGGTGTGTGGACATCTGCAAGAAGATTTAAAAACAAAGGATTTTTTTATATGTTTATATTAAGTATCAAATGCTACATCAACCGAAACAATACAGAATTTTTCAAAAAACACCACAATTACTGGAAATGAAATATCAAGCAGTAATTGTATCCGATTTACATTTGGGAACTAAAGATAGTAAAGCAGAAGAGTTTATACAATTTTTAGATGAACATCCAACCGACTTACTTATTCTTAATGGGGATATCATAGATGGTTGGGCTTTGAATAGAGGAACTAAATGGAAAAAACAACATACAAAGGTTATTTCAAAATTATTAAAATTATCAAACAAAACCAGAATTATCTGGATAAGAGGTAACCATGACGAATTTGTACAAGAGTTCATCGGAACACATTTGGGAGCAATTGAAATTAGAGAAGATTATAAGTTGGATATCAATAATACTATGGAGAGTTATTATATTTTCCACGGAGATGTTATTGATGTTTTTATAACCAAATATAAATGGTTATCAAAAATAGGTTCAGTAGGTTACGATTTTGCACTTTGGTTAAATAGAGTTTATAACATATATCGTAAATGGAGAAAATTGCCATACATTTCAATATCTCAAAAAATTAAGGGGAGTGTTAAAGTAGCTACAAACTATGTAAACGATTTTGAAATTACTGCATTGAGTATGGCCACCAAAAAAGGATGTAATGGGGTGATTTGTGGACATATCCACCAACCTGCGGATAGAATGATTAATGGAAAAAGATATCTCAATAGTGGGGATTGGGTTGAGAATATGAGTGCTATTTGTATAGATAATATCGGAAAGATATATTTATATGAAAAGTAATCATGTATGAAAAAATTATTAGTATTATTAAGTTTTTGTTTGTTAAGCAGTGTTGTGGGTGTTGCTCAAACAATAGGAAGCACAAAGACTGAAGATTTCAAAGCAGATTTTGAAAAGAAGAAAGACATTTCACAATTTATGGATTATGAAGGCCCTAAAAAAAATATTCAAATCCTAAAATGTGGTATTGGTGAAGAAGTATATGAAATGTACCCTGAACTAAAAGAAAAAAGAGTTGGATTGGGTGTTGCAAATATCGTATTAGAATATTTGGATAACCTTAATAGATTTGAATTTACCGAAGATAAGACTGAGATTAAGAATCGTATGGTAAAGCAATATCAGGCATCAGCAGCTGGTATTTCCGAAAACAAATTAGATGGTAGAGGAAAGATTAAGTTAGCACATTACTTTGTAGAGATTGAAGTATATGATTATTCAGTATCCGAAGATGAAACTATCAACTTAAAGGATGGTATCAAAGATAACTTAGTAACTCGTTTAGGTTTGCAGGTTAGATTTACAAATGCAGAGAACGGAACTATTATAGCAGCAAGTGGATTGGGTGAAGCTAAAACAAATAGACAATTAACTCTATTATCAGATGCTTCAATAGACCCAATTAAATTTAATCAATCAACAATCAGTATTTCAACAAAGAAAGCATTAGATATTGCATGTGCAAATATTTTGGATAAGATGATTAAAAAGGGTGTATTCACCAAATAAAAATAAAAAACAAACAAAATGGCAATAGAATTTACAAACGGATTTAGTTTATCAAAAGTACCACCACCAACATATACAATAGGTCAAACTGCATTAGGTGGCGTTATAGCTTATATAAACGGAGGAGGTTCAACAGGTACGTCAGGTTTAGTAGCAACATTATCATTAGGCTCAAATTGTAATTGGGGATGTGAAGGTACAGACATTCCCGGAGCAACAGCTACTGCAATAGGTACAGGTGCAGCAAATACAGTTGCAATTGTAAATGCTTGTAATCAAAGCAATATTGCTGCTAAACTAGCTAGCGATTTAACAGAAGGAGGTTATTCTGATTGGTACTTACCAAGTTACGACGAGTTGTATCAATTATATGTAAATAGAAATGCTATTGGCGGATTTGGTGGTGAAGTTGAGTTCTGGTCTTCAACCCAATTTAATAGTACAAATGCATATGCTATATTTTTATTTGATGGTTCTTGGAGAACGCCAGCAAAAACCGCAAATATATTCTACAGGGCTATTAGAAACTTCTAAATATAGAATAATATGAAAAAATTATTATTAGGATTATTATTGATATTAAGTTCATGTACACCTGTTAGATATGTGTATGTAGACCAAAAGGACTCAGTTGTAAAAAAACAAAGAGTAGTATATGATGATTTATATGTTCCATCACCATTCTTTTTTAATTACGGATGGGGTGTACCATTTTACAATCCAATCATTATACAAAGACAAAGACCTATCCTAGTTCCACGTAGACCAATAGTACAACCAAATAGATGGATTAGGCCTAGTACTCCACAAAGAACTTTACCACCAAGAGTACCAAGAAATAGATAATGAAAAAATGGATACTAAGTTTAATAATAATTGTTATATCTCTAACAGCATACAAAGCTGAAGGACAAACTTATACCCAATCATTTATAGATAAGTGTACCGGTGAGAGAAAGGTTGCAACTACAACAATGATAAATGGTAGTGCAACGGTTTCTTTTTACAATGAGGTAAGAACATTTTCACCAATAGAAGTTCAAACAGGACAATTACAAATTTGGATAAACCAAGTCTATCTTAGATATTCAACATTGGCATGTCCTACAAATGTAGTAGTTCAACAAACGGTAACCAATGCAGTAGCACAAACGGCATCAAACGCCGCAAGTAGTGCAGCAAGTAATGCAGCATCCGCTGCAGCAAGTACGGCAGCATCTACCGCAGCAAAACCACCTACTATAAATGTACCACCTCCACCACCGGCAGCATCGGCACCTCCACCACCTGCACCAACGGCATCGGCACCACCTCCGGCAAGTAGTAGTTCATCGAATCCTCCACCTGCAAGTGGTGGTTCTACACAAAGTGGGGGTAGTTCTTCATCATCTTCGTCACAAAGTGGGGGTAGTTCTTCATCATCATCTGGAGAGAGTTCATCATCTAGTAGTAGTTCTTCTTCATCATCTGAAACAAAATCGGAGACGAAAACGGAAACAAAGAGTGAATCGAAATCAGAAAGTAAATCCGAAAGTAAGAGTGAAGAAAAGAAATCTGAAAGTAAGAGTGAAGAAAAGAAAGAAGAGAAAAAATCTGAAGAGAAAAAAGAAGAAAAGAAAGAGGAAAAAAAGGAAGAAAAGAAAGAAGAGAAGAAGGAGGAAAAGAAAAAAGAAGAAAAAAAGAAAAGTGGTAACTTAAATCCAATGTTAGTATCATCGGATTACTCAGTTGTAGAAAGTGCAGATAGAAAGTTTGGTTCTATATTGGGATTGGGTTGGAGTAGAGCAAGTATGGCGGGTGATGAAATGTTCTCTGCAAACGCAATGATATGGTCTAATTTGAAACAATTTGCATTGGGTGGTGGTTATACTAAAATGGAATTTAATGAGGGTAAATTGGATGCAATACACTCTTACGGAGTAACTGGTGCATATTTGGATGGAAACTACATGGGATTGTTAGGATATACGTGGATTAAACCACATCCTAAATACGGAACATATGGTTATAATGTGGGTATGGTAAACTTATTCTTAAAAAATGCAGACAATAAATTTGATTATTCTATCATAACATCAGCTGTTGCATTCTGGACTAAACCATATCAGTATTCGAAGAAACTTACAATATCACCACAAGTATTTGTAATGTCATCACCTTTATCTTATAATTCATCAACGGGTGGAACAACGGTAAATAGACATGCAGGATTTTTAATGGGTTCATCTTTTGACTATAAATTAAGTAAAAGATTTGGATTCAGTTTTAACTACAAATTCAATGGTTCTACACAACCAGGAACACCACTATTACATATGTTTTTAGTAGGTAGTAGAATGATGTTATAATTGAAAAATGTTATATTTATCCTAAAGTAAAAAGAGGATGAAAAAAGTATTATTGTTAGTTACACTATTAGTTATTAGTGTTACATTATTTGCACAAGATGTTGTAGTATTAAAACATACAAATTATACATCACATTTCAGTAAGTCAAAAAAATATCCAGTAATGGTAGAGTGGTGGGAAACCAAAGCAAAAGTAGGTTGTCCAACTCCATTACCTCGTAAAGATAATTTCAAACCAGACCCATTGTTACCAGTTGAAACTAATATTGGAAACGACTATGTTGGCAGTGGTTTAGATAGAGGGCATTTGATGCCAGCAAAATCAAACCAATGTCAAACTCAAGTAGTACAAGATGAATGTTTCTATTATTCAAATATGGCTGCACAAACACATAGATTGAATGCGGGAGATTGGAAATCATTGGAAACCCTAACAAGAGAAATTGCAGTCAAAAATGATTCAGTTCGTATATGGGCAGGCAATGTAGGTGAGATTAGAAGGATAGGTAAAGTTGCAGTTCCAAAACAATGTTGGAAAGTTGTATACATTAAAAAAACAAAAGAGTGGATGTTTTTCTTATTTGAAAATGACCAATCAAATCCAGACGGAATAAATAACAATAAAGTTTTAAGAGAAGATATAGAAAAATTAACAGGCCTAAAATTTAAATAAAGATGTTCGTACCAAACCACTTACACCTACTAGTAAAGGGGTATATTAAGACACCACCAAAAACAGAAAAAGTGTTAAACATATGGTTTACACAATTAGTACAAAATGTAGGAATGAAAGTGGTAGCAGGGCCCACATCGGTATATGTTGATGAACCTGGTAATGAAGGATTGACCGGAACGGTAACATTGGCAACATCACATGCATCAATTCATATTTGGGATAATATAAATCCTGTTATGTTTCAATTTGACTTATATAGTTGTTCGGATTTTACACCAAAACAGGTATTGAATCATATAGACGATTGGTTTGGTTTACAAGAAGCACATTGGCAATTTATAGATAGAAATGGTAGTGAGTTTTACACATTGGATAGTGGAAATTTCAAAAAAGGCCTAAAGTCTAAATTTACGGATGTATTCAAAAAGAAAAAATTCTAAATGAGTTATTTGGTTGCCAACATACCACCAATTGAAGTCTTAATTGATAAGAAATTTCTATACGATTTTCAAAAAGATGAGAAGGGTAATTATTTGGGAGATGGTGAATGGGAAAGAGGACATTGGGTAAGTGTTAAATCAATTCCAAATCGTGCATTGTTATTTGAAACATACATTGACACATTTGGTGCAGTATATGACAAATTACCTATCCATGCATTCCGTTGGAGACCATTAGAATCGACAGATACGGTGTTTCCTTTGGACTTCTTACAACTTTGGGATTGTCTATCATATAACATATCAGTCATCGAAAAAAGGGTGTTAAGGGGTGTTAAAACCTATACTACAATGAAAGACCATTCGGTAATTGGTGGTGATTATCTTTTTACAATTGATACATCTCATTCTGACCCAAATGAGATAGATTGTGGGTGGAGTGAAACCCCAAACGAACACAAGTGTTATAACATATCTAAATTAGAAAATGGTCAGTTTTGTGCACAACCAAATAATAGAACAAGATTTTATCAACCCAGTAGAACGGTAGATATTACTCAAATACCATATTTTAGATATTCTACAAAAGTGTGGAAATGTGAAGATTTTGGTAAATGGAGACCATCCGATACAAATTGGGATTACACGGAATAATACATAAAATGCTATTAATAAAAACATATTTGGGTGAGTCTTTAAATAAAGGATTGGGTTTATTTGCTGAAGAATTTATTCCAAAAAATACCATAATTTGGCAATTTATTGAAGGATTTGATATAAAAGTTCATAAAGAAAAATATGAAACCCTAACTGAACTTCAAAAAAATCATATCGATAAATATTTTTGGAGAGAGGGAGATTACTATTATTCATCATGTGACCATTCGATTTTTCAAAATCATAGTAATAATCCAAATTCTATTGAATTGGGTAAAGATAAAATGATAGCAGCCAGAGATATTTATCCAAATGAAGAAATAGTAGTATGTTATGAAAATTTTGATGATGATTTTGAGCTTTATAAAAATACATTAATATAAATATTTATAATATATAACTCATTGATTATTAACAATTTATAAATTTATTTGGTAGTATCAAATATTTATCGTATATTGTGTAAACAAATTGGGGATGCCATGGACTTGATTGCAATGTAAATGGTAGTATCACACGTAGACAAAGCATGAATGTCTTTAAATACTTGCAAAACAACAAAAGACGAAAAGTCAACAATGACTTACAATGACCTTATGGCATTTGTAGGTATGGATTACGCTGTAGCAGCCTAACCAATCCCGTACACATCATGGGACTTTAAATAGAATGTGAGATGAGTTTACTGAAACCTTAAATCAGTTGGTGGAAAGTTGGACTAACCATCCGACCTCAATTATTTTGGAAAGTTAATAAGATTAAACTTTATCCTAAACGTGTGAAATGCTGATATTATTAGTTCTTTGTAAGACAGGGGTTCGATTCCCCTCATCTCCACCAAAAAAATATATTTGGTAATTTGAAAAAGTTATCGTATATTACATTTAATATCGCAGGATAGAGCAGAGGTAGCTCACGTGGCTCATAACCACAAGGTCGGAGGTTCGAATCCTTCTCCTGCAACAAATAAGATGATTGGTTGAAGCCAATAGTAATAAAACCGACTATGTGTTAAAGCCGGACACCGATTATCTTAAAAAGTTTTTTGAAAATAAATTTGGTAGTGTAAAAAATGTTTCGTATATTACATAAGTAAATGAGAAACAATAGGTGATGAAAGATACTCGTTATCAAATTTACAAAAAAAAGTTTTAAATAAATTTGGCAGAATAAAAAATTATTCGTATATTTATTAAAACCAAAAAGAAGTTCTTTTAAAGATTAAAATATTTTACATAGTGAGTTCGTCTCACATAGTAAACAACCGCCGCCTATGGTGGTCAAATAAACTACGAAAGTAGGATAAAGTGGGTGTATTAAGTGATACATCTGCGGCTACTCTCCCCGTAAGGAGAGACTAGCTTGAGTAGGCAAGTGGGATATTATTTGAGCTTTGTACGAAAGGGTAACACTATATCGGAAGAGTTTGAATAGTTGGGGTAGTATAGATACTCCGACTGAGTTGGGAACAACAATAAGAATAACCCATAGAATATCAGTAAGAAGTGTAGACTTAATCCCTCTACATCATTGCGGTATTCAGTTTCAAAGTTATCTTAACATCAAGCCATCCGAAAGGACGCAAGATAAGATAGTGTACAAGTGGTGTTGTTACCATCCTTTTATAGAGTTTACCAAAACCTATAAATGAAGATGACTTAAAAAACCGCAGTAGGGATATTGCATCGGGTAGTTTAGTATTCTCTCGTTCAAAAGATGGGGGAGCTAGTGGTAAACCACTACCTGAATGATTCTATAAACTAAAACTCAATTTTTACTAAGGTGTAAAAACTACAATTTAAAAATTAAGCATGAGTGTTTACCAGTTGCAGATGAAAGGTGTGTACATAGTTAAGAGATGTTCTTAGCCACGATACCTCCGCAAGAGGTCTGTGATTCTATCGAAAGGTTTCTAATTCCGCAAGAATTAATCAGGCTGCGAGGCTTGAAGAAAATAAGTAAGTAGAGAGTAATCGGCAACTTAAAGACTGATAGTCTAAAATCATCCACATTGAATTGGTACTACTCAAAAGGTAGTGGAAACGGAAGGAAACAAATAATCTTTCTAAAGCTGGTTCACCAAATAGAGTATTCTCATCTATTTATAAGCGGAATTAGTGTAACGGTAGCACACCCCTCTTCCAGGGGGGAAGTTGAAGTTCAATTCTTTAGTCCCGCTCAATAGTAATTTAATGAGGCTTGTATTAACCAGAGCATGACTTGGATGGCGTATTTTGAAATTAAATTACTTTTTGAATATTAAATAAAAGAATTAGATATATATTAACAATGAGAACTCTAACACATACACTTTGTAGCCAACCTAATCAAAATTGGGATGGCAATTTCGTGCAGTTAGAGGATACGGATGTAGGATAAAATGTAATAATTTTTGAATAATATTAAGAAACCTCTGACTGAAAAGTTAGGGGTTTTTTTGTTTATATGCTTTCTTAGCTCAGAGGTAGAGCACATCACTGTTAATGATGGGGCCGGGATATCGTAATTCTCAGAAAGCGCAAAAGCAGATGTCGTATAATGGCCATTACTCCTTCCTTCCAAGTAGGAGACGGAGGTTCGATTCCTCTCATCTGCTCAAATTGTTCGGTGGTGTAACGGTAGCACAATTGTTTTTGGTGCAATTAGTTCTGGTTCGAATCCAGCCCGAATAACAAAAATGGGAATTAGCGTAGTCAGGTATCGCGCTAGCTTTGGGAGCTAGAGGCCGTAGGTTCGAATCCTGCATTCCCAACAAATGCGTGGTAGGCTATGGCAGCCAATTGGTCTCCAAAACCAAAGGAGAGGGTTCAATTCCTTCACTGCGTGCAATTAGTTCTATGGTGTAATTGGATAGCACGAAACACTACGGATGTTTTAGTTTGGGTTCGATTCCTAATAGGACTACTATATGGTCAGTTTGGTCGTGGAGGCCGGTGGGACTGCAAATCTTATGGAGTTGGTTCGATTCCAACATTGACCTCAAATGGTGTTTGAAGCATTAAGGTGATGCGTCGGTTTGTGGAGCCGGATAAGACGGGTCGGTACCGTCCTTACACCCCAACACCCGTGTGGCGGAATTGGCATACGCAGTGGTCTTAGAAGCCATACAATTATAGGTTCGAGTCCTATTACGGGTACAATATTTGGTAAAGTAAATTATTTATCGTATATTTAATTTATAAGGTTGATTGGGAACAAAAGTAGTCCGCTAAATCGAGTTAGTGAAAATCTAATATACTACTACCGGTTAGTAAAGCCAATCATAAAAGTAAATGTCCACGCACCCATCTTTTACTTTCCTTTAATGCTCAGTTCGACTAAGGGTTAGGTCACATCCCTTTCACGGATGTAATACGGGTTCGAATCCCGTACTGAGTACAATAGCCCGAGTAGCTCAGCTGGTAGAGCAACTGATTTGTAATCAGTAGGTCGTAAGTTCGATTCTTATCTTGGGCTCAAATTGGATGGGTAGTTCAGTTGGTTAGAATGTCGGCTTGTCACGCCGAAGGTCGCGGGTTCGAGTCCCGTCCCGTCCGCAAAACACAATTAAATTGTTATGCAATTAGCTCGGCAATTTGGACACCTGAAGATGTGAGGTGATTGTGTTTTAAAGTTGTTCTATACACTTAACACACCTATTGACAAGGTAAGGTATATAGAGTTACATAGATGCATGGAGTAATTACCCAAAGCAACATTCGGACTACAAATGTGATTAAGTTCAGTCGTTGTAGAGAAAGAAATGTTAAGAGTAAACTTGCAAGTTAGAACAACTAATGGTCTGTTAGTTAAATGGATATAACTTCTCACTTCTAATGAGATGTTCGTGGTTCGATTCCACGACGGACTACAATATGCCGGTGTGGCGGAATGATAATTGTACAGTTATTAGACGTCCCGTAATTCTAGAAAGGTGATGTATCCGAAATGGACATCGTGTGGGTAATCAATCCCTCCACCGGCACCTTATGGGCTAAAGTGATAGAGCCACAAAGAGAGACAGATGTTTCTCATTCACTAAAATAGGTAGGTGACTCCACACCTGCTTATTTTCTTTAGGGAATGTAGCTCAGTTGGTTAGAGCAAAAAACTCATAATTTTGAGGTCACAGGTTCGAGCCCTGTCTTTCCCACAAAAAAATTTGGTAATATAAAAATATTATCGTATATTTATTAAAATTAAAAAAGAAAATTATGTTTTGGACTTATTATGTTATTTGTGTTATCTATTGTTTCTATCAATTATTCACCCGATATCAAGAAAGATATAATGATGGTATGATTGGATTAAATCCTGGTTTGGATGCCATTATGGTTGTTGCATTAGCTTGGTTATTAGCACCAATTGATTTTGGTATGACTTGGATTAGTTGGTATAAAAAAGCTGAAGAGGCTAGAAGGAGACAATCGGATAATACTTTTTTAGATGCAGATACTTTCAGAAACGAAGAAACACATATCTATTAGTAGAATAGGAAGCTTGCCAGAGTGGTTGAATGGAACGGTCTTGAAAACCGTCATACTGAAAGGTATCTGGGGTTCGAATCCCTGAGCTTCCGCAAAATATATTGAACCCCAATGTTACTAAAAATAGTTTTGGTAATGTGGGGTTTTTTTCGTATCTTACATATCTAATAAAACAACAATATGGGAAAATTCTATGAAGATTTGGACACTCTTAATGAATTAATTAAAAAGATTGATAAAAAAAATCAATTAAGTCAATTCATTGTTAAGGCCTTAAGAATAATGAAAGACAACCCAAATAAATCAATATCAGATGTCATCAAAGAAACAAAGAAAAAATTCGATTAATGCTGGACATTATTTAGAATTAATGGATAGGACACATGTAATAATGGATAATATAAATTCACATCTATTAGAACATCCACTAACCGATAATGAAAATGACTTAAAAGAAAAATTTGAAATTGCATTAGATGCATTATGGGATGCATACCAATTAATAGGAAATAAAGAAGGATTTTATGAAGATGAGAATAACGCACATTAGTGATACACATAATAAACACAATAAGGTAATTACACCTGGTGGGGATATTTTAATACATAGTGGAGACATAAGTTCAATTGGCAGAAAGCACGAAGTTGAAGATTTTATCAAATGGTTTAGTAAACAACCTTATAGATTTAAGATATTCATTGCAGGTAACCACGATTTACCATTCGATAGTGATGTTTTATTTAGAGATAAGTCAGTCCACTTTGATAGGAAACAATATTTTGAACCACCCGTTGATGGTAAACCGAATTGGTTAGTTGGTTTAATATCCGAATTAGATGATGATGTATTTTATTTAGAGAATAGTTCTATTGAATTTGACAATATTAAAATATGGGGTTCACCTATCAGTCCTAGTTTTGGATACGGTTGGGCCTTCAATAAAGATAGGGGACATGATATAAATGAAATATGGAATCGAATACCAACGGACACCGATATCGTAATTACACATACACCAATTCACGGTTATTGTGATAGAGCATCTAATACAAATCAAAAAGTAGGTTGTGAAGATTTATATCATAGATTACAAGAAGTAAAACCACATTTACACTTTGCAGGACATATTCACGAAGCATATGGTTGGGGAACTATTCCATATAAAGATGAGTGGGGTGATATTTATACATTTAACGGATGTAGTTGTAATTTGAGATATGATATTGATAATAATCCAATTACATTTGACTATGATTTTATAACAAGACAATTGGAATTTATTTAATGGAAAGAAATACAATTATATTTTCAGGTGCATCACATACATTTGGATTGGGATTGGAATGGGAATTAGACCCAATATTAAATAGTGAAGAATATTTACAAAAGGGAGTAAACTTACCAATTCCAAGACCAGATGTTTATCAAAAATATTGGAGAGAAAAGAGATGGCCAACATTGGTTTGTAATGAATTGGGGTATGTGCAATACAATGTCCATGATATGGAAAATGATATTAAAATAGGTGGTAATGCAGTTGAAACGATATGGATGATGGTTAGAGATGAGGAAAAAATAAAACACATTTTAGAAAAAACAAAATATGTTATATTAGAAATAGGATATATTAGATGGTATGATGAGAACTTGCATGGAGGTAAAGATGGTGATAAATACCCAAACACTATTCAAGAAATGATTAATTTAATAAATAATCCAAAAAGTGATATAACTATTGTATCAAAAACATTGCAATGGATACAAGAAGTTGATTTATCTACATATATGAATGAACTTTATAAGAAAATATTTTATTTGAAAGAAAAGTATAAAGAAATTGAGTTTTTAATATTACCTTGGCATTTTAATCGTGATTCAATACCTAATGAATTTAGTTTAAAGGAAAATATTATTCCAATTGTAGAAAATAATAAAAAATATCTATCGGTATACGATTTTCAATTACAACAAAAAATACAAGTTTGGAATAAAGCAAAGGCATTTAATGGTAATTATCAATACAATTTTAAAGAAGATCATGGCTCCATAGAAGGACATCGTAGAGTTGCGAATATAGTAATTGAACACATTAAAAAATTACAAAATGAGAAAGAATAAAATATGGTTGTATTTGGATGATGTAAGAATACCAACCGAAGGTGAATGGGAAGTAGTGAGAAACTATGATGAATTTGTTGCTCATATAAAAATGAATGGAATAGAAAATTATGAAGTGATTAGTTTAGACCACGATTTAGGTGAAGGTGCAATGGTAGAATACTATACAAATGTAAAACCAAATTACGAATTAGACTACAATCGTATACCTGAAAAAACAGGAATGGATTGTGCAAGGTATTTGGTTGCAGAAGGAATGAATAAAAAAATTCCATTACCAACTGTCTATGTCCATTCTGCAAATCCAATTGGTGCAGCAAACATAATAGGATATGTAAACAACTATTTTAGAAATAATAAATTACCGGAAGTATGTGTAAAAGTGAATATTGAACATACATATGCACCTGATACAATTACGACAGAAGAGGAAAGAAATAGAAGATATAAAATATTAGAAAAATATAAAAACAAATAATATGAATAAAAAACAAAATCTATTAGTGATATTTATCCTAATTGCAGTGTGGTTTAGATTAATACCACATCCACCAAATGTTACACCAATAACCTCATTGGCATTATTCTCAGGACTAATGTTTCAAAAAAGATGGTTGAGTATATTAGTACCATTGGTTGCAATGTTCGTATCGGATATGGTATTAGGATTTGGAATGATATCTTTGTGGGTATATTCTGCATTTATAATGATTACAATGTTGGGTTGGATTTTAAATCAGATGAATGTTAAATCAATCTTATTATCATCTTTAATATTTTTTATAGTATCAAATTTTGGAGTATGGCTTATGGACTATCCACATACAATTCAGGGATTGACTATGTGTTATACATTAGCAATTCCTTTCTTTGGATATTCTATCATTGGTGATTTATTTTGGGGATTTGTTATAAAGTATTCTTATAAGTTTACCGAAAGTAGATTTTTAAAATTTGTATAATATGGAATATATTTTAATTGGAGTTGTCGGTACATTTTTATGGATTGCATTTGAGATGTGGAAAGCACCACTTTTAAGAGAAAATCCTGATGGTTCGTGGACTACGATAAGAAAAGAAAAGAAAATAATCGACTTTTTTAAGAAAAAAAATAAAAACAAATAGTTATGGATGTTCAATTTACGGATAGTTTTTTGAAATCTTTAAAGACAATGAATAGGCACCAAACTTGGTGGTATAAAACCTATGAATTATTTAGATATAAAATACCATGTTTCGTTGACAATGTTTGGTATTTTAGAAAAGAATTATGGGAGTATCGTAGTTGGGATTATATTTTCTCACTAATGATGTTAAGACGTTCTTTGACTAAACTTGCTCACACATTGGAGTTTTATGGACAGGAGGTGGATGAAAGTAGATTAAAGAAAGTTAAAGAAATCAAAAGAGTAATATACTTAATTGATAGAATTAGAGAAGATGAATATCTTAAAGATGCTGAAACGGAATTAGGAGAAATCCAAAACAAAGATTGGTGGTTTGATGAAATAGAAGATACACCCGAACAAAGAGAACATAATTCAAAAGTATTCAAAAGGTCTCACGAAATACAAGAGGCTGAATGGAAGGAATTGTGGAAAAATTTGAAAGGCGGAATGAGAGGTTGGTGGGATTAAAAGGATTATTAATTGTTAAAGTATATATTTTATGTTGTTGGTTTATGGTTTTATCCTAATTGGATTATCTTTTCTCATTTGGGCATGGGTAAAGAGTGTTGATTATATGGTTGAAGATGAAATTGATGTTGATGAAAGTGATTTTCTAACATCAGCTGGTAGAGATGGTTGGGATGACAATAACATACATTCGGAAGGAGACTTTTAAATAAAACAGTATGAAAGAATTTATACAAAAACATCAGAAAGCAATTATTGGAACAGGTGCAGTATCAGTATTATTGATTTGTTATTTCCAACAAAAAGAATTAAGTAAACTTAGAAGTGAAAGAGTAGTTATATCTACACCAAAAACAACGGATAGTTTGCAAAAAGTAGTAGATAGTTTAGAAACTGAATTATTCATGTCTCAAACTATGAATGGGAGATATGAATTAAGTTTAGAACATTTACACGAAGTGAATCAAAGTGCGGGATTAGAATTTCAAAGATTTATGGAAACTGAAACCGAATAAATAATGAAAAGTGTTATAGTTTTTGTAGGAAGTTACAAATCTCATATTCCATTTATTTTGGGATTTTTTGGAAAAGAAAATTTAGAATATAAATCGGAGTTTAACCCAACTATTTTTGATGAAAGTAAAACACAATTGTATTATCATACTAAATTGAATTGTGATATTTTGATTTATGCGGATACTTTTTATTTTTTAGAAGAATCAAATGAAATATTTGATGAATATGATGTTAAGATTTTTTCTATGGATTTAATTGATGGAAAGGAATTTTTATTCGATGAAAAAATATCAAAAATACCAAATTCAAAGAAAATATTTATATGGTATTTTGGTGAAGTATTTACTAAACAATTTTTAAAATCATTTGAAAAAATAAAATACGATAAAATTCTATTAGGTTCAAATAGACCAGAATTAGAATGTGAAATAGATTATCTATTACCTTTTAGATATTTTAGATACTATATAGGTTATTATTGGATTGAAGATTTGATGAATAATTTTATTTATACAAAATACAATAGAAATTCTCCAAGATTATTTAGTTATAGTAGAGCATATAATTCTAGTAGTTGGAGAAATGAATATATTTTACAACTTGGAGAAGATTTAACACCTAAAAATTCTGCAAACGATGCATATGATTTAACATATCCAAAGTATAAACATTTTGAAACAATATTTGATTATACGAATTGTAATATCAATTTAATATTTGAAACAATTAATTGTGATAATAAAGCTGAGGCATTTTTAACAGAAAAAACATATAAAGGATTATTTTTTGCAAAACCCTTTTATTTACTTGCACCTGTGAATATAATATCTTATTTAAAATCTAGAGGGTTTTATTTATTAAATTTTGAATTTGGAAGTAGTTTTGATTCTATTACAGATTTAAATCATAATTTTAATAATTTCAAAAATTGGATAAAACTGGCCACCGAAGAAGAATTTGAAAAAATGTATAATATTTGGCTAGAAAAATCACAAAACAATAGAAAAATGTTATTTCATCATTTAAACGATTATTCTCAAAGTGAAGAAATCATTAAAAAGTTATTAAATTAAACAAATATGGATGTAGAACAATTTACAATTATCAAAAGTCTTTTAGAAGAAATAAGGGATTTATTGAAAGAGGACAAACAACCTCAAACGAAAATTACCGTAGTAGGTAATAAACCTCAAAATAATACAAAAATCCCAAAAGGGATGCAAACTAACGAGGATTTTACCCTATAAAGGGGTATTTTCATAACTCATTGATAATCAAAGACTTACATATGTAGGTCTTTTTTTATGTATAACTCATTGACTATCAACATATTAAAAAAAAGTTTAATAAATATTTGGTAATGTCAATTATTTGTCGTATATTGAGGTATATTCAACAATTATTTAACAAAAACACATAAAATTTCCGAGCTATGAGTTGGTATGACAAATTCAAGACAGGTACGAAAGACTACCTAACAAAAGGTAAAAGTTACGCATCATCATTTTGGTATGATGATTATGACACTTCGTATGATGTATTAGAAACCTATGGTGGTTTCAAAAAACAAGATTTAGACTTGTATAAAAAGACTAACAACCTATATAAGTTAGCATCAGTAAGACGAGCTATTTCTAACTTCGTACAAATCGTTACACAAAAAAACATACCCGTTACATTCGCTACAAAAAGTGATAGTAAAACGGATGGTAAGAGAGTTATTCTTTCGGCCGATGTTGATGACAAATTCGACGTGTCGGTTGGTTTAGCATTACACGAAGGTTCACACATTATATTGTCGGACTTTAAGTTGTTGTCTAATATGAACGATATGTTATCTAACTACGAAAGAGTACAAAGACAAATCAATAGTGATACTCAAAATGAAATTGAGAACAATCTACCAATCAGTTGGACTATTGATAAAGTGGATGCTCAGATTAGAAAATATACTTGTCAATATCCAATATACGAAAATCTATTCAATGAGATGTATTTGTCAACGGGTAAGATTGGTAGTAAGGGTAGTATGAATGATGAGATATTCAATATCATTAGTTCTCTTACCAATTGGGTAGAGGATAGACGTATTGATATGCACATATTCAAAACTGCACCTGGTTATAGAGATTATTATACTCAAATGTATGATAACTATTTCAACGATAAGATTGTAACTAAAGGTATTGAGAGTGATGAATATACGGATGAGACATTCGAAGCCTATATGTTCCGTATCATTAACTTGATGAATGAGAAAACTGACCTATCTAAATTGAAAGGATTGAGAGCAATCTATCGTTTAGTGAACTTAAAGGACATTAGTCGTTTGACATCAACAAAAGATAGTTTCCAATTAGCAGTAGACATTCTTGCTGAGATACTTAAAACTGTCCCTTACGATAACGCACAAATGATGAAAGGTAAAGGTAAGGGTAAAGGTGAAAGTGGAACGGATGGTGATGGTGATAGTGAAATAGAAATTGCCGATATCAATGAAGATGATGATAATGATGACAACGGTGATATGGGTGGAACGGATGGACAAATGAGTGGTCAAGTAACTGCTAAATTGGGTAACACCGATGACGGACAAGGTCAGCAAGGTAATACCAAAGTGAAGTTATCCGATGCTGCTAAAAAACAATTGGATAAGAAAATCCAAAAGCAAAAAGACTTTATTGATGGTAATATCAAAAAGAAGAATGTCCAAAAGAATGAATTGGAGAAACTGAAAGACATTCAAGAATCAGATACCGAATTGGTTCGTGTTGGTAATGGTATGGATAGACATGGTAGTGTGATGAAAGGTGTTGATTGTATCGTAGTGAAACGATTGACCGAAAATATGTTGAAGTCGGATGACTTTCCATTCTCACATAATGATTGGAACACAAGTGAACCAAAGATATGGGCAGCTGACGAAGTTCGTAGAGGTACAACATTAGGTACACTATTGGGTAAGAAACTACAAGTTCGTAGTGAAAGTCGTGAGACGGTATTCAGTAGATTGAAAAGAGGTAAGATTGATGGTCGTATGGTTGCGTCATTGGGTTATGATAATGAGAATGTGTTTTTCACAAACGAAGTTGACCAATTCAAAAAAGCAAACCTACATATATCAATTGACTATTCTGGTTCAATGAGTGGTGATAAATTGAGAAAATGTATTGTATCAACTGTCGCTATTGTGAAAGCATGTGAGATGGCTCGTAATATCAATGTACAAGTTTCAATTCGTTCTACTGATAGAGGTAGTACTTGTTTACCATATGTTGCAATTATCCACGATAGTCGTAGAGATTCATTTAGACAATTCGCAAGATATATGTCTATCTTACAAGCAAACAACACTACACCAGAAGGATTGTGTTTTGAGGCAATATTGAAACAATTAGTTCCGTCAACGAATGAAAGTCAATCGTATTTCCTAAACTTTTCTGATGGTCAACCCTCTTACTCAATTAGTAGAGGTAGTGATGAAATTCAGTATTCAGGTGAACCTGCTGCATTACACACTAAAAAGCAAGTGAAAAAAATTAGAGATAGTGGTATAGATGTCCTTTCATACTTTATTACCGATTATGGTAGTAACTTTGAACATTCATCCGATTGGAGAGCATTCAAAACAATGTATGGAAATGACGCAAAATATGTCAACGTGGAAAATATGTTTGAAGTCGCTAAAACTATGAACGAATTATTCCTATCTAAAAACAAAAAATAGGCTCGGAAAGCCCAAAGTGAAATTTGGGACTTTCGGGTCCCATTTTTCACAAATATAGGTAAAAAAGACCTAAAAACACTAATCCGTTGATAATCAATGAGTTATGTATTAGGTCTTTTTACTGCCTATAACTCATTAATAATCAATCAATTAAAAATAGATTTGGTGATACGGGAAAAAAGTCGTATATTGTGTAAACAATTCACCAATTAAACATTATAAAGTTATGCGAACTAATCAAACTAACAAAAAAGTTAATAAAGTTAAAACTACAAAAACAATGGTAAAAAGAACAACAACAAAAGTGAAAGATTTCACAGTGGGTTTCACAAATGAAATTTACAAAGTAATTCAAGTCGGTAGAACATTTGCAATGTTAACCACAAACAATCAACCGGTAACTAAGTTAGCCGGTGTAAGTAAACAAACTATGAAAAAAGCAATGGATGAGAATAAAGCAATCCAAGCTTACATAGGTAAAACAGGTAAGTTATCCTACAAAATGGTAGAGATGGATGAGTTCAAAAAACATTCAGCTACTATATCGGATGAGGCGTGTGATTCAGTACAAGAAGCATTTGAAACACATGACTTACTAAAAGAATTTATCCATACAAAGGGTAAGGACTTAAAACCAAACGGACTATTCATTGAAGAATTGAAGTGGAAGTATTTACTCCGTTCAGCAGTTAGAGGTAAGAATATCTTAATGACAGGTCCAACGGGTTGTGGTAAGACATTAGCTGCACAATCGTTAGTGAAGTCTTTGAAACGACCTGATTTCTATTTCAACTTAGGTGCTACACAAGATGCGAGAGCAACCTTAATCGGTAACACACATTTCAACAAAGAGAGTGGTACTTTCTTTAGTGAATCAGCATTCGTTAAAGCAATCAAAACACCGAACGCAATTATCTTATTGGATGAGTTGAGTAGAGCTCACCCAGAAGCTGCGAATATCTTAATGACTGTGTTAGATGCTGGTCAAAGATACTTACGTTTGGATGAGGCGGAAGGTTCACCAATTGTAAAAGTTGCAAATGGCGTGACGTTTATCGCGACGGCCAATATTGGTGGAGAATACACCGCTACGAGAGTAATGGATAGAGCATTGATGGATAGATTTGTTCAAATTGAAATGGACTTATTGGACAAAGAGGGTGAACTTGCCTTATTGAAGTTTAAGTTTCCTGAAGCTGATGAGTATTCATTGAACGCATTAGCAGAGATTGCTGACACTACTCGTCAATTGATTAAGACTGACGCAAGTAAGATTTCAACTATCGTTTCTACCCGTGTGAATGTAGAAGCTGCTGGACTTATCTATGATGGTTTCACATTGTTTGAAGCAGCAAACATTGCAATCTTACCTTATTTCAGTAATGATGGTGGATTAGATAGTGAGAGAGTATTTATGACTCAATTACTACAAAAATATATTAAGTCGGATGATGAGTCTCAACTTTTCAATGAAGTGAAAGATGATGAGACAACCGATGACGAAACTATCGTTTGGTAGTAGTTTTAATGGTGAGAATGTGTAGGGGGTAGATTAAGTTCTATCCCCTATCATTTTATCTACCAATTTGGTAACGAAAAAAATTATATGAGAGCAAAAGAAAAGAGATTTATACAATGGGTGAAAAAACAATGTAAAGAGAATGGTGTAAAGTGTGATTTACGCAAAGTGAAGTATTTGAAGTTAAGTGGTAATATTAGATGTAGTGGTTACTTTGACGAAGAAAGTAAAGAATTAGTAGTTGCTATGAATAGTAATGATTCGTTGGGTGTAGTCGTACATGAATATTGTCACATGACACAATGGTTGGAAGGAGTGAAAGTATGGACTGATGGTTGTAAAGGTTTAGAGAAAGTTGAAGAATGGTTAGATGGTAAAAATGTGAGAGGTATCAAAACAGCACTTGCTAAAAGTAGAGACTTGGAATTGGATAACGAAAAGAGGTCGGTTGCTTTAATGAAGAAGTGGGGTTTAAACATTGACATAGATGATTACATTAGAAAGGCAAATGCGTATGTGATGTTTTACAACTATATGTATCATTCTCGTAAGTGGTCAAATCCTAATAACGCACCTTACACAAACCAAATGATTGTATCTAAAATGAGTAACAAATTCAATATGAGATATACACAGATGAGTGAAAGATTATTAAAATTATATAAAGAACAAAGTATTTAAAATGAAAACATTTAACGACATAATATTCAAATCAAACCCAATGGGTGAAGAATATGGAATTGTAAGTAGAACAAAATTTGACAATGGGTATGAAGTATCAGTAGTGAAAAGTAAATACTCTTATGGTGGTGAAACAGGATTATATGAATTAGCAGTTTTCAAAGATGGTGAGATATGTTACGATACACCAATTACGGATGATGTGATTGGTTATTTAAGACCAATAGATGTAACCGAAGTAATGGAAAAAATACAAAAATTATAGTATGTTAACAATAAAGAATTATAGTGAGATATGTGGACAACATGTGGGTGATAAAGGCCATAAAATTGTAGGTGTGGATGAATTACCAACGCAATATACTATAATTTTATATGATGATAAAAACCCACGTTTTACAATATGTTTAGAACGATTGGGTATTAATGGTGATTATGAATTATGGATAAGACAACCATCACCAAAACCATCTCGTAGAGTTAAAACTAAAAGATTAAAGATACCAAAAAAAGATATTGAAAACCAATGGGTATTATTAGAGCATATGGATGAACTATTAAAAAAATAATATGATAACAATAAACAATATAGAAAAAATATTATCAATCAATTCACAAAATATTGAAGTGATGGGTTGGGAATGTGAACCTGATTATTATCAATTTATATTTGAACATGATAATATTTATTCAACCAATTTCAAAGTTCATATGAGTAGATATCCCGATAAAGGTGATAACGATTCATATAAAATGAAATTATGGGATGATATAAATTCTACACCATTAGAATATAATTTTGGATTGCATGATGTAAAAGACCCATTCACATTACTCAACTATTTGAAAGAGGTATTGTATGATTGGGATAATGTAACAAATAAATAAAATAGATTATGGCAAAACCAATATTCATAATGAAGTTTCGTATGTCAATGGATGATTATGAATTTTCAAAATGTAAAGATACATTATTTAAGTCACCATTAGCAGATGACTATCATATCATAACATTGAGAAATAATAAAGATGAAGATGAGTTTGAAATGTTTAATGCAGACAAGATAGAAAGACAAGAATGGAATGAATTAGTTAATAAGATAATGAAATAAGTTATGAGAGGTAAAGCAATATTCATAGACATAGATGGCCCATTATCGTGGGGTAATTGGGGAGATGGTAAAGTGAAAATAATGGAAGGAACGATGAATGAGTTTACAATACCTTACGCATGGGACAAAGCTGAGTGTGATGCATTGAGTGAGATTATAAAACAAACTGATGCAAGATTAGTAGTATCGTCTGACTGGAAAAAGCATTATGGTTTTATTCAGTTGAGTATGATATTTGAACACTATGGTATTGGTAGGTGGAACTTATTAGATACTACAACAAACTTTAATCCCAAAAAGAAAATGAGTTCATCGTTAGAATGGGATAGAGCATGTGAGATTGAAATGTGGGTTAAGTCATTCAAACCTACCAATTGGATTTCTATTGATGATATGAAGTTAAACTTTGGATATAAGTCATTAGGTATTCCACAATGGAGGCATGTACAAGTTAATGGTGATTTTGGATATGGTGGTAAATTAAGAGATAAGGTTGATGAATGTATAACAAAACTAAATAGATAATGAGAAAGATGACAAAAAAAAGTCCGAATAGTTTAATTGATATGGAGTTTAATATTCCTTTATTCAATGCAGCAACACAAATGTATGTTTGCACAGATGTTTCCGAAATAGCATCCTCACCGGGTGGTAAAGATTACACTATTTCTTTAAGTGAAGTAAAACAAAACTATTCGGTTCCAGAAAGAATAACTATCGATTTGTTTATACCCACCACCGATGCAAATGGTGAACCCGCACACGTACATATGATTGAACCCCGCCCAAAAGGTCGTGATGTTGTTTTGACAAAAGTAATGGTTACTAAATCAAAATTGAGTTCATTAGGTGGACTAAAAAAAGTATTTTATAATATGGCAAAATCAATATAATATGTTAGTGATTAAAAACCCAGATGATATAAAAGGAATGAATTTTGTAGATGGTAGATTTACATTAAGAGGTGTTGAAATATTTTATGAGAAGTATAGATTTGCATTTAAGGAAACCAGTAGGTGGGTATATGTTGATGTATATAGATACCCAAAATGGGATAGTGAACAAAATGTAAATATGTATAGAGTTGATAATGGTAAATTTGACAACCATTGGATATCAGCTAAATACTTTGGTATAATTAGGAATATGAAATTTACATTTACAGAAGCATTAAAAGATTTATAGTATGTTAACAATTAAGAATATAGATAAGGTAATAAATATGACCTGTTATGGTAGACCGATTTATCATGTAAGAGAATTTACAAATAGTGTCGGACAAGGTGCATATGTATTTGAATTTGATATACATGATAGTGGTTTTGGTGGATGGAATGCACCACAAGAAGTTCATTTAGTTCGTAATGAGTTTGATGGAACATATGGATTATTTACTATGGGATTACAAGTAGCAACGGAAAGGAGACTTGTTTTAGCCGAAATACAACATTTTACATCCTTATTAGTTGAAATATCCGAAGTGTTACGAACAACAAAATATTGGTGGGAAAATCAAAAAACAAATTAATGTAAAATAAATTTGGAAATGTAAAAAATTATTATTACCTTTCAAAAAATTAAAAAAAAATAATTATGAATAGTTTATTCAAAGAAGATAGAATTAAAGAATCAAAATTGTTGACACAAAAAGAGATGGTTCAATTCTTTTTAGAAACTTATCTTGATTTGGATTTCCAAAGATGGACTAGATGGGCTTCTATTAGGGGATTTCAATACTTTAGCTCTGTTATAGACGGACTTGGAAATGTTGAAATACGTGTTGTTTGTGTAAATAGTGCATTGGAATATTCAAAGGAAATAAATCATTTAGAATCATTTGTATATTTTACAAAATTAAAAAAAGATGGTTATAAATATGTTTCATTAGATGGTAATTCTAGAACTACATGGAACTCATTATTTATTTCAGGATTTACAAAACAAATATTAGATAATATCAAAGGGCCAAAAACGGATATACACAATAAAAACTTTAATTTAAAGTATCCCTGGGACTATAATGATTTACCAAAAGACAAAAAATTCACAAGAACAATTGCATTAATGACAAAAAAGTCTAAAAATAAATCCATATATCCATCATTTGCACTATATCAAATTAAAGATGAAAAAACAATTAAAAAAGAAGGTTTAATTAAATACAATGGTAATAAAAAAATAGAATTGGATAAAAGTGATATTAATAATCTAATTGAAATGTATGAATATTATACATCTAGTATTAAATTTAACATAGAAATTTGGGGAAAAATAACCAAACCGGAAATGCATAATTTATTTATTCATTATAACTTAAATGAAATTATAAATAGACAGGATATTAGAAACGCGTTCGATTGTGGTATGTCCAATTCTGTTAGAAACATTTCTCCAGAATTGAGTAGGTGTTTTGAACAAAAAATGAATTCAGCATCTCTTTTAGATAGAACACATCACGAAATGGTTGGATTTTGTATGTACTATCTTCAACATGAAACCTCTCTTAAAAATGGTAGAAGAAAATTAAATGCAAGTGGATTAGACAAATTTTGGAAAGAAACACGTGATTCATATTTTTCAACTTTTGAAAATGAAATATGGAATACTTTTATCAAATTGTCAAACACACAAACAAATAGTTTAAATCATAAGGCTTTATTTGTAGATATTTTTGCAATAGCTAAATGGATGGTTCAAAATAAAATAGCTACATCGTTAATTGACGCGGACGTTGATGAAAAAACAGGAAATAACAAAGGTTGGGAAAGAGTAATGAAATTACATGCAAAATGGATGGAACAACAAAGAAAAAAAGGTAACATTTATAAAGTAGGTAAAGGTAGAGGTGATTGGGCCGCATATCGTGGTGGTATAGGTTATTTTACTTATAGAGATAAACAAACGGGTGTAATTGAATGGTCTGAATCTTTAGAATTATTTTTATCTGATTTTTTACAAAATAACAAAGTGAACTTTTTTGTTATAAAGGATGATAGAACTGCAAATGTTAATACACCCGAAATTAGATTGGCACTTTGGAATGAACAAAAGGGAATAGACACATTAACTGGTTTACAAATACCTTTTTCAGAAGTATATAATACGGATAGAACTACTGGATACGAAGTTGACCATGATTTAGCAATAGACAATGGTGGTACCAATGATTTTGAAAATTTAAGATTAGTCGGTGGTATACCAAATGCAAAAAAGAGTAACAAAATAGATTATGAAATTAGAAACAATATATAAAAAGACAAAGACGGGTGCAACACAAGAATGGACAATTGAAGTATCGGATAATAAATACCGAACTCATAGTGGACAAGTTGGTGGTATAATTACTACAAATGCATGGACATTAGTGTATGGTAAGAACGAAGGTAAGGCAAATGGTACTACCGATAATGAACAAGCTCTTAAAGAAGCTATTGCAAAGAGAACAAAGAAATTAGAGAGTGGTTACTTTGAGAACATTAAACACATAAACAAAACACAATACTTTGAACCAATGTTAGCGAGTAAGTGGGAGGATAGTAAAGATAAGATTACTTACCCAATATTCTCTCAACCTAAATTGGATGGTATTAGATGTATCGTTACAAAAGATGGAATGTTTAGTCGTAATGGTAAACCAATCATTTCAGCACCACATATTATAGAAAGTTTAAGTGAAGTATTTGAATCATATCCTGAATTGATATTGGATGGTGAGTTATATGCTGACAAGTTCGCAAATGACTTTAATAAGATTGTATCGTTGGTAAAGAAAACAAAACCAACGGATGCTGACTTAAAAGAAAGTAAAAAGAATATTCAGTATTGGATTTACGATATACCAAGTGAAGACCAAAACTTTGGTGAAAGGTGTTATGCATTAGATGAATTGTTTGATACCGAATTAGAATCATTTGAAAAACATTGTGTATTAGTTGAAACCGATACTTGTAACAATGAGGATGAAGTGATGGAATTGTATGGTGAATATGTAGATAAAGGATTCGAAGGTCAGATGTTACGATTAGATAAAAAATACGAAAATAAGAGAAGTAAGTCTTTAATGAAGCATAAGTCATTCATAGATGAGGAATATACTATTTTGGATATTGTGGAAGGGGAAGGAAACCGAACTGGTACCGCTGGATATATGGTATTTGAAACTGAAAATGGTGATAGATTCAAAAGTAATGTAAAAGGTTCTTGGGAAGAAACTGCTGAAATGTTAAAGAACAAAAAGAAGTTGATAGGTAAGGAAGCAACGATTAAGTATTTCAACTTAACGCCGGCCGGTATACCTCGTTTTCCGTATGTAGTGAATATTGATAGAAAAAGTTACGAATAATAATCATATAACAAAAATTTATAATATACCCTAAAATAACCCCATTTTATAACTTATTGATAATCAACGAGTTATGAATTGGGGTTATTTCTATGTATAACCCAATGGCCCATAACGCTTTAGACCTCAAATTCTAACTTATTGGCCCTCAATGAGTTATGCTTATTACAAAAAAACATATATGTAACTCGTTGATTGCCCATAAAAACTTTTCAAAATAGTTTCATAATGGTATTGCCAGTACCCTAAATTGTCGTATCTTTGGTTATTGGGTTGAAAGACTACCTACTCACATTAAAAAAAATCATAATATGAATACAATGAAATTTACAACAATTAGTTCCGCGAAGAAATTAACTAAGTTATCTTATTTAGGTAGTGTCGCGAGTAGTTCAAAAATCGCTAAAGGGTTAAAGTATAACGAAATGACTTACATTTTGTATCTCGCTCCCGCTAGTCAATCGGGTTACAATGTTTGTCCTATGAGTACGGAAGAATGTCGTACCGCGTGTTTAACTGAAAGTGGACATAATCGTATTGATGTCAAAAAGAATAATATTAATAAAGCAAGGATTGCAAAAACTAAATTGTTCTTTGAACATAGAAATTTCTTTATGAGTTGGTTAGTTACCGAAATTGAGAAAGCTAAGTACAACGCGGAACAATTAGGTTATCGTTTTTCAGTTCGTATCAATGGTACGAGTGATATTGACATTACTACTTTCAAATTAAATGGTAAACGAAACATATTAGAATTGTTTAACGATACTCAATTCTATGATTATACAAAGGTAAGTAAACGATTTAAGTTAATGGACAAATATCCTAACTATGATTTGACTTATTCTTTTAGTGGTTATAATATGTTACAATCATTAGAATTGTTAAGTGAAAATAAAGGTAGAGTTGCAATGGTATTTGAAGGTAAACAATTACCCAAATCATTTATGGGTTATAAGGTAATTGATGGTGATGAATACGATATGAGATATTTGGATGAGCAAGGTGTTATTGTAGGATTGAAGTTTAAGTTTGTCCGTAATAAGATTGACACAGCAAACAACAAATTCATTATACCAATGGATAGTCAATTTAGTGTGTATGATGTTAATCCTATGATAACAAAAGCAGCACAAAGTAAACTTAAAATAAAATAGTATGAATTATTATCAAATAGTTGCATTTGCACAACAATTAAAAAAAGAAAATATGAAAGTAAATAACGATGCATTTATCAATGATGCGTATAATGAAGAAAGTAAATTGTATGGTGAGTTTATGGATGAAGTGAAACTGCACGACTATTCTTATATGATGAGTGATGACCACAATGTTTATATGAGAGGTCGTAGTTTTGAAAGACAAATTGAAGAAAAACTACACATACTAATTTCGGTATGTAGATATGATGCTGATGATTTGTTAGATAGAGTTTTATCCATTGTCAAACAAGAATACAATGATAAGGATAGTAACGGAGATGATTTAACACATAGAGTAATTAAAGGTTGGTTCAAACCTTATACCGAAACTGAAAGAAAATTATTCACATTAAATAACGATAGATAATATGAAAGGAGTGAAAGTAAAATTAGAAATGACACAATGTATTAAGTGTGGTGGTAAGATGCCACTTTTGCGAGTAGTGAAGTATGGTTACAAAAGTTGTGTTGATTGTTCCACTATTCAAAAAGTTGGTGGTGTTGCAATTGCAAATCATAAGACGGGTAACGAAATACAAATTATGCCTAAAGAAGATGCTGATAGATTATACACACTATCACAAAGACAAGGGTATGGAGTTAGTAAAGGAATTAAAGGAAACTATAAATAATATAATATGAATTTGGAATTAAGTTTAATGGAATTGAATGACCTTTATTATGTGGTTAATAAAGGAGTAGAGTCTCATAAAGAGTTAGTTGAAATAGCTAAACGAACTACACCTGAATTGGAAAACTATTTTGATAGAGAATTAAGTAAGTCAGTTCAGTTGTTACATAAAATTCAAACTGCTCTGTATGATGAAGTTAATAGATTAGATAACATAGATTAAATAATATTATGAGAACGACTGATAAAAAAGCAATGGAGTATCTTAAAGGTAATCCTATTGTAGCAAACTTTATAAACAAACTAAACATCCAAAGAAAAGACCACTATGTGAAAGCAGATATGGTTAATCAATGGAAAGAGTTAACGGTTGAGGTTGGACAAAAGTATATTCGTTTATGGGTGGGTACTACTTGTTGGGGTTTCATTAGTAGAGTTGATGGAGACTTAAAAGGTTCACCAATTAAGAAAGGTGATTTATTAAAATGTGCAACGTGGAAAGCACCAGCAAAACATGCGAGAGGAAATATCATTGACGGAACTGCTCGTTATGGTATATACGGACCTGAATATCTTTAATACAATTATATGAATTACAAAACGATGCACGACATTGAAATAGTATCTCAATCAGGTGACACAATTACAATTAAGGGATTGAGTTATTCAACTATTATGAACATAGCAAGTAATAATACTGAATTAAAATCAATCACAATTACAAAACAATACGATAAAAAAATAAAATAATATGGCAGCAAATAGAACATCAAACTACATTGCAACTATTCCAATGAAGAATGAGGAGCAAGTGTTAGAAGTGAAAAAAGTATTAGAACAAATATTTGGTTGGGTTACATTGAGAGGTCGTCATAGTGATAGAAAATCCGTAGTGAAAGGTTGGGGTAGAAGTAAACAAAATGATGTGCCGTGGAGAGTAGCACAATACATTGACATTTACTTACACGCTGCTAATCCAAATCGTATGAGGATATGGAAAAAGCAAGGTATGGAACGAAAGAACTTACAATTGAATGATACCAATGTAATGATTGCTAGGACATTGGGTAGTATGGGTTATAGTTTAGCAGATGGTGTTAAACATACCGAACAATCTCGTCCGAGTTCTCCTTTAATGGCAATTAAGGAATTACAATATCAAACTCAAATGAAAGACCCAAAGTTTCAAAGAAAGGAAATGAAACGAAAGTATATGAATAAGACTTACAAATTACAAAAAGGTGATTGGGGTTATATAGCACAAGAGTTATTAGACTACACTTACCTATGTAATAAAGTATCATTTTCACAATTGAAAAGTCATTATGATATTGTAATGAGAGGTAATGCAACTATCCAAAAAGGTGGAAGTTTCATACATCATTTACATTCTTTGATTGATATGCGTAATGCAATTGGTAGAAGATGTGGTAGGTATTTGTATAAAGATACCGATGGAAAATATAAAGTTAGTAACATATAAATTAAAACAAATGACAAATAGTGAAAAAGCAATAGCACAATTATTCGGTGTATTATGTTCAATAGTTAAAAGTGAACACACACCGCAAGCAACTAAACAAGCAACGATATCAACATTTCAACATTTGATTGGTGAGGAAGGTAGTCCGTTTTTGAATGATGAACTAATTCAGTTATCAACAGCAATGGACAATGAGATGCAAAGTATCGTTAGACAATTAAACGGAGATAGAATATTAAACGAAGTATTAACAAACAATATAAACTTAAATTAAGATGGGATTAGATATGTACGCTTTAGCTACAAAAGCAAAACCGGAAACGGATGTAGACTTTTCAACGAAGAACTTTGAACAAGATGAATTACACTATTGGAGAAAGCACCCTAACTTACATGGTTGGATGCAGAACTTATATGACGCAAAGGGTGGAACATCAGACGACTTTAATGGTGATTGTGTTGTATTAGATAGTGAAGACTTAGACAATTTAGAACAAGATATTAAGGATGGTAATTTACCCGATACATCGGGTTTCTTTTTTGGTGAAAGTTCTAACAATGATGAAGAAAATGATTACGATTTAGAGTTCGTTAGTAAAGCGAGAGAAGCAATCAAAGAAGGTAAGACAGTTTATTATACAAGTTGGTGGTAAAATATAAGTTATGAAATTGACTATAAAGAATTATGAAAAACTATTCCGTAAAGAATGGGATGATAAAAACTACATTGAGGACATTGATGAAAATAGGAATGAATATAGAATTAATGTATGGAGAGAACATATGAGACATTTTATTATTTTAGAAAGAAGGCCGGTAGAAAATGGTTATTACAAAATTGGAAAATGGAGTAATGAAGCAATGTGTGTAAGATATCCCTATTGGATAAAGCATGAGGACATAGTGAATATAAATAGTCTAATGGACAAACTTAAATTAATGACTGACGATTGGAAACCAAAATTATTATAGTATGAGAATTAAATCAACATTACCACCCATTTGTTTTGAATCAACATTATCAGGTAAGACATATATCGTATGTACGGGTGGTAAAGAAAGTAGTGGGTGGATAGAAGTAAATAGATGGTATAGTTGGAACGAATTGGAAAAGATGTGGGATAAAATTGACTACATAAAACCAAAAGAGTTCAAAAAGACCGAAGTGAAAATTGAATACAAAGTCAAAGGAAGTAAAGACAATGTATATAAGGTAGTAAATGATGAGGGATTTTGGAGTTGTAGTTGTCCTGCACATGGATTTGGTAGAGGTAGAGATTGTAAACACATTAAAGAAATAAAAAATAAATAAGTTATGGGATGTTTTAGTTTTATATGTAAAGAGAGTGGATTGCCAGTTGCATCAGACTCTTTTAGTGGTGATGCGGTAAGATTGTATCTATTAAAAAATGGTGAGGTTATAGAGGAGATGAGAGGTCATTACGACTCTTATGGTAGAGTATTCAAAGATAGAATATGTGAGGATTCGTTTGAATGGAAAATGCATTGGAGTGATGTATGTGATATGATGTTTAATGATAATGTAGGTGATGGTATCGCAGTAGTATTAGAAAAGTATTTTAGGGATACGATACCAACTGAACAAAGTGAAGGAGACCCCGACCAGGGATGGGGTGACTATAATGGTGGTAATGTAAAAATTAAAGAACCAATACACATAGTATATTAAAAACAAAGTTATGAAACAAATTTGGATTGCAGAAGTAAAATGGAATGATAGAAGTGTAGAATACTTTGGCCCATTTACTGAATATGATATGGGAATTAAAGTATGGAGTGCAAATTTTTCATTTGAACATTCTGATAAATTTGAATGGATTAATTATCACCTACTAAATCAAAATATATAAGTTATGAGTAAGACATATTTTAGTGAGTTCAAAAGTGATGTTGCAGTTGCAATACTAACCAAAGATGACTACCGATATGAAGTGATGAAACCACTATTTGAACAATGTGGTTTTGGTTTTGCTGAGACAAGTTCGGGTTGTGTATTCATAGATGGTGAAGTGAAGTTAACCAAAGATGAATTAAGGTGGGTTGAAGCACATGAGTTAGCACACATAATGTTGAAACATACAAAGGATAGAAATGATGATGATGAAATTGCAGCTGATATGTTTGCAATCATATTACTAAAAGATAAGGGATATACCAAAGCTGCACAATTAGTAGAAGATAAATTTGAAGAAAGACATAAAAGAAAATTATAAGTTATGAGATTAAAATTAGATATAAACGAACAATCAATACATAAATTTGGAATTTTGATGGAAAACCAATTAGGTGGAAGTATATCTAAAGTTTCAATTGAGGATGATACAAATCAATATCATTTTAGATTTACAATAGGTGATGGAGGTTGGCATTTTGAATTGGATAAAAATCCCAATGGTGTATGGTATAAATTACATTGTTCAACAAGAGAATTGGATTTACCAATGGAACACATTAAAGATTTGAAGTTATTTTGTAAACAAATAATGAGAATAAAACAAATGCAAACCGATTATGTAAATAGTAAATAAAATAATATGAAACGACCAGTAAACTTTGAAACAATAGATGCGGTGGATTTTGAAATGATGGGTAATTCGTTTTATACCGATTTAGATACCTTACAAAATAGAAAAGAAAGTAGTTGGGTATGGGTATTTTGTAACGGACAAATATTAGGTGAGTATGCAATTCTATTTGAATTAAAATGGGAACATGATTGTTATAGTATGAAAAAATGTGTATTAGGTGAAGGTACAACGGGTAATTATATATTTCAAGATGATTTGATACACCCAAAGTGGATGAAAACAAAAGATACATTTATTCAATATATTTCAAAATGTATTTCAAATGAAATTAAAGATGGAACATTCCAAAATTAAAAGTTATGATTATGAATTACAATATAATACTTTCAATGGTATTGATATGTTTACCTTACGAAATGGAGAAAGAGGAAATTAGAGTAAACAAAATGATAGAAACAATAACACCTGAAATTGTAACACTAACTACATACAAAGCAAGTGAAAGTGAAACGGATTCGACACCAAATATTACAGCAAGTGGGTTTAAAATTACTAACCCAAAGAAACATAGAATAATTGCAGTTAGTAGAGACCTGAAGCGAAAGTATAAATTCGGACAAAAGGTTAGGATAACAGGTGCAGGAAAATACAACGGAACTTATAGAGTACATGATGTAATGAACAAACGATATAGAAATAGAATTGATATATTGATTGGACATAACGACAAACAAACAAAATTAAAAAAAGTAAAAGTATATAAATTATAAAACATGGGACAATATTACAAGATAGTAAATATCAAAAAGAAACAATACATATCACCTCACACATTTGGTGATGGTTCAAAGTTAATGGAATTTAGTATGTCAGCTAGTGGTGTAATGGCCGGTTTAGCAATATTACTTGCTGACGGAAATGGTAGAGGTGGTGGAGACTTACATAGTACAAATGGTATCGTAGGTAGTTGGGCAGGTGATAACATTGTTGTTGCAGGTGATTACGCCGATGAAGGTAAGTTTGTAAAAGAAGCTGACCGAAATCTTTACAATGTAGCAAGTAATGAAGGTGAGGACATATCGGTAAAAGTATTGGATGCATTATTTGATGACCAATATTTCTTTTCGGAGTTTAGAAAGAATAGAGCGGAATGGAGTACCAATGATGCCGTAGATGATTTGATTAAACAAAAATTAAAAGATAAAGGATTATCGGAAACTAAAAAGTATAAAATCCAATCCTCAAAAGACCCGAATGTTCAATACAATGTAACTGAAGATAATGGTAATTGGGAATGTGATTGTCCATCTTATACATACACAGGTGGAAATGAATGTAAACATATTAAACAACTTAAAACAAAATAAAATAACATGGCAAAAGTAGTACAAACACAAATGAATGAATTTAGAAAATTAGACAATGATAGAATTGTATTAGATGGATTGGTATGGGATAAAAACCCAGATAAAGCAATCGAAGTGAAAGATGAGGACAATGGATTCAAAGTTCTTAATATTAAATTGGATGGAATATCTTACTATCCAGTTGGATATGACAAACGAAAAAAGAAATAAAATGCAAGGTAAAGAAAGTGATAAAAAAGATTTAAAACTTAGTGCTCTATTAGCATTGTGTATATTATTTGCACTTATAGCTGCAGGACTTATGGGTTGTAGTAAAGAAGTAGAACCACCGATAAAGAAACCAGTTATTAGTTTGGTATTAAATACGAGATTACCTATTGACCAAAATGGTTATCCGTATTTTACTTTATATAATCCAGACGGACAAAATATTCATAGAATAAGTGGTAGAGTATTGATAGATGGTTTACCACCAAGTCCAGAACCCGTAATAGTAAATTGGGAAAGTTCACACTTTTGGTTATTAAAAGCCGGTAGTACGGTTTTCAAAGTATATAAGAATTACTTAAACCAATACAATGGTCAATGGACAACCTCACAATTACCTGATGTAATTGCACAAGCTGACTATGTGATACCTACGATAAATAAGTCGTGTTATTCTAATAGAGAAACGGGTGAGATAAACACAAACATTGCACCGGTGAGTGAAATGAGAGGTGATACAATGACGATAACTGCAAGAGTAAAATATACATATGCAACTAAAAAGAATGGTATGTTTGAAACTGCATGGAAATCGGATTCGGTTTTAGTTATCCAAAAAATAATTTTGAAATAACAAATAATTGGTGTATATTTACTAAAAGAAAATAATTATGAGTAAGACAAACGAAGAATTTATGAAACAACAATTGACAGGTTCTATTGGTGGTGATGAAGATTTTTTATATGAACAATACATTGCTCAAGAACAAATGAATGAGGAATATTGGCAATGGAAAAATGCACAAAGTCATTCTATATTTCCAGATGATATGGAATATGATGATGAATATTATAAATCAAGTTATTTACCAACACCCGACGAGGAGGCAGAAAACTTTAAACAAATAAAACAAGATGGACATTCTTAATGAAATAATTGAAGCATCAAATCATATGATAGATGCTTTAGAAGAGAGTGATTTCTTTTTAGAAAATCCTTTTTTAGAACAAATACCTCTAAAGAGAGCATTACAAATTAGAATGCAACAAAAGTGGGAACAAGAAGATGATATGTTTTTAACTGATGACGAATTTTTAGATGTTTGTCAAAGTGTTTCTAATAATGAAATTGGTAAAACGATTGAAGATTTAGTAGATAAGGGTGCACTTAATATGAGTATAAATGAAGATGGTGAAATAGTGTATTCAGCAAATAAAGATTATGAATGGGAAAAAGATGATGATGACTTTCAGCAAGACTGATGAAGAATTAAAACGAATGAGTGATGATGAATTGTTTGAATATTTGGATGCAAAAGCATTACACTTAAAACAACATATTGCACCATTAAGTAGTTATCAAACAAAACGATTTGCTCACATTGGCCAAGCGATATCTAAAAATGACAAAGGAACGGATGATATGTTTCAGAAATTGGACTACAATAAAGTAAAAGAAATTGCAGACCAACATGATAAAATGGGTAAGGATATTTTAATAAACAAAATAAAAAGAAAAAACAATGAATAAACCATCAAAGTTTATAGCAGAAACCTACGGAACAAAAATCAAAGTAAAGATAGACCATAGTGATTTGAGTTTAGATGAAGTTATGGATGCATTCCAAACTTTAATTATTGGTATGGGATATCACGAAAATTCATTTAAGAATTGGGTAATAGATAGAGCAAATGAATATAATGAAACCGATGCAGAGGACTTAAAAGAAAAGTTAGAAGCATGGAAGTTTGAAGATGATTATAATGGTTTGAGACATCGTTATTTAAAAGATAGTGAGGGATATGAAAGTCTAGACGAATTAGAAAATGATTTCTTTGGAGGATTGGATATTGATGAAAAGAGAATGGATATCATAGGACAAAACGGAAATGAAGGATTACATTATAGAGCAACCGATGAAGATGAAGCTGAATTTGATGACTATGGTATGAGAATTCCAGAAGATAGAGTTGGTTTTGAATGGGGTGATATACCAGAAGATGACAATTTATTTGAAGGTGATGAGTGGGAAACAAATGAAAACTTAAAAGCTGCAAATGAAAGATATAAAAGTGAAGTGAAAAAAATGAAATCTAAAAAGAAAAAAGATAAAAAATAGTGGGATTTGATAATTGTTATATACCGAACTTAACTGAATTGACTAAATACTATAATGAATTTGGTTTGGAAATGTTATATAAACGATTTAGAAACTACGATAGTTGGTCGGGTGATTCTGATGCAATTAATTTCTTAGAAAGTAAAATAAAAGAATATGAAAAGGTTATTGATACTGATAGTGGTGATAATATTGTTTGGATGTGAGAAAGTGGCTCCAGATACTTGGAGATTGAAAACAAAAGAAAACTTTGATTTAATTAATAAACCGATACTACCTACAACCAATCCAACTCCCTCAAAAGTTGGATTTGTTATTGATAGTAATTGGTTTAAAAAACAATTTACAGGATATTGGATTGAAACACATAATGGAAAGGGTGAAGGTGATTTCAATGGTGATGGTAAAAAAGATTTAGTTGTTATGTTTGCAACGAATACGGAATCTAAATATCAATTTCAAAGACATGACTCTAGTAGAGTTGTGGTTGGTGTATTTATAAACCATAAAACTTATTTTGAATTAGATACTAATTTGGTGTATTCATATTTGGGTGGATATAGTGATATATCGGTTGCAGATATAAACAACGATGGGTATTTAGACATATATCAAATGACCGGATATTGGAAAGGCGAGAGCTTTTTAAAACCACCTTATTATAATAATAATGGTAGAGGTGGAATGAATAGTTTTGTATTTATGAATAATAAAAATAAAAATTTTACAAAATATATTTTACCAATACAAAATGATGGTGCTTCAACCGAATCAATAATTTTTGATAATAATAAAAATGGCATGAGTGAAATATATTCACAATCTTGTCTATGTTATTTTGAATTTAACGGTAATTCCTTTGTTAGAAATAATCTATATTTAGATAACAATTTCAAAAATATAAACTATAATTTAAATGTTATAACTCCAAAATATGCAGATAAAAATATAGGTATGATTTTCATATCGGAAAACATTTTTGGTGAAAGTTATTTTATTTTAAAAGTTGAAAACAATAAACTAATACCAAAAATAAAATTTAAACCAAGGTATCTTAATTCAGGCCCTCCACAAAAAATTCATATAGAAGATTTGGACAATGATGGAAAAATGGAATACATAATACCAATGTGGATATCTGAAAATTCAGACAATACGATACCTGCAACACCATATTTAATGATTGTAGATGAGAATGGTAATGATGTGAGTAATAAATATATGGATAGTGAATTAACAAAACCACTTACATATGAACAATTCGATTGGATTGGCAGTTGGCAAACTGGATTTATTTTTTATACATTTGCAGATATGGACAATGACGGAATAATGGAAATATTCCCTGCAAGTGGTGTTGGCCACAAAAAAGGAAACGATACATATTATTATAAATTGATAAATGGTAGATATGAATTGAAATTATACCACACAGGTTGGATAGGAAATGTACATGATAGTAAAATTAAACATTATACCTATAAAGCGTTTACGGATGAAAAAAATGGAGTAAATATTTTCTTAATACTTGAAAGGAGTTTACATTTATCTATATTCAAAACATTTTAATTATGGCATACAATAAATTTCGTTGGTGGACAAAGGGTAAAACACATAATCCACTAAAAGCAGATGCACCTTTACTATTGAAAATTCGTAATGGTGATTTTGATTATTCATATATGTTTGGTGAAGCAAAAGAAATGAGAGCAACATCACAAAAAGTATATGAACAGGCTTACAAAAACTATGGTGGAACGGACGAACAAAATAGAATACAGGCTGCATTGGAAGCATCTCAAATGAAAAGAGTTAAAGCTTTGAAGTTAGAATTTGAAGCAAATAGAGATGAGAATATGATATTGTATAAACTACGAAGTGAACTTACTAAGGAATTTGGTAAAGATTTGTGGGATAAAGCAATGGAACGAAGTAGAGGTAAAGGTACATTGGAGGATTTATATAATTGGTATAAGAAACAATGTAAAATTGGAACTACAAAGTCGGAAACTGACATACAATTAAAACGGCCGAATATTAAAGGTTTGGAATATTTATTGTAGATGAAAGATATTCCAATTATATTACATATAGACTTAGAAAATCAATCGGTTAATGGTTGGTTAGAGGAAAATCGTTATATCATTTTTTCAGAATTAGTTAGGTATTCTAAAAAATTACTAACTGAAGATTTGGATAATGTACAAGCTATAATGGTTTCTAATCATTATGACAACTTGGTATTCATTCTAAAGAAAGAAAATCTCAAATTGACTTTGGAAAAAGCAATGGAATATTTTATGGAAATAGAAGAATATGAAAAATGTGCTGAAATTCGTGATTTGGATATACTTATTCAAAACTTAGAAAATGAAGCAGGAAATATTAAAACTGGTAAATCAAATCAAAGAAAATCTAAAATCAATGGATAGAGAAGGAATTTCTCACCCGTTAATTGATGATGTCTACGAAAAATTAGAATTGATTGAAGATGAAATCTATGAAGATGATGCACAAGCAAACGCATTATCATTTGAAGATGATGATTACTAAATAAAAAAACAAATATGGTTCCAAAAATTCTGGTTACAACCGGATGTAGTTATGGCAAATTTGCAGATGTTTTTAACCAAAATTTTACAAAAGATATCCAAAATTTGGAATTGGTTATAGACTTGCATTCAATGTCTATGGGCTCTAATTTTCAAATGATATCCATCGTAGATACTATTGATAAATTAATTTCAATTGGAGTAGATATAGATGATATATTTGTTCTAGCTGAATTTTCAGAAATACATAGAAAAGATATTGTAATTCAAAACGAATTTTTAGTTAATCAAATAGACGAATCATTTAAAGTAGAACCGATAAATTATCCAGACAGAGTTATCGTAAAGCACACCGATTTTTCAAAAACTGTTTTGGAAAAAATAGTAGTTAAAAAAATATTCCCTGGAGATTATCCTAAATTCAGAAATTATTATGTAATAAATCCTGAAAAAGAAAATATACCAAACTTTCCAAACCAAATAGTCCAATCAATATTAGATAGTTATGTTAATGGTTTAGATATAAAATCAATGGATAGAAGAAATATTGAATTTGTGGATAGAGCAATCCAATATTTTCAAAACATTTTAACAACGGAACAATATTTAAAATCCAAAGGAATCAAATATAAGTTTTGTTTGATAAATAATCAATTTTCAATGTTTTCCGAAAATGGTTTACAGACCAATAAAGAAACCAAAGTTATTGATGGGAAACATTGTTTATTTCAAGATTACATAAATTCAAAACAAATTTGGGACATAAACTCTATGATAAAAATATTATATAATATGATTGATTGGAGTAATTGGTGGTTTTATAAAAATGAAGAAAAAAATATTATTTGGGGTGGGATAGATGAATTTGCAATTGACAAATATGGCATATCCGCATATGATAATAGAAATAATGACCAAAATTTATTTGGTCAACACCCCACAACACAAATATATCAGGATTTAATTGTTAATCATTTAATGAAAGAATATTTTTAAAACAAAAGAAAATGAATAGGTTATTATTGGGTATCTTTTTTGGTATCTTTGGGCAGGTTTTTTCCTTTATGCAATTACAGGGAAGTATAAAGTATGGTTGGTATCAAAAATATCCAATTATAATATTATTGAGTTCGATACCCGCGGCATGGTTTTACATTAAATCAGTAGAACATTTAGTTGCGTGGGGTGATGGTCAATTATGGCCCTCTCGTCTTATTGGATTTGGTATTGGTATGATTGTATTTGTACTTTTGAGTATGATATTATTTAAAGAACCATTAACACTTAAAACATTGGTTTGTTTATTATTGGCAGCAAGTATTTTATTAGTTCAAATATTTTGGAAATGATGAGAAAAATAGAAACAGCTAAAGTTGGTGAGGACTTATATGAAATAGTAAAAAAATTACCAATACAAAGATTTAGTAGAGAAGTGACGGGTGAATATGCAGAGGCATTAAAAAAGTATTATGGAGTTGAAAAGATATTGAAGTTTAATCAAACAATGGAATATTTATTTGTAAATAAAATTGATGAATTGGAAATTATTTGATATTTATATACGAACAATTAAAAATTAAAAAAAATGGAAGAATTATTTTGTATCAGAGAAGCATGTGGTGGACCAGTTGTATCTGGATGTGAATCAATGACTATGGCTCAAGTTGAAGAGTGGTTTGCAAACAATGATAATGAACAACTTGAGGAAACTGCAGAATGTGCAGATACAGCTAAATATATATTTATGCCTGTTTCTCAATTTAACGAACCAGCATAAATAAATGACTAAGAAAGAAACAAAATCCCTGAATAGAAAAAAGATGGGAAATAAAACTAGAAGTGAGCAATTAAAAGCAAAATCTTATAGGAAACATACATAAAAAATCTTGCATGCCATGCGAAATGGGATGTCTCTTAATTGAGGTATCCCATTTTTATTTGGCAGAATGGAATAAATTTCGTATATTACATTATAAATAAAGTTATGAAAGAACAATACGCAAAACAAATAATACAATGGGCAGAGGAAGCAAAACAATATTTGACTATCCGTAAAGAAATTATATTAGACGAAAATACTACCGACCAACAATTAGGTCAAATAATCAGACAAATGTATAAGGCAAAAGTAGTAAGTCAAAATGAAACAATAGAAAATACAAAACAAAATACAAAATAAAATGAGAAAATTAGAATGGGTTATTGACAACAACAAACTACAAAAGAATAAAGATATTGTAGTGGTTTTACCAATAGTAAAATTGTGGTATAGTAAAAAATATTATGCAGGGCCGAATACATTTACACCGGCATTTGGAATAGCAATTAGTTGGTTGAAGTGGAATTACTATTTCACATTACAAAAGAAGTAAAGAATGAAATCGGAAAAAGTTATGGCACTCTATAAAAGAAAAAAAGAATTGCAAGAACAAATCATTTATTGGGAGAAATTTCAGGGAGTGAATTGGTTAGGTAAGTGGGGTCGTAGTATAAGATTAGAAAGATTGAAAGAAAGGTTTGCAAAAGTAGAAAAACAAATAATAGAATTAAAATCTAAAAAATAAGTTATGGTAGTATTATTAATTGCATCATTTTTGATAGGTTGGTTAGTGGGTGCAAAACAAGAACAAAAAAGACTTACAAAGTATGGTACAATAGGTAGTAAACCAAAAACACAAACCGATTATCAAAGAGAACATGCAAAAATAGAACCCTGTGTTGGGCATGAATTAGAATCCCAAAAAGAAATTGAAAAAGCAGATATCGATTTTATGTATAAGTGGATAAGAGAAAAGAGTGGAAAAAAATAATGAATTGGATTTGTAGATATTGTGGTAAAGATACATCCGATATTGATTACGATTATTTAGATGGGTATGACCATTTATCATGTGCATTAAGTAATATTAAAATGAAAACAAAACTAAAAATAAGTAATCCCGAAAAGATTAATACAACGAATTTATGTTTAGATGGCACAAAGGTTCAAATAAATTATGTTGGACATGAAACGGCAATCAACGCATCAGATAATAAACCATATACTTTTTACAAATTTTGTGGAATTAAAAATGGTTCACATACAATCAATGTAGTATTTGAAATACATACTAAGATAATAGATAACAAAGTACAATTTAATATTTGGAATGCCGGTAAAAGTATGGAATTTAGTAATTTACCAATTGATGTAATACAAGATAGGGATGAATTGATAAATAGAATGATTGAAGCAGTCAAAAAATATTAATATGAAAATAAAAGGTTGGGAAAAATTAAGTGGGATTACATATAAAGGTTATTGTATAGTTAACCCAATACACAATGCACATGAAACAAAGTATGAGGCAACAATATTAAACTTAAACTTACCACAAAAACCAAAATGGGAATTATCAGTATTGACACCTCAACACAAATTTAATATTGCTGATGATGCAGATGGTATATTTTTTATATCAATGTGGGATGATAATAGATTTAGTACAAGTCGTAAAATGAATAAACAAATGATGAAGTCTATTTCAAATTTTAGACAAACATTTGAAGATATGGTGGATGAAATATTGAAAATACAATTAACATCGGCACCAGTTAGTTATTCAATTGCAACACAATTATATAATTAATGTAAAAATACATAATATGTCAAAGTTAAATGAAATAATAAATGGATGGGCAAATGTAGTAAAAGACAGAATTGGAACATTGGACCCGAATATAAAACAAATGGCAGAGAATAGATTGATATTATGTAATTCATGTTATATGAGGATAAATAATACATGTAGTCCTAAAAATATAGGAATAAACGAAATAACAAAACAAGAAACAAAAGGATGTGGATGTAATATATCAGCAAAGACTTTAAGTCCTGAAAGTAAATGTCCATTAAGTAAATGGTAAGATATGTTAACAATAAATAATTTAAATAAAATAGTTAGATACCCAATAGGATATTCCTTTCGTGTTAAGTCAATGGTATGTGGACATACAAATTATCATATCAGTTTAATAGATGGTAAAGGTGGATGTAGAGACTTAAAACTTAATCGTATGAAAAGTAGACGAGGTAAATACACAATATCACATGGTAATCATTGTTTATATTTGAAATTTTCAGACATACACAATTTGGATTTATTTTGTGCACAAATAAAAAGATTGATATGCTAAAAATAAAAAATATACAAACCATAATCGGACAAGAATACAACGAAGTGTTTAATATTATTGGAGTTAAAGAACATAAAGACCACTACGAATTTACATTAGGATATGATGCTACTATAAAACCGGCAGTAGAAACAATATTACTACATAGAAAGCAAACCGATAACGGAATGTATATAATGGAGTATAACAATAAAACCCTTTGGTTAAATACGAATGAGTTTGATACTACGGATAAGATTATCATTTGCATGCAGACTATCTAATTTGGTAAAGTGAAAAATTTGTCGTATATTTACTATATGAGTATAGGATATGCATGTATTAACCTTTCATTAGGTAAAAAGATTACAACGAATAGAACAATGGTCAAACGAACTTTCATAGCAAAGGGAGTTGACTATGTATCGGATTTGGTATTGCAGAATGTTGCAGACTTAGAAAAGATTATAGATTGGAATGAGGAAATGGGAATTAAAATGTATCGCATGAGTAGTGATATGTTTCCGTGGGCAACCGAATACGAATTTACTGACCTTAAAGATTGGAACGAAATACAAAAGATACTACAAAGATGTGGTGCAAAGGCAACAATGTATAAACAAAGATTATCATTTCACCCAGGACCTTTCAATGTATTAGTATCCCCAAAAGAAAATGTGGTATTGAATACGATTAAAGATTTGGAGGTGCATGGTAAAATAATGGACGCAATGAACTTATCTAAAACACCTTACAATAAAATTAATATACATTGTAACGGAGTGTATGGTGACAAGATTGCAGCAATGGATAGGTTTTGTACTAATTTTGAAAAACTATCTAATTCAGTAAAGAGTAGACTAACAATTGAAAATGATGACAAAGCAAGTATGTATTCGGTTAAAGACTTAATGTATATTCATAATAAGATTAACATACCTATTGTATTTGATTATCACCACCACCAATTTTGTACGGGTGATTTGATTGAGCAACATGCATTAGACCTAGCAATTACAACATGGCCCAAAGGTATAACACCCGCAGTACACTATTCCGAATCAAAAGCATTACACGAAAACAATATAAAAGTAAAACCACAAGCTCATAGTGATTACATTCAAAAATTACCTGAAACATATAATAACGACGTGGACATAATGGTTGAAGCAAAACAAAAAGATTTAGCAATATTAAAATTTATATAAAATGAAAAACTTAATTATAATAGGACACCCTGATAAAAAGAGTTTCTGCTACAATGGTATTAAAAAAACTATTGAAAGCTTTTTAAAAGAAAATAAAGAGGAAACATGTGTTATTGATTTATACAAAGAAAATATAACATTTGATTTTGGAAAGGATAAAATAAAAAAATATAAAGAGTTGATAACATGGTCAGATAGAATTTACTTTATATCTCCCGTTTGGTGGTTTAGATGTACGCCGGCAATGGAGGCATTCTTTGACCAAATATTTACACCAGGATTTGCATATAAGTTTACACCCGTTACAAAAGTGTATGGATATCCGACACCTTTATTGAGTGATAAAAAAGTTAGAACTTATTTGACACATGGAGCACCTGCATTACCTGTATTAACAATGTATTTTAATTCAGTTAAATTGAGGTTGGTTATGGGTGTATATTCATTTGTATTCGGTTGGTTTAAAACAAAAACCCGTCAATTTTGGAGTGTACCCTTTGTTTCACATAATGAAAGAATGGTATATTTGGAAAAAGTAAAACAAGATATTAGAAACGATTTAAAAGGATAGTGTGAAAATAATATACATGCAAAGGACAATTGAAATGATTGTTAAAAATGAAATTGAATTGTCAGTAGATAGTTTACTAAAACAAAAACCTACAAGAGTTGAAACACACAAAGAACAAAACTATTTAGTGTATGAGTTTGACAATAAATAACTATAAAAAGTTAGAAGGTTGGTCACATGACTACAAAGACTTTAGAATAGGTGAAGTAAGAGAAACCGAAACGGAATATAGTTTTAAAGTTGCATATAATTCTATGCCATACACAATAAAAATATTTAGAAACGGAACTACGACAAAAGAATATGAAATAGTATTAAGGGATGGTGCAGATATAACACAATACGGCAGAGAATGGATTGTAGGTAGAAAATTAAAATCATTTGAACTTACCGCATTAATATTTGAAGCATTGATAGTAAAATGTAAACCAAAAGCACAAACGCAAATGAATAACAATATAAACTATTTTCCATCTTAATAAAAAAGGATAGGGTTGAGTACCATTCGAATTGTGAAAATTTTTTTGATAGTATAAATAAAATAATATGTTAAAATTGTGGACATTTGGTGATAGTTTTACTGAAAGTTTTTTACCAAATAAAGATTGTAAAGTAATTCATTGGAGACACCATTATATAAATTGGAAAGGATATGTACCAAAAGTATATGGTGAACTATTATCGGAACGATTGGGTATGAAGTTAATGAATTATGGTGTAGGTGGTTGGGATAACTATTCTATATTTGAATCTTTTTGCAAAGTTGTAAAAGAAATTAAAAAAGATGACTTAATTATATTTGGTTGGTCAAATAGTGCTAGATTTAGATTAACCGATAAGAATGGAGAGTGGATAAACTATTTACCCAATGATAATGGAATGTTAAGGGATGCGGAATATATGGATAGGGATAGTATAAAGAAACTATTAGCAAATAGAAGTAATAAAAAATATGACAGTGAGGTTAATAATTGGATAAATTTAATAAACCATACATTAAAGAATAACTATGTGATACATTGGACAGCATTTAAAAATACTTTAGAAGCAGATTGTTTAAATGAGTTTGAAATAATCAAAAATGAAACCAATGGTGAAATAGATAATAAACATTTTAGTGAACAAGGACAATTAAAATTATCCCAAGTATTAGAAGCAAAATATAACAGAATTAAAAACAAAGAAATAATATAAAACAATATAATATGAAAATAGAATTAGGATTTAGCTTTTTAAGTAAAAGAGAAACACTATTAGGGTTGCAAATAACCACACATAACGGAGTGACTGCAAAAAATGACACATTGTATAGTGAACGAGCGGTTGAATTTAGTATTGGTATTGTATTTGCAATATTAACAATAGGATTCGTTTCATTGGGTGAAAAGTTAGATATACCCGAAATGGATAATGTAAAAAGAGCGATGAAAGCTTTTGAAAACGAAATGGACAAATAAAATAATAGTATGAGAATATTAATTATAGCATTGGCGAGAAGTGGTGGGTATCAATTGAATGAATGGTTAGCATTGGAGTTGGGATATAAAATGATACACGAACCAATACGAACAAATGAATCTATTGAAGGTGATAATATCGTAGTGAAATATTTGATAAATGAAATAGAAAATATAAAAGATATTGATTTCAGTAATTGGGACAAGATAATTGGATTGACTAGAACGGATGCAAGGGAATGTGCAATATCTCAAACCAGAGCATCACAACGAAAGGAATGGCGTAATGGATATGAAGTAAGTGATGAATGGATAATAGAAAACGAAATATATATAAAACAATTTGAAAATGTGATTTATAATCGTAACGAACTAATTAATGGAATAAAAGAAATTGACTTACAAGTTACATACGAAAGGATATATAATACAAAAGAGGACATACAAAGAATAAAGGATTACATAGGTATAATGAATACAAGGTATGAACACCTATTGGATAACACAAATAGATTGAGGAATAGAAACAAAGCAAAAAGAAAATTAATATAAAACGAAATGGTAAATAGAAAGGATGCACTTTCTCACGACGATACAAAAGATAGGGAAGTTGCAAAACAATTTTTAGAGGAAAATAATTGGTACGACATTCAAATAGGTGGCAAATGGGATTTAGACTTAGAGGTGAACAAATTTAAAAGAGGATGTGATGTTGAGATGATTAGTTACGGAATGGATAGGATTAAACAATATAATCATTTTAGAATACCCGTAAGAAAACAAAAGTATTGGAATAATTCGGACACATATACAGCTACTGATAATTCAGTATGGACAAACAAGTATAAAGGTTGGTATGTAGACTATATACAATTTCTCAATAATAACTTAGATGAATTACTTTGGTATGATTATAAACTAATAAAAGAATATATCAACAATCAATATACTGCTAATAGTTTAAAAAAAGAATGGAGTATTGAAAGTGAGCGAACATTTATAACAATACCTTACTCAATCGGAATAGATAGAATTAAACATTATAAATTAATAAACGGATTATGGACAAGACAAATCAATTAATAGGAGACTTTAAACAATTTATAACAATTGAAAGAAAGGAATTAAATCAATTACAAGGATTGGCAGATGAATTGATGGATAAGGGTAGTAAGATAGAAGATGCAGGAATGTATCAAAAGGGAATAGGTATAAACTATGCGATAGAATGGATAAAAGAAAACAATATCTACAATAAAGAATTTGAAATAAAAGGATAGTATATGTTAACGATTAAGAACTTAAATAAACTAAACAATAAAGGATTGGGTAAGAAAAACTTTTATGTTGCAAGAATTGAGGAACAATTTAGTATTGATAATATTACATATAGTAAAAGTGAATATCAATACAAATTTGAATTATCTAACATGAAATACGCAATAACAGTTACATTGAATAGGAATGAATGGAATACCAATACATACAAATTACAAAGTAGTACAGGACATGTACTTTATATAACCCTATTAGATATTCGTAATATGGATATATTCATTGATAAATTAAGATTAGTTGCATTAGGTTAATACGAAACCACGATCCACGAACCGAAGGGGCGGGGGTTGGGGGTGAGTCGTTTAAGGAAATTTTTTTGATAGTCATGCAAAGTCAAAAACAGTAATAAGATAGTAATAACAAATAAAACAATAGTAAAATGGAAAAGATTAAAAGGATTTGGAATGTAGTATGCGCACCGACTGCATTCTTTTTGGGTGGAATGTATATGTTAATGGGTGAAGTAGGATTAGGTTGTTTATTTATTCTATTTGCGACAAATGAAACAATAAATAAAGATAGTGAATAAAGTAAATATAAGATATAATACAAAAGCTTTAGAAACTGACACACTACATTGGCGAGTCCTGATTAATGAAGTAGAGTATCTCGCAAGTGAAGTAGAAGTCAATGTAAAGTTAAGGACTACAAAAGATTGGATTGAAGGAGTAGGGTATAAGTGGCACATAACGTGTGAAAGTGATACAATTATTTGGGAAGGTAGTAAGTGTATAATAAACTAATTCAAATTTGAAAAATGAGATAAAATAAATTCAGCTAAGAATAATGTATATAAGACAAACAATACTATATGTAGTCAGTATAATGATAGTATACCTGATATGGTTAAGAGTGTATATAAAGAATAAAAGAAATAAATAAAACAATATGATAGGAATAATAGTAGTAATGATAGTAAGTGTAATAGTAATGTATAACCAACATAAGAACTATATAAAGGATAAGAAAAGAATAAAGGAATTAGAGGAAAGATTAGAGGAATACTACAATAAGCGAGAGAATCAATTACTGAAACGATTTAGAGACATAGAGCAACAATAAGATAATATGAAAGGAATTAATAAGTGGATAGTTCTAATTGAATTGATATTGATTGTAAGTATCTTTTGGCAAGTTATATTAAAGGATTGGAATAAGGTACCTGTTGTAAAGGATTACTTTGCATTATTGATTATAGGGGAACTAATCATTGAGAGTTGGAGTAGAATTAAAACAAAAACAAAATAGTATGAGTAACGAACTAAAAACAAAAGATATATTAGAGGGAATATCGTTTATATTAATGTGTATTGCGATAATAGGTATGGTATGTGTACTATATGAAGTGAAGGAGTTAAGAGAACTTACAAAGGATGCAAGTAACTTTAGAAGTATAACAATGAGAAAGTAAATAAGATATGATATTATTAAAAGAGAATGAAACTATACGAGCAGGCAAGATAGTACAAATTAAAGATAAAAAGATAGTAGGTGTGAAACGAAAAAAGAAAGCCTCAAAGATATTTAAACAATACAAACATTTATTTAGTTAGTATATCAATCAATGGTATATCAAAATAAATAATTCAGTGTTAATTTGTGGGTGAAAGTGGTAAATTGTGTTAAAGAGTGTCAAAAGTTTTTATGTATCAAAATAAAATACTTACATACTTACACACTACATAAACGAACATATCAATAAAAGTATATCAAACAAAGTCAATATATCCTGCACATTCACACATTGAAACGGATTTTTTCTCCATACGAAATAATACACCGAAAAATATTCTGTTGTAGCACGGACCTGGTAGAAAAATATTCTGTCAAACCCTTACTGGCAGTGGATTGCACGGGTTTAGTAAAGTGAATTTATTTTAGTCGTCCTCTGAAACTCAATGTGGGCAAGGGTTGCACGGGTCCTGCTGATATTAGTCAAATATATTTAAAAAAGTAAAGTAATCCCTTTACCGAATCCCGGAAAAGTAAAGTTAAAGGTTGACCTGTGCAACTCGTTGATAATCAATATGTTGGTATAACTGACTGATTTTCAACGCATTAGAGTGTTCTTATATAAGATATTATGTTAAATGAGTAACTTATTCAGTATCAATGAGTTATGCTCAAAAAGACATATAACTGATATTATGTTAAATCCCGGCCCGTAACTGGTTGATTTTCAATGAGTTATAACAGATTGATTCTTAATGACTTACACATAGTAAAAAAATATATGTGCAACTGGTTGATTGCCCATAAAAACTTTTCAAAATAGTTTCAAAAGTCCATTGCCAGGACCTTAAATAGTCGTATCTTTATGTATTGGGTTGAGAGAATGACCTATCACATATAAAAAATTGTAATATGAATAATAGAATGACAAATGAATTTAACTTTTATACGGAAGTCGCGTATAATACGTCTCGTAACGAAAAACCTCAATATCGTAATTTTTCGGCTAGTAAGTTTAACATACCTACAAAACCGAATAGTATTGTTGAGTTTAAAGACTTTATGGGTCGTACACATAAGGTAGTGTGTAAAAATAATACCGAAGTGAAAAAACAGATGAAGTTTTTCGCTGAGTTGAAAAAAGAGTCTTTGACTATTTCACAAATTATTTCATCTTATCCTATCAAATTGGGTAAAGTAGAAAAGAAGTTTGTTAGTCAATGTCGTAAAGAGTTGAAACAAACTTTAGGTTTGTCAAAACGAGCTATTGATATAGTGTTAGGTTAATCTAACACTATTTTTGTTTAATCATTAAAAAAGTAAAGTATGAAAAGTAAAGAAAATGTAAAGAGTAACTACTCTATAAAGAAAGTCAAAAGAGTATTGAGAATGAAAAGTGAGAACTTTAAACCTGCTGAATTTGAAGTATATAAAGTAACAGGTCCTAAAGGTATCAAAAAGTTTTTCAGTAATAGAAAGGACGCGAGTGAGTTCGTTAAAAAACATACCGATACAAAAATGAATATCGTTGATGTGTTTACTGAAATCAAAAGAATAGAAAATATTAAATTACCAATTAAAATAATACAATAATATGAATAAGAATATAACACCAACACATTTACAAAGTCCAATTGATACACCAAACGAAATATGGGAGTCAAAAGTAGGATATGATAGTATTAACAAAAGAATGATTGCAAAAGTATATAAACATTTATACAATGCAATGGAGTTAATGAATAAACCAGCATGGACTACAATCATTAGTTTAATGTTAAAAGAAGATGGTAGATTGCATGAAGTGAAAGTAAACGGATACTATTCAACGATTAGAAAGAATTTAAAAGATATCAAAGTAATCAAATACAATGGTCGTAAGGGATTGGAGAAAGGTGAGAATTGGGATAGGTTTTATAGTGATGAAGATTGGAGTTGGTTTAGAACTAACACAAATTCAGGTGGGTATGGTACAATAGTAAAATAAAATAAATAAAATAGAATATGAGTAAGCATTTAACATTACACCTTATCAACCACCAATTAAAAGTGTGGGAGAAGGTATTACCTGAAGTTCACCAATCGGATAAAGTTTGGTTTGCATTTGTATTAGGGAAAATTAAAAAACTAAAATCGAAAAAACAAACTTATCTTTGTCGTAAGAAACCACAAAAACTAATTGTGCAATATACGAACAAAGAAGAAACAAATTTTTCAATAGATAAAGAGATTAAGAAATGGTACGAAAGAAACGAAACGATAGAAACCATGTAGTATATGAGATAGTCAATACTGAAAATGGTAAGAGTTATATTGGTATTACTGCCGCAATAGGTAGACGTTTCCACTACTCTGCGAAATTAAGATTACAAAAACACTTTAGTCGAGCGAGAAAAGAAAACAAAAACTGGTCCTTATACAACGATATGAGAGAACATAGTGAGTCAGTTTATGATTTGTTTATCCTCAAAGTAATTAGAGGAAAGAAATCCGCTCACGAATATGAAACGAAACAATTACAAAAGTTTCATTATGAATTAAATTCAACACATTAATATGCAAAGGTCAATACCCTGGTACCCAATGAACGAAGTAATTAAAAACATTAAAAGATAATATATGAATAAGAAAGTAAAAGAAATTAAGCTAGGTAAGAGAGGTTATAAAGCTGTAGTGAAGAATAAGAAATTCAATTTCGGTGATGGTAAACATATCTACGAAGTGATTGAGTTATCAGGTCCCAAGATGGACAAACCTCGTATCTTTGTTGACGAAGAAAGTGTTCGTAAGTATGTAGGTGAGATTGAAGTAGAAACTAAAATGGATAAGTTAGAAACCTCATTGATAAAAAATGTATTGAGTAAGAAAGATAAAAAGGAATTGATTGCAACTAATGCATTAGAGGGTGCATTGGTTTCAAACAAATTGTCATTGGACACCGCTTATAGTACATACTACAATGGTGGTAGTATCAATGTAGAATCAACAACCGCAAATGGTGAGGACACCGATAAATAATTAATAAATAAAAAAGAAACAAAATGAGTAAAGTGAAAACAACAAAAGTAAAACAAATTATTGGTGAAACAATGCCACCAAATACATGGACAGATAAATATACTAAACAATACACAGACTTCTATCATCTTTGCATGCAGACTGCAAATATATATGATAACTCTGCTTTAAGAGAAGATAGGGAATTTTCAAATTCAACACTTCAATTGGTACAAAATTATTTAATCAATTCAGGTAGGCAATATGTACCTGGTATCGGTTCATTGTGTATATACCTAAATACCAATAGACTTAGTAAGAAACCTTGGAGAAAATCAAAAGAAAGTAATGAATTAGCTTATCAATTTTCAGATAAACGTACGAAATCAAGAACTGCAATCAATAATGTAGTAGCTAAAAGAAAATAAATTATAAACAAAACAAAATAAAACAAAATGAGTAAGAAAGTAAAGAAACAAAAAGTAAACTATTCCAAATTGAGTCAAACACGTATTCAAGAATTAATAAGTGATATGTTTGATGAAGCAATGCAATATGAATATGAAGCAAAAGAAAAAGCATTAAATATCGTATTACAAGAATTTTTCACAGGTACATTATCCGACAAAGGAAACCTTGAAGTTGCAGAATTGTATATGAAAATGCAAAAGAAATTAGACCGAGTGGATAATATCCAATTCCAATGGGCAAAATAAATTTGGTAATGTCAAATATTTGTCGTATATTACATATAACAAAGACATTAACACAATAAAGATACAAACGAAGCTGAGGTAAAAGCGACCCGCCTCAATGGAGTTTGAACAATTAATAACTTAATGGGAAGCAAAAAAATAACATGGCAAAGAAAATTGCAACAAAAGTGAACTATCAAGTAACTGAATTAGTAAACAACTTAAACGAAGCGAGTACGACTTTGAGTGAACAAAAGAGAGATTTTTATACAACTAAAGCTCTTTACAACGCAAAAAGATTATCATCTATTTTGAATAAAGCAAAAGTAGGTGCGATGTCTTTAGTATTAGTATTAGGTTTGGCTAGTTGTGGTTCTGCTTCAACTGAAGCAACAACTGATTCAACAACAGCAGTAGTAGATACAACTACAACACAAACAGTTGATACTTTACAAACACCTTCAGCTGAAGTTGTTGAAGTAAAATAATTTAGTACGGACTATTAGTTCGTACCAATGAAGCGGTGAAAGTGTAATGGTTACCTCACGGACGTAAAAGCCCATGGGTTGCACGATAGTCATCCAGACTAAAGGGGTTAGTTCAAATCTAGCTCACCGCTCTATATCAAAGTTATCTCGGTTACTTTACAAATAGGTTATTCTCCGATTTACTTTACAAGAAAAACTTTGATAGTTAACAAAGTGGTACCCCGAGAGTACCACTTTTTTTATAACCATATTAAAACGAATATGATATATTTAAAAACGCCTATAACAAAATTAGGTAGAGAACCTGCAGTGCGAATTGCAAATATGGTCCTGAGATGGTGTCGCACGAATATGGGAGTAAACAAACGAAAGAAGTTTGACCCTATCTGGTCCGTAGTGAAAGGATATGACACCGATTGTGGTGCATATGACGCGGACGACAATGAGGTATGGATATACTGGGACCAATGTAGTGATGTGAGAGAGTTAATCAATACGTGTATACACGAATGGACACACCAACTACAACCAATAAGAACGAAATACTATAAGTACCCCGGTTCATATAGTAGAAACCCGTATGAGAGACAAGCAAGAAGAAACGAAGATAAGTATACACCGATAGTGTGGAAACAAATTAAAGATAAGATAAATAAAAAGTATAAAGATGGACTACGCAATTAAGAAGTTAAAACAAGACGAGATAGTATTGATGAAGAAGATTAAAGGTCTGCAAGACGGCAAACCGAAGTGGGCTGCTAGTGAGCAGTTAAGTGAAATCAGGTCCGCAATTGCATTGTTAGATAGATACAATGAGATGACCGCTGAACAAATGGAGGATGAGGAAGAATACCTTAAAGAGTTATTCACGCAGAGTCCACCCAAAGCAAAAGCTTAATCGGACAATCTTAATAAAAATAAATTCAGTTAAGTTATAAAACATAGTAGTATGAATACAATAGTAGAGACAATCAATAGTATAGACATAGATAGATTACATAGTATAGAGAAAGAAAGAGAGAAGGTATTAGCAGATGAGAACTTTCAACATTGGTGCAAAGAGATGAATATAGGTTGTAGAGTAGAAGTGAAAGATTATCGAGCAACTGAACTCATGCAACAATATAGTAATTATCCTAAGTGGGTAAGTAGACAATTTTAAAGAGAAAAGTTTTCATTGGTTTTCATATTTTTATTTTAATTACAAAGAGCTCCTAATCATAGGATGAACCGATAGCGTAAATGCTGTCGGTCTCTTTGTGCTCATTTTTTTGTGGCGGGGTTGGAGAGAAACGAGTAACAGTTTCATGTCGCTCAAAAAAAGCGCGAGTTGTAAAACCGGGTCGGATACGTGCGAATACCGGGGTCCAATTTTTTACCTATAGCTCTTTTTTGACATGATGTATGATACACACATATACCCTTTAACTGAATTTCTTTTATCTAAGATATTTATGTGTACAATAAACATTCAGAAATGATTAAGTTAAAAGAGGTATTGGTTAAAGTGTTAGAGGGTAGGTGTGAAAGATTAGAAGGAGAGAGTGATGAGGATTTTATAACTCGTTGTGGTAATCAGGGATGGGGTAATGACGGAGGTGTAGGCATCAATCTTACTCCACACATGTCTACTATCATGCAAAAAAAATTAGTTATACCAATTCCAACCAAAAAGAAACCTTATTAAATCTATTCTATATGTTAAAAGAAGAAGTCTTTGACAAAGCTGCACAAGAGTTTGGCACATCTATTGGAGTTGCAAAAATCTTTTCTTTGCAACCATTAGAGGAAGTAAGAGATGAATTTGAAAAGAAAGAGTATAAAGAATATGAAAGAAAATTAACTATTAACTATATAATAACAGATGCAATCTATATGGGATTGTATAAAGAACTACAAAGAACGATATACGATATAAGAGTAAATCGTAAAACTACTATTAAGGATGAATTAAAGTTATATAGAAAGGCATATAAAGAAATAAGTAATGAGTATTAAGTTAATCAATCAAAATTCGGAAAGATATACAACCGATGGCAAGAATTGGAAGATATCTGCATCAAACGATATTAAACCTATATACCTGCCTATTGGTACACCACTTGCAAACCTTAAACCAGTTATTAAAGGAAATGGTATTATAGTAAAGATAGGTTTAGATTATTTATGTTCTCCACAAACACTTAACGATATAAAAGACTCAAAGAACCCACACTATGATATTGTAGAGAATGGTAAGATAATGGTTAAGGATAAAGAAGTGGGTATGGGTAAAACAATTAAGATTATTGAATTGGACGTAACCCAACTACAAAAGAGTATAGATAGTAGAGATTTACAGAATAGACAGGCAGGCGTTGTAGATGTATCTTATATAGATGATGCAGAAAACGGATTAACAGAAGGTATACCCAATAAGTTAATAGACCAAATTAATTATACATTAGATAAGGTAAGTAAACGACCATCCGATAAGTTTGAAGTGGTAGACTATGAAAAAATGGTAGATAAACAATTAAACCCTCACTATACGTTTGTACCTATTGCAACAGTAACCGACCAAGAAAAAACTATTTTCGACCCACTCAAACTACAAACCTTTCTTATAGAGTTAGATAAACAATTAGATTTACTCAGAAAAGATTTTAATCGTATTAAGAGTACTTTCTTTGATGGCATAATACCTACTCCTAATATCTATGGTATAATTCAAAAAGACCTTATTGCAGAGTCCGATAGTGACGAAGACAATCATAGTGTTAAGAGTACTGAAAGTAGTACATTAGTATCCGTTGAAACTAATCCTATTAATACTATTAAGACTGATTTAGACGATGCTAAAAAAGAATTAGATAAAGGTTTGTCCGATATAGAGAGAAAGGCAAAAGAAGATAGAGCAAATGTAGAAAAACAAATACAACAAGGCCAAACTACGGATGCACAAAATCAAGGGTATCTTGCTCGTAAGGTAGTAGAACTACAAGAACAAATTAAGAAACTACAAACTAAATAAAAGTTATGTCAAAACTAAAGTTATTAAGTGAAACCACAATTAAATGGATGGAGAATATCGGAGTAGTGATGAGAATCATTGCATTTGGTACTCTTTCTATTATGGGACCTGATACTCCTTTTCTTTGGATGTGGATATGGAATACTATCGATGCCGTTATTTTAACTTATGCTGCATGGGAAAGAGATAACCGTGCATACATTATATTGAATGCCTTTTGGTGTTTGGTTGGTATAGTCGGCATCTGGACATCAATTTATGGTAATGGTATCTCTCATTAATACTATATTACTAATCTTAAGACTTATAACCATGTCCATTGTCATTATGGGTGGTGTATTTGTCGTTTCTATGTATTGGGTGATATATTTTCCTATATGGTATCTAAAGCGTCTTAAAAGAGACCTAATGAAGAAATAAACACAATACTATGATTTTATCAAAACATGAATATAAAGATAGAGAACCAATTATTTGTATTCCAAAGTGTGGTATTCGATTTGTAAGAAATTCTAATTGGATAAACCAATCGGAAGTGGATATAGACCCAAATTCACCTAATCCACCAATCGATATTACACAAAATTCAATTGTAACATATAGAAATCCGTGTGAACATATCATATCGGCGATTCAAACCGATTATGTGTGGGGAAATATAGAGGGCAAAATACACACCTCCAATAATCGTAAACAAGATTGGAATTTGGATGTAATTATTGAAAATATGATTGATGATAAATCCGAACATTGGTCTCCAAACTTATATAAAAATCTGTATCGTATATGGAATATTTTTGGATTCAAAATGATACATCTAGACAAATTGTCGGAATTTTTTGATTATAAAATTGAATATAAACCCGAATTATATGATTCCCATAAAATGAAACATTTTAAATCAAAAGTTGAAATTTTATCTATGATATCAAAAGACAAATTGGATGAATTATATATTTTATGTGACAAAGATGAGTTATGGTTAAAACGAATTTTAAATAATGAAAGAGGACTGACATCATACGACTTATTAATGGAAAAACAAAATGAAATTGATAAATTGGAAGATGATATATTGAATCTTAAAATGAAATTAAAAAGTATAATAAGTATAAAAAGAGAATTGATATAGACTATCAATAGAAGGTATGTTCTAAAAATTTTCTTAAAAAACGACTTTCTCCCCCAACCCCCACCCCAATTAATTTAAACAATATTATAAAATATGAATAAGATATGGTTTTTTGGTGATTCTAATACTGAGGGATATAATAAATCTTATCGGTGGGCAGATGAATATATCAAATGGAAAGGGTATGAACCCAAATTTTGGCCAGAAATTCTTGCGGATAATTTAGAATTACCATTTCGAAATTGTGCTAAAGGTGGTAGTGATAATTATACGATATTAGATTCCATTATAAAACAAATCAATAACATCAAAGATGGTGATTATATAATAATAGGATGGTCATCAATAACAAGATTTAGACTAGCAGATATGTCTAACAAATTTTTCCATACAATAATTCTTAATCATTTACCAGATTTACCACTTATAAGTGAGAGGACTTTACAAGAAATTTTAGTAAATAGAGATTCCGAATTATTTTTAAAAGAAATAATGGGATGGATGGATTTGTTAAATTATACATTTAAAAATAACAAAATAGTTTATTGGTCAGCTTTTTCCGAATTTGAAAAAAGTAAAATAGTAAATAATTTATATTGGTCATATTATAAAGGTAAGATGGAAATAATAAATGAAACAAAAGGCGTAATAAATGACCACCACCTATCCGAATTTGGCTGTAAAGTATTGGCTGATATAATGATTAATTATATTAATAACAATGGTTCAACATTAATATAGATTTTATTTTTTTGAATAAAATTGATTTATTTGGAAAATTCAATAATTATTTGTATATTTAATTAAATTATTATATTCATGCAAATTGACGAAATCATTAGTCCTGATATTGAAAGTCAAATTCAAAAAGTTGAGAATAGAGTAGATGACCAAATGAAAAGTGGTGTTGAAGTATTTGACATCAAAGTCGATTTACTACAATATATGCGTCAAACTGTTTTTGCAGAGAAAGGCAAAGGATTGGAGATAGAACATAAATTCCATTTTCAAGATATAGAAGAACAAGATTGTTTGTTATTACAAGTTCCTAATATCAATGAATCAGGTTATTATTCCGGCATAGTTGGTTTAAAGTCTTGGATAGACAAATATGAACCCGAATTAAGGGTTGCAATCATTGACCCAGTAATTGACTATTTCTTTTTAAATCCACCGGATAAGCAAGGTGAGTTTTTCAATTTATTTAATACATACTCCAAACAAAGTCAGTTTCATCTATTATATAATTTTCAGGAAACATATGATATTGCATACGGATTCGTTGGTAGATATTTAGAGAAAGCAAAGCCTAAATTTTTAGGATTTAGTATTATCGATGGTAATATAGATGCAACACTTGCAATTGCAAAATTAGTAAAAGAAAAATATCCAGAGGTTAAAATTTTAATTGGTGGTAATGGTGTTGAAGTGTTAGACTTTGGTAGATTACCCAATTCAAATTATAAAACAAACGAATATACTTTCATCGATGCAATCAGTAGAGGTGATGGTGAGATGACATTTGTAGAAATACTTAAGTCAGATTGGAGTGAGGAGTCCTTAATGTCTATACCTGGATTAATTTGGCAATTAAATGGTATTTTTATCCACAATAAAATGAGAGCAAATATTCCAATGGATGCATTACCTATTCCGGATTATAGTTCTTTAGAAGATAATTTTTATTATAAGTCAGTTTATCAGGACACTAAACCTATTACAATGAGTAGAGGTTGTCCTTATCGTTGTTCGTTTTGTTCAGTACCGGATTATATACCTGAATACCGATATAGAACCGTTGAAAATGTGTTAGAGGAATTAGAAGGATGGGTTGCAAAAGGAAAGAAGTATTTCTTTTGTCACGATTCAATTATCAATGGTAATCCAAAGTGGTTAAAAGAATTGTGTGAAAAAATTATCGAAAGAGGATTAGATATTAATATCGGTGGTAATGTTAGACTACAATCTCAAATGAGAGATATAGAAACTATAAGATTATATCGTAGAGCAGGACTAACAAAGTTTATTACAGGATTCGAATCTTATTCCGAACCAGTTCTTAAACATATGAAAAAATACACCGATGTTCAAGGTGTGAGAGAAATTTTTGAAAATGTAAGAAAGGTAAATGAAGAAAATAAGGGAACTGAATTTGAATATCCATTGTTGTTTGGTATGCAAATCATTGTTGGATATCTAAACGAAACCGATGAAGATTTTCAAAAAACTTTAGACTTTGTAGAGGAATTTAGAGATTGTATGGCAGAAATAGTAACCTGTTCCGTATTTTTATTACATCAAACTCTATTAGTAAAGTGGAGAGATGTGGAGAAACAATATTTAGAATATGAGAATGGTGTTAATTTCACAACAAAGTGGAATACACCAATGGATAGGTTAAGAAGAATTGAACAAGCTGAGGAGACATTTAAAAGAATAGGAATACCATATTCAATCTATAATAGAGGATTATATTTAGAATTAAAAGAAAAACAAGAAACAGGATCACAATCATACACTATAATCTCAAATGAGATTGAAACCATTGAAGAACCTATTATCTTATTTGAAGACTTAAACGATATTCCAAAACCTCAATATGGAAAAAAAATAATATAATTTTATTTAATTAATTTATATTTATAGACAAATAGAAACATAAAATATGAGAACAGTATTATTAGGAACCGACTTTGTATATAATTCGGTAGGTAATTTATTACCAATTGAAACAAACACAAATTCAGGTATCAACAGACTAACACAAGAACAATATAATAGTTTATTTAATTTAGATGAATTATCCAATTTCATAACTACCAATAACTTTACTAAAGTAACATATATTGGTGGCATAAGACAATTTCACGATAAATTAGAAATTTTATGTACTGGTTTAAATATTGAATATGCTTTTGAGGAAGTAGGTGGTAATATAACTATCCCACACGTTGATGATTCCGATACACATCTAATTATAAGAAGTGCATATGATGTTACGGCGATATTGGATGAAACTTATTGTAAGGATAAAGTTAATTTTTTAAAGTTAATCCAATCTACTGAATTTGGCCATCAATTTGCATATAAAAATGAAAATGACGAACTTATATCAAATATAACAACGATATCGGATAATGGAGTACATCCAAATTTTATTTTAAAAGCTAAATATCCGGTATACGACAGAAACGAATACCCTAAATTTTATAAAGTAACTACATTGGAAGAATTAGATGTGGTATTACAAAATGTAACCGATGAATATTTTTTAATGGAGTATCATTTAAATTTAAATAAAATTGAAAATAATGTAGTCAGTATAGTTCGTTCATATAATTTATTATATCCATCGACATTAGAATCTATTTCAATTGGTGCATATACTAAACATGGTAATGTACAATTGTATGATAATGTTACTTATAATTCTGAAACTTTCGAAATAGACTCAAACTTTAGAAAGTCATATATCACAAACACCCAAGATATTAGTAGGCCTAAATTGTTAGACACCGATTTGGTAATGATGGCAGATGGTACATATAAAACAGGATTAGAATTACAAGCTGGTGATATAATAAAGACTATTAAATTATATGAAAATCAACCAAATTTAGATTCATCAAACGAATTACGAAATTATCAAGTTGATTTTAATGAATTTTTATCAAATTCAACATTTAGTACAAATGTCGTTCAGTTTAAAACAAAATCAAATGTATTATCACCAATGACAACAATTACATTTGATGATAATACAACATGGCAGGATACATCCATATCACAATATCTTATAAAGAGAGGTGATATTGTTAAATGGACAAAACTTCATTCCGAAGATGAAGAAGTAGATATGTTACAAATAGGTGATAAAATACTTTTAGTACAAACGGATAATTTAGAAACAATTGAAGTAAACGAAAAAACTGTAACAAATATAACAAATAGTGTAGAAGGATTTGATGGATGGCAGATTGGAGTTCAGGATGAACACTTATTCTTAACTAAAACCGATGATGGTATGTTTGTAGCAATCGAACATAACTTTCAATGCCAACGTTGTTTCGTATTTGGTATCGGAGCTGGTGGATGTAATAAAATGTACGAAACCTGTACTTACAATTATAATAACCCTTGTTATGATGGTGGTAGAGTTTGTTTGTATTTATAATAAAATAAAATATTTAATAAAATGACTATACAAGAAATTACAACAATTAATACTATAATGACCCAAATAGGTGCATTAATAGTAAGTGACAATTCTTAAATTTTTTCAATTAATAAGTTATGAATTTTACTGAAATAATTAATGCTTGGATAATTTCATTTAATCCAACTGAATCCCAAAGATTGTTGGCATTAAATAGAGCTAACATATGTAATGGATGTGAGTATAAAAAACTTATATTAACAAAACCTATTTGTTCGGCATGTGGGTGTCCGATATCCAAAAAAATATTTTCAGAGAATCAAAATCCATGTCCAAAAGGTAAATGGAAAGATGTAGATGATGAATTTTTTACAAAAGTAAAATCAGAATCAAAGAGGTTACTATAAAAATATTTTAATATGTTACTCATAAATAACGAACTTATTTGGATTTCAATACCAAGGTGTGCATCTGTTTCTTTAATAAATTCATTTGAATCGTCAGTTTTAAAAATTAAAAAATCACCTTTAATAGAATCATTTATTAAAAATAGTAAAAGTAATTTAAAACACTACCATTTAAGAAAAAGTCAATGTATAAATGAGTTTGGAATAAAAGAAACGTTTTGTATTAATAGAAATTGGTTTGATAGATGGTTAAGTGCATTAGAATTTTTTTTTGATGTTTCTAAAAACACACATAAAAATGAACTAATTATAGATTGGAAAGATGTTGATAATGAATTTATCTACAAACATTTCAATACTAATTTTGCAAATGCAATATATTCAGAAAATTTAGAAGAAATGCGGGATTGTTACAATGGTTTTTTTACTAAAATAAATAAAAATTTAACTGGCACTTTATGTATTTTTGGTTCTAAAAACTTTTGGACTGAAAATGAAAAATGTACATACGAATTTGATATTACAGAATTAGATAAATTTACAAGTTTTATATACCAAAAATTTGGTGTAGAATTAAAAATAGTAAAAACTAATGAAACAAAAAAAGAAAATAATAAAATTATATTAAACGATGATTTAAAAAATTTTTTATGGAATACCTTTGAATCAAGATTTCAAAATAAAATAAATTTAATATAATATATGAATTATATAGAAGAATTAAAAACCAAACCAACACAGATAGAAAATTTTTTATCTGAACAAACTGCAGAAACTATATATAAAATAATAGATTCACAACAAGATTGGATAACATCTTCTAATCATAAAAAATCTTATGAATTTGAAAAATCTAAATTTAAAAAAGGTGAATTTTCTTATTGGTTTGAAAAGATTGAAAATACAGAATTTATCTATGATTTATTAAAAATGTTAAATTTTGAATTTAAATTAAGTAATTTACTTAATGACAAATTTTTCATACCTCAAAGTATTTTTATTTCAAAATATACATATGGTAGTTTTCTTTCAAAACACAATGATTCGGTGTTTGATAGAAAATATGCATTTGTTTATAATTTAACAAAAGATGTAGATGAAAGTAAAGGTGGGTGCTTGCAATTTGTTGATAAAAATGATAATATTACACATAAATTATTACCTAAATTTAATAGTTTAAATATATTTGATGTTGAAAATATTAAAGATTTACATCTCGTCGATGAAATAGTTGATAAAACCTATAAAAGATATTCAATAAGTGGTTGGATTATTGAAAACGATATTAAAATAAAAAGTAAAAATAGCTTAATATGATTAATGAAATGAATGTACATAGATACAAAGTAAATTTTCCATTTGTAAAGGAAGATTTGATTAGAAAAATTTATGAAAATGTAGGATTATTTTCTCATAATTTATCATACGACTATCCAGGTATCCAAACAGAGCTTATATTAAAATGTAAAGAGATAGATTATATACTTAATTTTGGTGTAGAAAAATGTAAAGAGTTATTTTATAAAGATAAAAATATTGAAAATGCAGATTATTGTATCTATCCATGGGCTCTTATATTAAGAAGTGACACTACACAATCCCATTGGCATAATCATATGGAATTTTCAAAAACAGTCAAAAGTTCCATAATAAGTGATTATACCTTTACATATTATGCTCAAATGCCAAATAATTTAGAAAAAAAAGATGGTAGATTGGGGTTTATACATAATGAACAAGATATACTCATTTTACCTGAAGAAGATGAACTATTTGTTTTCCCTGCAGGGTTATATCATAGACCCGAAACATCTCCAAATTCGGATAAGGATAGAGTTGTTATCGCAGCAAATGTTTTATTTACTATTCCAGCTTTCAAAAATAAAAAAACATTAATGTAAGATGAAATGGATACAAACGAAGAAATACTAAAAAAATATATATGTACAACTCCATTTGAATATTTAGAAGCACATAAAAATGGAATATATAGTTGTTGTCCATCTTGGTTACCCAATAAAATTTCCAATTTAAAAGATATTGAAACTGCTTGGGAGAGTGACGAATTAAAAAAAATACAAGAATCAATTTTAGATGGTTCATACAAATATTGTTCAAAAACACAATGTCCGTATTTGTCTGAATTGTTAATTAATAAAAACATACCACAGGGGTTTAAACATATAACCAATTTTAATGTTAATGATTATAAAAACGGCCCGACTAATATTAATTTTGCATTTGATAGAAGTTGTAATCTATCATGTCCATCTTGTAGAAATGTGGCAATTATGGCGGATGGAGCGGAATTGGAATTTATTGATAATACAATAAATAAAATTGTTGATGTTTATGGTAAAAATATAAAGATGTTATATCTTTCAGGTTCTGCAGACCCATTTGCATCCAAATCAATTAGAAAATTATTACTAAATTTTGATAATAAAAAATTCCCAAATATAAAACAAATTCATTTACATACCAATGGATTATTATTAAATGAAAAAATGTGGAATAGTTTAAGCCACATACACCATTTAATAAAAACAATAGAAATAAGTATAGATGCATCAACTCAAAAAACATATGAAATTATTAGAAGAGGTGGGGATTGGGGCGTTTTAATTGAAAACTTAAATTTTATTTCTAAATGTGAAACAATAAAAAAAGTTAGAACTTCATTCGTTGTACAAGATACAAATTACACAGAGATGGACTCATTTTATAAATTGATGAAAAATATACTTAAAGAAAAGGTTGAAATATATTTTAATAAAATTACAAATTGGGGAACATATACAGATGGTGAATTTTTAATAAAACAAATATGGTCAGAATCACACCCTGAATTTAAAGAATTTTTAAATCAAATAAATAAAGTTTGTTTTAATCAAATGTGCATTCATAATATGAATGATATAATTAAAAAACACAAATTAAGAAAAAACTTATCAAAACTTTTATGATATTAAAACAAAAAATATTATTTAATCAACAAGAATGTCAATCAATTATTGATATATCAAAATCAAAAAAACAAAATTGGAACTATAAAGATAGAATGTATGAATCAATGAGTATAGAATATAATAAAAATACTATTTGGTTATTTGATAAGTTGAAGGAGTTTTTACAAAAGGAAACAAACATTACAATCAGAACAATAAACAAAAGGATACATTTTCATAAATTTACAAAAGGTGCATGGTTTGGAAAACATAATGATATTAGAGATAATAGAGTTTACGCAGTGGGTGTATTATTGAATGATGATTTTGAGGGAGGAAATTTTAAATTATATAATTCGGATGAATATGTGTTAAATAAAGAAATAGGAAATACCTATATATTTGATGTAAGAATTGAACACGAAATAACACCCATTTTAGAAGGAGATAGATATTCATTAATTTGGTTTTTACAAAATGAACACATAAAATTAGAAACAAATAAATTAATATGAAGCCAAACCTTTATATATGTGGAGATAGCTTTGTTGATTGGGATTTACCTAAAATACATTGGGTTGATTATTTATCTAATCACTATAATATTATAAATTTCGGTAAATATGGTTCTGATAATCATTCAATAGTTTATCAAACTGGAAATATTCCAAATCATAGAGAAGGAGATAGAATCGTAATCGTATTTACTGCACCTGGAAGATTTCCAAGAAGATATTTTGGAGATAGAGAAACGAATCACAATATAAAATATTTAAATTGGGAGTGGTATAAAGACAAATCGTTTGCAAAAAAATTATTAGAATTAAGAGTTAAAGAAACGGAAAGTTGGCTTGCTGACGGTAGAAACGATGAAATACTATTTATTAAAAAGTTAAAATATTTTTATAAAGAATATGAACCAATATTTGTAACGTGGAATGATGATTTTTATGAAAAAACAAAAGAGTTTGTAGAATTAATACAAGTATCTTCTATTGCGGATGAAGGGGGTAATCCAATGGATTGGCATCCAGGTTGGCAAGGTTGTTATGACTTTTACAAAAAAATTTATAGTTTATTAAATACGAATGAACCAATTGTAAAATTTGAGAATAAAACAAATAAAATTATATAAATTATGGAGATATTTAAAAATAAAATTGATTATAACGATATTGATATAATATTAAAAAATTATAATTTTGGAAATGAAAACAATAAAATAAAATCATATCACGATTTTAAAAACGTAATAAATTTAAAAGATATATTTTATTGTGATTTAACTAATAATATATTGGTCGATACCATATCAAAATATATAACATTAGAAAAAGATGAAATAATATATTCATTACATTATATAAAATATGAATCTGGATATTTTGCTAAAAAACATTTGGACATCAAATCAAGTAAAACATATTTGATTATGTTAAATGATAATTTTGAAGGGGGACAATTATATGTTAATGAAGAGTTGATTGATTTTAAAAAAGGAGATATGGTAACATTTGACGGCAAAACCGAATATCATGAAGTTAAAGAAATAACATCTGGTTGTAGAGAAATAATGGCAGTATGGGTATCTAAAAATTTAAAATTAAGTTCATTAATTTAAATTTGGTATTATCAAAAATTTGTCGTATATTAGAGTATTATAAACAATTAAACTCTAAATTATGAAACAAAAGACAGAACAAGAATTAAAAGCAAATTATGACCGATTTATAGGTATAATTAAAAAATATTTCACAGGAGAAAGATTGGAGAAATTACTCCATATGTATTCCGAAGAAGAATTGGGTGTTAACCTTACACTATCGGCCGCATCTGGCTCAAAACACTATCATAACGCATATATAGGTGGGTATATAGACCACATCTTTAATGTATGTAAGAACGCTCTTAAAATGAGAGACCTATTTGTATCACAGGGTGGAGAGATTGATTTCACCGAAGAAGAATTGATATTTAGTTGTCTACATCACGATTTAGGAAAGCTGGGTGTTAAAGGTGAATTACATTATTTACCAAACCAGGAAGAGTGGTCTCAAAAAAAATACGGAACTTTATTTGTTCGTAATGAGAATATTCCATATATGACACTAACCGATAGAACTTTTTTTACATTGAACCATTACGGCATTCAGTATAATGAGAAAGAATATTTTGCAATTAAACTTACCGATGGTATGTATGATGAAGATAATCAAAAGTATTTAGCAGGTCACGACTTAAAGAAACAATTGGTTTATAAGTTACAATTTATTATGCATTGGGCAGACCATATGTCTACAATCATTGAAAGACAAGATAACATAATTTAATGTCAAAATGTCAAAAGTAGTCCTTTGGTATAGTATTTGGACTATATAGAGTATTATTAACTAAAAACATTTATATTATGTACATGATTGATTACAGTAAATTGTTTGAAGAATTTTTTCCAATCGAACAATCAAAAACAAAAACAACTTATGTTCAAAACAAATTTGCAGTAGACATTAAAGATGAATCTGCATCAATTGCATTATCAGTATTAGGACACAATCCTGATGATATTGAAATCAATTGTTTTGAGGACAAGATTGAAATCAAAGCCAAAAAAACAAAAGAGGACAAAGAAAATCCTTTCAATCAATTAATTTCAGACATTGAAGAAAGAGTTACCGTAGGTAAAAACTTTGATGGTAAAAAAGCAAAAGCTGAAATTAAAAATGGTATTCTCTTAATTACTATTGAAAGAAAAGAAGAGTCCAAACCAAAAAAATTAACCCCGAAATTAGGTTAATTCAGTTATTTTTCGTATATTGAAAAGGTAGGAGATTAAACACTTCTACCTTTTTTATTATAAACAAATATTTATTACTATGATATACAACGAAAAAATACAAATGTTATTAGAATCTTTAGACGGAAAATTAAGGATTTTACAAAACGGAATTACTGGTGCACAATCAATGACACCATCAGTTGCTCACACTACTTTAGAAGATGCAAGAAAGATAGTAGAGAGAGTTGCCGAATTAACCAGAATCAATCGATAAATGAATTGGCTTAAATACTTAGTCGGATTTTCTGCACTAATTATTGCCGGATGTGCAGCTTACTTCTCCGTAACAGGTTTGGGTGTTCTATTTAGTGGAGCAGCCGTATCAGTTATGGTAATGGCCGGTGCATTAGAGTTTGCAAAGTTAGTTGCAGCAACTTATTTAAAACAAGAGTGGGAAAACATTAAGGGGTTTAATAAGTGGTATTTGACCTCTGCAGTTGCATTACTGATGTTAATCACTTCTGCGGGTATATTTGGATATCTTTCCAATGCATTCCAATCTCAGTCCTTAAAATTGCAACAGGTAGATAGAGAAGTTTTAGTCTATACTACGAAAATTGACCAAAATACCGCTCAAATTACCCAATTAAACGCCCAATTGGGTCAGTTATCCTCAACACAAAACACAATTTTAGACAAAGGTAAGGTAAATTCTCGTCTTTTACGTTCAATTGACCAAAAAGATAGACAAACAGCTCAAATTAACAAAAAAATTGAAGGTTTACAAACAGAAAATGCTAAAAATAACGAAAAAATCAACGAAATTAAGACCTCAAACTTAGATTTGGAGAAAGAAGTTGGTGGTTTTAGGTTTATTGCCGAAGCATTTGGTATGGAACTGAAAAATGTTGTAAAATTCTTCATATTTTTGATTGTAATAGTGTTTGACCCATTGGCAGTCGCACTTATTATCGCATTCAACGGGTTAATTTCGAATAAAAAACAAAAACAAAAAGAAATTTTAGTTGAAATGATGGAAAATGATGAAAAATTGGGTTTATATGAGGTTTACGGAGATAATATTGTTAACGAAAACGAAAAAAATGAGACTAACAAAAAAGAAGAAGATACAAATGTTGAATCTACTGATGTTGTGGTTGATGATACACCTACTTCTGAAAATGTAGAAGAAAACCTTCCAGATTTAAAATGGGAAGAGTATATGCATCCAGAATTTCCTTGGAATAAAAGAAATTTATGGATAAATAACCCAAAGGCCGTTAATTATTGGTTATCAACTAAGGGTGGTAATGTTAGAGAGTTATCCAGATTGAGAAGTGAAAATGAAAATATTAAAACTTATTAATATTTGGTAAATTAGAATTATTTTCGTATATTAGAAATACGAAATTATAATTTATGAAAAAATATGCATTATTCATCGGAAGATGGCAAACATGGCACAAAGGACATGAGTGGTTAATCAATCAACAATTAGAAAACGGAAAAAATTGTTGGGTTGCAATTAGAGATGTACAAAAGGATGAAAATAATCCTAAATCAGCACAAGAAGTATTACAAGAATTACAAAAAGAACCATTTTTTACAAACAATTGGGATAAAATATTGTTATCGATTATTCCAGACATTGAAAGTGTAAACTATGGTAGAGGTGTTGGATATGAGGTTATATATCACGAACCCCCAAAAGAAATAGAAAAAATTAGTGGAACTGCAATTAGACAAAAATACATTGACTCAAATGGTGATGTAATTATTTATAACATAGATAAAGAAGATGGTAGTAGAGCGTAAAAGACATATTGCCAAAACCATTTCATATCGTATTGTATCAACTTTAATTGGATTTGGTATAATGTGGTGGGTAAGTGGTGATATTAAAATAGGTGCAACATTTGGAGTAGCAGAATTGATTTATAAACCCATTCAATATTACATTCACGAAAGAGTTTGGTATAAGTGGATAAAATACGGATTAAAAAAATAAAATATGAAATTAATAGTTGACAAAGGTTCTAATGGACTAACAACAAAAGAGTTTACGGAGTATCTTAAAACACCGACTCCTAAAACAGAAATTACACAACAAGAATATGATGAATTAAGATTACAATTAAGTGAAGCTTTGGTAAAACATCCAGGATTGGGAATTTCTGCAACACAAATTGGAATTAAAAAAAGAGCATGTTTAATCCAGCTTGGTGATGAAGAATTATTCTTAGTAAATCCAATAATTAAAGAAAAGTCAAAAGAAGGATTTTTATTCTTTGAAGGTTGTTTATCTATACCATCAACATTAAGGTCTCCAATCAAAACAATTAGAGCTTCTAAAGTTGTTATAGCTACGGATAATTTGGGTGAATTAACATTTGAAATTAATCCAGAAGGTGATGAACAAAATAAGTCAGTATCTAAGGAAACTATGATGACAGTTATAGTTCAACACGAAATTGACCATTTAGACGGATTTACAATCAAAGATAGAGTTTATAATACACAGGTTGTCAAAAGAGTTAGTTATGGTAGAAACGATAAAATTGTAATGAAATCTCCACAAGGTGAAATGGTTGAAATCAAATACAAAAATGCAAACAAATATTTTTTACAAGGATACGAAATCGTTTAATTATGTTATACACAATAATCACAATATTATCAGTATTAGTAGTTGCATCATTATTTGTAATTTATAATCTTTTACAAAAATTAGAAAAATACGAAGATATCATCGAAGATAATGATGTATTTTTACAAACGGAATTAGAAAGAAACGAAGCATTACTGGAGGCATTAAGAGAAATCGATTCTCGTGAAATGTTTGAGAAGGACGATGAAGTAGGTTCTATATTTTATCAAATAAAAGAAACCATCGAAAAATTCAAAACACAACAAAATGCCAATTAGAAAGAAAAGGGGGCCGAATCGTCAATATTTTACAAAAGATACGGAAGATGCTATTATTGAATATAATCTAACCGATGACCAATATATTAAAGATAAATTATATAGAGAAAGAATTGCATCTGCATTTGACAAACTTGCAGAAATAGTTTATAATAAATGGAAATTTACTTATTTTGATGATGACCCAAAAGATGTAATGGCAGAGGTTGTTACATTTATGATTGAAAAAATACACATGTATAAGAGTGGTAAAGGTAAAGCATTCTCTTATTTTACTATTGTTGCAAGAAACTATCTTATTTTAAATAATAATGCAAATTACAAAAGATATAAAGATACGGATATAATGTCTGGTTTACCTGAATCATTTGATACTGAAAATAACTTTAGAGAGGAGGAAAGAAATGACGAATTTAGAACTTTTAATGTTAGAATGTTACAATATTGGGATAAACATTTGGAGAATTATTTTCCAAAGAAAAGAGATTTACAGATTGCAGACTCAGTATTAGAATTATTCCGTAGAGCTGAATTTATTGAAAACTTTAATAAAAAATCATTATATTTACTTATTAGAGAAATGACAGGACACCCTACACATTATATAACCAAAGTTGTCAACAAAATGAAAGAAAGGCAAATGGAACTATATAATGAATATGACAAATATGGTGATATAAAAATTTAAGTATGATACAATTAGGTTTATCAGGATTTTACCACGATTCAGCAGCTACAATTGTTATAGATGGTAAAGTTATATGTGCAATCGAAGAGGAGAAACTATCAGGAATTAAACACGATAGTTCTTTTCCATTTAAAGCAATTCAATGGTGTTTAGAATATACAAAAATAACAATTGATGAAATTGATATGGTTTGTTGGTATGAAAACCCAAATGATAAGTATGAAAGAGTTAAAGAAACAATAGGAAAGTGGGGTGGTTTAAGATACCCAATGAAGTGGAGAAAGTTTAATAAAAGATGGAATGAAACCGAAGGTAATTTAAAAAAAATATTGAAATCTATTGGATATGAAGGAATTATTACCTATACACATCATCATTTATCACATTTAGCACTTTCATATTATACATCACCATTTGATACAACAATAGGTTTGTCAATTGACGGAGTTGGTGAAAGACATTCGGTATACGCCACAATGTGTGATAGTAAAGGGTTTCATAAAATACAAACATTACAATTTCCACATTCTTTGGGGTTGATTTATTCGGCATTTACGGCGTATTTAGGATTTAAACCAAACGAAGGTGAATATAAAGTGATGGGACTGGCTCCATATGGTGATGATGCTAGATATCATAGTGTATTTGATAAAGTTGTAACAATAGGTGGTGAATTTGATATTGTAAAAATGGATATGTCTTACTTTACATGGCACACATCGGATAATGATATGTTTAATGAAAAACTTATTGATTTAATTGGATTTCCACCAAGATTTAAAGATGAACCAATTGAACAACATCATAAAGACCTAGCTGCCGCATTACAAAAGTGGTATGAAAGTGCATTATATTTCATTATCAATAGAATTACTAATATTTGGGAATGTGAAAATTTAGTATTAGGTGGTGGATGTGCATATAACGGAACTGCTAATGGTAAAATAAAAAAACATACAAATATCAAAAATGTTTGGATTCCATTTGCACCATCAGATTCGGGTTCTGCAATTGGTGCATGTTTATATCAACATCATATTGTATTAGGCAATCCAAAAGTAAAAGGTGGTGATAATCAATCTCCATATTTAGGTGAAGAATGGAATAGTACTGAATTACTTAAAATCATATTGCAAAACAATAGAAGTAAAGTTGAAATGTTCGATACCAATGAGATGTTGTGTAAATCGGTTGCAAAATTAATTGATGAAGGTAACATTATAGGTTGGTTTCAAGGTAGAACTGAATTTGGTGCAAGAGCATTGGGTAATCGTTCTATATTGGGTAATCCACATTTGCCGGATATTAGAGATAGAATTAATAAGGTTGTCAAAAAGAGAGAGATGTTTAGGCCGTTTGCACCATCGGTTACAATTGAAGATTATCAAAAGTATTTTCTATCAGAAGAAGATGTTCCTTATATGAATCAGGTTGTCAAAGTTAAAAATGGAGTAAACATTCCATCAGTAACCCATGTTGACAATTCGGCAAGGATACAGACACTTAAAAGAGAAGATAACCCACTTTACTATGACTTATTAAAGGAGTTCGAAAAACTAACAGGAACACCTATTTTATTAAATACATCATTTAACTTAAAAGACCACACAATGACAAATGACCCACAAAAAGCAATTTGGACATTTCATAATTGTGATATGGATTACTTGATTTTGGGTAAGTTTTTAATAAGTAAATAATTATTAGTACATAAACATATAAAATGGCAAACGAATTTCAATTATTTGATGGTAAAAATTTATCATCATTATTTAAAGATATATACGAAAATCAACAAAATAAAAAGAAAAACATTTCTGAATTAATTGAATCTTTGAGAAAATTAATTCGTAATGTAGGTGAGGCAACGGTAATTGCACCAATCATAAAAGATTTGATTGAGGTATCGGTTAAGAATGATGACCACTTAATTAAACTTGCAACTATTGCACAAAGACTTGCAGCTGCCGAAGCTAAAGGCATCGGTGAAGATGGTTGGTTAAGTGAACATGAAAAAGAACAATTACTTGCAGATATGGAAGATACGATAAATCAAGTAGAAGAAAAAAATAAAGAGAAATTAACGGATATTCAAATTGAAATTGAAGAAATTAAAACTAAATTATAATGATTGGTGAAACTTATCTAGCAACCGTATACAGAGTTTATACTGAATCGGATAAATCTATAAAAAATGATTTAGAGAAAAAATTAGTACCAGTATATAATGATAATAATGACTTTACGGATACTGATGTTAGATTTTTAGGTGCAATAGAGTATAGGAGAGAAAGTTTTATTAACAAAGAAGACTATGCATTTCCATTTGACAAAAATAATATAACATATCCACTAATAGGTGAAACTGTATTAATATTAAACATTCAAAATTCACATTATTGGTTACCATATTCTGCAACACAATATCCGAATTTTAGAGAGTCATTATTAGTTTCCGAAATTGGTAGAGAGAAAAATGTATCTACTGGAAATTCTGAAGGTAAAAACAAAAACTATACAGAAACAAAAACTGGTTCCACAGGTCAGACAGGAACACCTAAAAAATCGGATGAGAAACGATATAAAGTAAATGAAAAGATTAAATTCTTAAAACCAAGAAATGGAGACACTATCATAAGTGGTAGAGTTGGTAATACTATTAGATTTAGTGAATTTTTTTTAACTGAGGATGGTAAAACTTCATCTCCTGGTATTTTTATAAGAAATAAACAAAATCCACAACTTGACAATTCAAAAATAGGAACACTAATAGACGAAGATATCAATGGTGATGGTACATCCGTATATTTTACATCTAATAAAATTAAAGTACCATTTAAAGAAAATATAAATAAAACCAAAATAGCTTTTAGAGAATATCCTAATTCAGAAAAACTAACAGGTAACCAATTATTCGTAAATTCCGATAGAATAGTATTGTCTGCAAAGGCAAGTGAGTTTATTATATTTGGAAAAGGAAATACTGGAGTTATAACCGATGGTAGATATAGTATAGATTCTGCAAAAGAAATATATGCACATTCCGATAGTGACATTGTAATCCATACCAATAAAAATATAGTATTAAATAGTGATGCATCCGGAGTTGTTTACATTGGTAAAGTTGGAAATCCAGGTGGTGCCGGTTCCGAAGTTCAAAGAATGGTACTATCGGGTGAATTGATTGATTTGATGAGTGAAATGTTAGATGCCATAAATAAAATGGTATTTGCAACAGGTGTCGGCCCAACCGGTGCAGGCCCACATAATTCGGCAATATTCACATCAATTAAACAAAGACTATCTAAGATACAATCATCTAGAAACTTTTTAAGTAAGTAATATGTGGGCAATTTTTAAATTGAATGTATTAACTGCAATGCTTACTGGTCAATTTAAAGCTGATCCTGATGCATTTGCTGAATTTTATGCAAATGAATATGATAAGGCAATTAAAAGTGGTGGGGATTTATTATACGGAGTTAATGTTATCAATGGTAATGTTAAAGGCATGGCAGATGCTATAAAAATTGCATTAAAAAAAGGAACAGATAGTGTAGGTAGTAATTTCAATGTATTACAAGAATTATACCCATCTGCATTTGATGCATACTGGTTAGGTGCAGAAATGTCACCATTGCCAAATCCTTTAATAAAACCATTAGGATGGCCATCAACTCCACCTGCACCTGGAGCTATTCAAAACATAGGGCCAGACCCAATTACGTTAGCTGCAACTACTGCAGCACATAAAGCTGAAGTGGAAGCATTAAAAATTTTAGAGGACGAATTAAAAAAACAAACAATTACTTTACCATCCGTTCCACCTTTACCACCGATTGCAATTCCTGTATATGAAACTGCACAAAAGATAATAAATAAAGAAGTTGTTGCACCGGATATAAAAAATAACCCAATAGTTAAGGGTGCAGTAGAAATAATAAAGAAATTAAAAGAAGCAAAAAAGAAAAAATCAGCAATTGGAAAACAAATTAAAAAGGCATTAAAATTTGAATTTCCAAAATTACCAGATAGAAAAAAAATAATAGAAGAAACTAAAGAAAAATTATTAGAACAGGCAATCGAAGAAGTTAAAAAACAAATCATTCCTCCAATTGAAGATATTATATTACAACCAATATATCAATATGTTCAAGCAGTTGTTGCAATTTTAGATTCCATTCCAAAACCAAAACCAAACTTAAAAGAAATTAAAAAATTTGTAAAAGATACGATAAATGGTTTAGTTCCTGATATAGATTTGCAAATTCAATTACCGAAACTTCCAACGAAAGAAGAATTGGAAAAACAAATTAAAGATAAAACTCCCACTGAAGAAGAGATTAGAGCATTGGCGGAAGATAAGATAAAGGGGTTAATACCAGACCCACCATTTATTAGTTTTACTCCACCAAGTTTTATTTTCAGTACAAAAACGAATGTAATGCTTGACCCATTTTTATCTTTGGCACAATTACATTTATTAAATGTGGGTGGAAATATGGTAGTTACGGCACAATACACACCTCCAACTCCACCGGCACCTGCAATTATAAATTATAATGGATATCAAGTTAAAATGGGCCCACCGGTTCCTGATTTTCCATCTACGGTTGAATTCCCCGAAGTTGATTTAGGTAGTATAGAATTACCACAATTTCCGGAGTTACCACAATTGCCAAATATAAGTGTGACCGATTTGGCATCATTATTAACAATATCGTTACCAAACATAGACATAAAGATGCCTGAGGTTAATGCAGACATTAAAACACCAACTATACCGAATGTTGGATAAATTATTAAATCAAATATTTATTACTAAACATATATAAACAATTATTATGAAATCAGAAATTTTACTAACTTTAATTAAAGAAGTTGTTAAAAACGAAGTTAAGCAACAAGTTAAAGAGGAAATAACTAAGCTTATCAAATCTGGTGCAGTTACATTAAACTCACAAAATAAATCAACACCATCTTTAAGAGAGATGACGGAGGTTCCAGTTGCACCTATTAAAAAACAACAATCAATTCAACAAACACAAAAACCTGCAAGGGAATTTTCAAAAGACCCAATGATAAATGAGATTTTGAATATGACACAACCATTTACTGCAGAACAAAGAAAAGAGGGAGCTCAAGCGGTTGGAAGTGTATTGGATATGATTAAACCAGAATTAAGAGTTGATGAAAGTGAGTGGGAAACAATGGATTTTAGAGAGGTAAATGTACCATCAAATGTTCCAAACTTTGAATCAACCGGTGATGGATTACAAGATGCAACTATAAAAGCATTGACGAGAAATTATTCAGAATTAGTTAAAAGATTTTAATAAATGGCCATAGAGTTAGGTAGAATTAATGTAAATGATTTAGCGGAAAACGATTATAAATCATTAGGGGTTGGTTTCGGTAGAAAATCCAATTCTAATGGTATATTTGCCGTTAATTACACTACTCTAACACAGGCAAAAGATAATTTAGTAAATTTAATACTAACTAAAAAGGGTGAAAGAGAAATGCAACCTGACTTTGGTTGTGATATTCACAATTTAATCTTTGAACAAATTGTAGAAGAATCTATTGCAACTGATATTGAAAATTCTATATTAGATGCAGTAAATATTTGGTTACCTTATATAAATGTAGATAATATAATATTTGATTATGATGAAAATGATATAGATGCAAATAGAATTACTTTAGAAGTAAAATTTTCATTAAAGTCAAATCCATCATTAACCGAAACACTAAATGTTAGTATAAATAATTAATAAATGGCTATTAAACCTGTTAAGAAAAGTTGGGGAAGTGAAAAAAATATAAATTATTTAGGTAAAGATTTTAATACTTTAAAACAAAACCTAATTGATTATACTAAAACATATTTTCCAAACACATATTCCGATTTCAATGAAGCATCACCTGGTATGGTGTTTTTGGAACAAGCTGCTGTTATAGGAGATGTATTATCTTTCTATCAAGATGTTCAATTAAAAGAATCAATGTTGGCAAATGCAACGGAAAGAAAAAATGTTGTTGCATTGGCACAAACAATGGGATATAAACCAAAAACATCATCACCTGCAGTAACAACATTGACGGTATATCAATTGATTCCGTCTAAAAATTCAGGTTCAAGTGTTGTTCCAGACGAAAGTTATTGTTTGAGAATAAAAGATGGGATGGAAGTTGCATCTACCTCTAATTCAAATATGGTATTTAGAACAACAGATTCTTTGGATTTTTCAAATACAAATGATAGAGAAATTGATGTATTTGAAAGAGATGTAACCGGCAATCCAACTTTTTATCTATTAACAAAAAGAATTAAAGCAATATCTGCACAGGAAGTAACTACTACTAAGACATTTGGAGATTCAACGGATTATCCTACAACAACATTGAGTGATACTAATATAATTGGTATAACATCAGTTGCAGACCAAGATAATTTAAAATATTACGAAGTACCTTATTTAGCACAAGAAAGTATTTTTGTTGAAAAACCAAATACCGAATCAAATAGTGACTTATATACATCATCATCAATTGTACCTTATATTTTGGAAGTTCAAAAAGTTCCTCGTAGATTTTCCGTTAAAGTAAATTCCGACAATACATTGGATTTAGAATTTGGAAGTGGTGATGTTACTATGAATGATGAAATCATTTTACCAAATCCAAAAAATGTAGGATTAGGATTGGCCAATTCTATCCAAAGATTAAATCAAGGTATAGACCCATCCAATTTCTTAAAAACAAACACATTTGGAATTGCACCTGTAAATAAAACATTGACTATAAAATACTTAGTTGGTGGGGGTGTAGAATCTAATGTAAATACAGGTGACTTAACTAGTATTTCTAGAATAGAATATGATGAAGATTTATTGGCAGTTGAAAATGAAGTTTTATATAACTCAATGAAACAATCTGTTGCAGTTGAAAACTTAGAACCTGCAGCTGGTGGTAGAGGTGTAGAAACAATAGAAGAAATTAGACAAAATGCATTAGCTACTTTTGGTTCTCAAAATAGAACAGTTACAAAAGAAGATTATATAGTAAGAGCTTTATCGATGCCTGAAAGATATGGTAGTGTAACTAAAGCATATGTAAGTGCTGATGGTGAAATTGATAATAACTCACCAGCATCTATTTTAGCTAATCCTAAAAATATAGCTGAGTTCGTAAATTTAGTAGATAGTCTTAAAGATAGTAGTAGAGAGAATATTCAAAAAGAATTGGTTAAATATCTTACACAAAAGAAAACATCAATTTCGGAAGTAAATAATCCATTTGCAATCAATCTATATATTTTAGGATACGACTCTAATAAAAAATTAACAAACTTAAATAGAGCGGTTAAAGAGAACTTAAAAACTTACATTTCCGAATATAGAATGTTAACAGATGGTGTTAATATCATAGACGGATTTATTATAAACATTGGAGTAGATTTTGAAATAATATGTTATTCAAACTATAATAAAAGAGAAGTTGTAACAAATTGTTTAACCGAATTACAAGAATATTTTAATATAGATAATTGGACATTTAATAAACCAATTAATATTTCTGAAATAGAATTGATACTTGCAAATGTAGATGGAGTAATGAGTGTACCATCCGTAAAACTTTCAAACTTATGTGGTGGTGACGGAAATTATTCACCAAATAGATACAACATAGATGAGGCAACTAAAGGTAAGATTGTCTATCCTTCTTTAGACCCATCTATATTTGAAGTTAAATATCCAACAAAAGACATAAAAGGGAGGGCCTTATAATGCATAAATTTTTCACATCATCATTGGACGCAAGTATATATCTTCAACAACCTGAACAAAACGCAGGTAGAGATGAGATATTGGAAGTAGGTAAACTTTATTATGGTTCTTCAAAAGATATAGCAAGAACTTTAATTAAATTCGACACCGGTTCAATTAAGTCAGAAATAACATCAATAGGAACAGGTAGTTGGCAAACATATTTAGTATTACGTTCTGCTAACTCACAAGAAATTCCATTAGAGTATTCAATTTATGCAAATGCAGTTTCTCAAAGTTGGACAATGGGTACAGGAACAAAATTTGACAATATAACATCAGACGGAATTAGTTGGAAATACAGAGATGGAATAAATACATGGCAAGATAATGTAACGGCAGGTACAGCAGTATTTACAGCAGGCACAACGGGTTCAGCAAATGCAGAAGGTGGTACTTGGTTTATTACAGGTTCTGCAACACAATCTTTTAGTAATGAACCGGATGATATTAGAATGAATGTGACCAATATAATTCATCAATGGATTAGTGGTTCTTTAAAGAATAATGGATTTATAGTTAGACATAGTATTGATGTAGAAAACAATGATTTAGATTATGGTTTATTAAAATTCTTTTCAAAGGAAACAAATACGATATACGAACCTAAATTAGAGTTAGTTTGGGATGATAGTGCATTTATAACTGGAAGTTTAACACCGGTAACAGGATCGGCCGAAGAGGGTTATAAAGTAGTGGTTACAAACCTTAAGAAAGAATATCCTGCAAACTCTAAAATAAAAATAAGAGTTAAGGGTAGAGATGCATATCCTTCAAAATCATTTGGTACTACATTTCAATACGACCAATCTAAATATTTACCATCTGGTTCAGTATATTATCAAATAGAAGATTATATAACAAATGAAATAATTGTTCCGTTTGGAGATTATTCTAAGTTAAGTTGTGATAGTACATCAAACTATTTTAATTTAGATACATCAACATATCCAATCAATAGAACTTACAAATTAAAACTAAAAATAGTTGAAAGTGGTATATCTACTATTATAGATGATAAATTAATATTTGAAATAGTTTAAAATGGCATTGACAACTTTAGAAACAATTTCTGAAAAAATAGCAACCCAAAGACAGAATGACTTAGAAAGTATTTTAAGTGTGTCGGGTTCGGCTGCAATTTCAAGAAATGAATATGGTATAAATGTTGTCGATTCTAACAATGTTGCATCATCATTGGTTTTCAAAGGTTTAACAAAAGATAAATACGATAATGAAGAATTAGTAAAGGCGGTTGATGTTGAAGTTAAAGAATTATTACCAAATATACCTACTGCCAATTTAGATTTAGTTCCAAGACCATTATACACTGAACAGGTTAATTTGGTTGAAGATTTAAGAAAGCAAGTGCAAAGATTAACACTAACAATTGCCGATTTAAATACTCAGATAACAACTCTACAAGCACAAGTTCAAACTGAAATAAATAATAGATTAAGTATTGAACAAACAAATGATTTATTGGTTAATCAAATTGAAACTTTAAATGCAACGATAGAAGATTTTACAAGTCAAATTTCTACATCATTACAAAAATCGGTTGATGAAAGTATTTTAAGAGCATCACTACAATCACAAAAGACAGGATTTAAAGCACAAATTGAGGCATTAATTCAACAAATAAATTCATTAAATGCAATTATAGAAGGTTTACAATCCCAATTAGGTGCAGTAAGACAACAAAAAGACTTAGAACAAACTGCACAAAGTCAAGGTGGAACTATTATCAATAAAATAGTAACTGCAAACTTCTTAGCAAAAGGTTCGGCAAACGATCCGGTAATGGCTTATAAAATTAAGAATGCAAGAGATAGAGCAAAAGAATGGGTATATGGTAAAAATTTAAAATTAATAAATAATGATTTAGAACCTGTAACTGTTACTTTAACTACAAAATTCAGAGCGGAAAGTATTTCAACTTTTTTAAATGAATATAAGAGTGACCAAGCTTGGTTTAAAGCTCCAAAAGAATCATTTAAAATAACTGCAGGTTCAACGGAAGAAATAACTTTTATAGAAACTCCTGAAAAAATTATATTTGCTAAAAGACAAAATACTGAATTCTTTGATGGTGTACTTAATATAAAGGTGACTAGAGCGGATGGTACTTCTGATTCAAGAGATTTTAAAACTCGATTAAAAATTGCACATCCTAAATCGTATGAAGGTTTTTAAATTTAAATAGATTATGAGTATTACGAAATATACAAACATTGATTCAATCAATAATAACTCAACAAACGAGGGAAAGTTTATTGATGATAAAGACTTATTTATATTATCCAAAAATGAAATAGAGAAAGCTGATTTTGGTAATAGTAGATATGATGTTATGGAAGTATCGGTTTATGATATTAACAATAATTTGTTACCACATAAGTCGGGGAATAATGTTGCATATATTAAAAAAGGTGACATTCAAAAATATCTTTATAATATTACAAATAAAGGTGGACAAAAAGAATTAGCAATTGATATTGAAAAATTATTGAATGCATTGGGATTTAAAAATGGAATTCTTAAAGTTAATATAAACTTTGTAAAACAAAAAGTTGGTAGTGAAAACGAATTGACAAAAGTTTGGATACAAGAAGTTTCACCATCCAGAAATGAGATAAGAATTTTACCTTTAAAAACTAAAGATTCTAATATCAATTCAATAACTAATAGACAATTTAAAAATCTTAAAAGTTTAAATAAAGATTTTTTATATTATAAAACTTCTATATTAGATTCTTTAAATGCATATGAAAATTCTTTTTTAACTAAAATAGATTCATACTTAGAAAGTAAATTTGGTAAAGATTTTTTTGCAATTTTAAGAAAAGACTTTGGATTAACTAAATTTGATACATTTAGAACAAAAATATTTGAAGATTTTAAATTATCAGTTGGATATTATTTAACTAACAAATATTATATTATTGGGGAATCTACTTTCGGTAAACAATCTGAAACTAGATTTGATGATTTTGAAGTATATGATTACAATGTGATGTTGTCTGAAATTCAAAAGATTTTAAATAATTGTATTGATATCAATTCAAAAGTATTGAAAAGACGAAATGTTGAAGTAAAACAATTACCAAAAGAATTTGCAATTACAGAATTACAAAAACAAATACAAAATAATTTAGAATCATTTTCAACATTCACAGAAACCAAAATAAATGTTTATTCACCAACGGGTTCAGTTACAGTATTTGATGATTCTAATTTGGGAATAATTTATCCTGCAAAGGGTACATTACTTTCAACATTGTGTAAAGGATATGACCAATATGGAAAATATGCAGATGGAAGTGGTGGTTCATATGAATCATTGATTGCATCAAATTCACCAACATGTGGATATATTGCACCAGGTGGTGGAACTGGTGGTGGTAGCAACTCCGGAGGTGGTGGAAATCCATTTGACGGATTTGATGGCCCGAATGATGGCAGAGAAAGAACGGATGGTGGAATGGGTAGAGTAGAAAATATTAGATAATAAAATATTTATAAAAAACAATAAATGGTAGAAAGTACAGAAGATATAGGATTAGGATATGGTGGTATAAATACCGGTGGTGAAATTGGATTTATTCCACTACCATCTGGTAGCACACCAACCAATGAACCATTGACTGTGGATTATTTAGTTAATTATGAGATTGTATTTGCATCTAATTTACAAAATGAAGTTGGTGATTTATTAAAATTAAAATATGAGATAGTTTCTGGTGATACTATTATATCTACTGATACCATAAGTTTGGCCGATTATAATACAGATGGTAAAAATACATTAAAATCAAATCTTACAAATTCAAATTTACGAATTTATGTAGAAGGAACACTTCCGAGTAATTATAAAATTTTAAAAATATTTTATGCAAACAGACAAGTTGCAGAGAAAAATTCAAAAGATGTTTCAAAGTGGACAGTTGGTGACAAATTCATATCAATACCAGCTACCGAATTATTAACAGGTGGATTTGCAGTATCGGTTGTAATGCAAAAAACAATACTATCCGAACAACCAATCGTATCTATTACAAGTACAAAATACGACTACAATGTAAAAGATTCCGATTTAGATACAATAGTTAATATACCATTTAATTCATCTAATGCTGATTTTGTTGATTTTTATTTAAATACGAATAGTAAAATAACAGTTCCTGCAACTAAGGGGTTCATTGATTTATCATTCAAAAAAGATTTTGCAGGGATATATGGTAGTAAAAAATTAATAGTAGTTCCATATAGTAATGCATATGGTACAGGAAATAAGACAGACATTATTGTTAATTTTAATAGTGTAAATGATTTTCCATCAATTACTCAAATTATATTTCCTAATAGTATAGATGTTCCCTCATTTTCGGATTTTAATTTAGAATATGATGTAGAGTGGAATTCATTTGCAGTTTCATCAGTTGATATTGATTTAATTGCAAAGGACAAAAGTAGAATTCAATTATTTAAGTCATTACCTGCAAATGGTAAAATTAAAATAAATTTAAAAGATTTAACTACTAAATTTCCAACATGGGCTGGTAGTGATAATGTAACCTTTATCGTAAAACCATATAATAGAAGTGGTGCAGTTGAATTAGTTGGTAATGAATATGAAATAAAAACATCATTATTATTATCAAGTATAAGATTAGATGAAGATATACTTAAAAAGACTTTATTTGATGCATTTGTTGAAAATGTAAAATTCACAGAACCGGAAAAGGAAAGTAAATATCTAACTCATCTTGCAAACTTTGGTAATGATGAACAAATAATAGTTTCATCATGGGAAGAGGATAATTTTACATTATCTGATAAGGGAGAAGATGCTTTAGGAAATACAATTGTCACCAAAGAGGTTGAGTCTTTAATATTGAAATTGTACTCACCACTTCCTGCAAATATAACCGAAAATTCAACTCTTTGGATTACTAAATTATTAACAAATCCATTAATTGAGACGGTAGTTTTATCGGAACAATCGAATTTAATATGTCCTCCTCTAAAGGGGCCAAATTTCGATATAGATATAGATTTTACAAAAGGTAAATCTACTAACTACGAATCGTTGGATGAATTGATACTAAGTGCATCGGTTTCATCGTCAAGTGGATTGGTTTCACAATATTTAAGTTCGTCTTTAATAAGTACCGATGGTTTAAATATTGAATATTACATAAGTGGTTCTGATAATTACGAATGGCCTAATTTTGTACATTTTAGTTCTGCAAAGGAAAGAGTTGACAATTTTGTATATAAAGTACAATTGATTGAAGGATATGAACATTTAATATTGAGTTCATCTACGGATGTTGCAAATTTTAGTGCATCGGTTGGTATACCATCGTCATATACATCATCAATATCGTCTATTCAGGATGTTGAAAGAAATAGAATAAAGAAGGAACAAATTATACAAGGATTTGATGGATTTGATATGTTCTTATACACATCATCATCAATGTCTTGGCCTTATTCCGGTGATAATAGACAACCTAGTACGGATTCAAATGTGACACAATGGTATAACAATATAATAGATTTAGCTACTGATTATGATTTAGAAAATAGAGATAATGTAATAAACAATATACCTCAACATATTGTAAATAATACTGAAAATGAAGATGTTTTATTATTTTTATCAATGATAGGTCATCACTTTGATAATATATACTTTCATACAAAGGCAATAGAAAGAAGTAGAGGTTTGGGGTATAAATCAAAAAATGTTTCGGATAAGTTATTATTTGACATATTAAAATCATTTAATTGGGATGCTAAAAATTTAGCTGCAGATTCACAACTTTGGAATTATGTATTTGGTATGGATTCGGATGGTAAAATAAAAGAAACAAATCCGGCTAAACAAAGAACATACGAAGTTTGGAGAAGAATTGCAAATAACATACCATATTTACTAAAACACAAAGGTACACGAAGAGGTGTTTATGCATTATTAGCATGTTATGGAGTACCTGCATCAAATCTTTCAATTTTAGAGTTTGGTGGTCCTGAAGTTACTGATACGAATAAAACTAAATTTGAATTTGAAAATATAACTACTGCATTAAAAATGGTTAGTGGTTCATATGTTCAATTAAATTGGCAAAATACGGAAAAAAATAGAAAACCAGATACAATTGAATTATTTGTAAAACCTGCATATAGTGGTGATTTTACTCTAATATCCGGAAGTAATTGGAATGTTAAATTAAGTGGTTCAGTTGATTCTAAATTTGGTAATGTAATTCTTAATATTGCATCCCAATCCGTATCATCAAGTTTATTACCTATTTTTAACGACTCATTTTTTGGTGTTGAAATTAGTAGATTAACTGCAAGTGGTAGTGATGTTACTATGTCTTTAAATTTAAGACAGGCAGATAAAGAAAAAACTATATTTCAATCAACATCTATTTTATCATTAACATCATCAAATTGGGAAAGTGGTTCAACTATTAGATTGGGTGGAAATTATAGTGGTAGTGTAGATGAGTTTCGTTTGTGGTCAACTCCATTGGATAAAGAAAGATTCTTTGAACACGTTTCTTTTCCGGAAATGATTAACGGAAATCATACATCCGCATCTACTGATGATTTATATTTTAGATTAGATTTTGAATATCCTAAAAATTTGGCAACATATACAACTTTGCCAAATGTGGATACAAATATATATTTTGAGAGTGGATTGACTAGAAATGACTATGAAAATGGTACAACCTCTTCATTGTATTCAATGAATGTGCAACCACTATTATCAGCTTCAGTTGGTGGATTTACATCTATATCAACATATCCACATCAATTTGAAGCAATAGATAGAACCGTTGTATTGGAAATTCCAGATGCCGGTTCTACGAGATATTCTACAAATAAAGTTAGATTTGAGTCACAAGAATTGGTGTCGGATTTATCTTCAAAGAGTAGAGCAACTAAAAAATCATTTGACCAATCACCAACGGATTCTAATAGAGTTGGTTTATTTTTCTCTCCTACAAAAGAATTGAATATTGATATTGCAAAATCTTTAGGTGGATTGAATTTGGATAACTATATAGGAGACCCATCGGATAGATATAAGTCAAATTATAAGAGATTGGATGAATTAAGACATTATTATTTCCAAAGATATGATAATAGAGACATCTATGCATATATCAATTTAATCAAACTATATGAGAAATCTATGTTTGAGGATATTAAAAAAATGTTGCCTGCAAGAGTTAAAGCTACTACGGGTTTATTAATCGAACCTCATATTTTAGAAAGAAGTAAGATTGCACAAAAGAAACCAACAAGTGACGAATATCAACAAGATGTAACAATACATTATCAAGATACAACTATATTAAGTGCTGATAACACACAATACGAAAGTATAGTTGATGCAAATCTTTCAGAAAATATAATTGGAGAAAATAACCAATATGATAGTATAGTAGATGCAAATCTTTCTGAAAATTTAATTGCAGACTCATATCAATACGATAGTTTAATTAACAACAACGATACTACGATTACAAATGCTGAATCATATCAACAAGATGTAACAATAGATGCGGGATTAGATGAACCGACAATTACAACGGAAATAGATTTAGGTATTGAAACATATGGTCAAACTGCATACGAAACCATTGGATTTGGTATTTATGCACAGGATGGTAATGCAATTAGAACTTATTTTGATAAAGATAATAGGAGAGTAACGGAAAGAATTAGAGTTCAATTGATTACCGAAGAGAAAGAAAGAATGGTTACCAAATTTGCGGTAACGGCATCTGCAAATGGATTAGGTGACCCTAGAGGTGGATATATTTCCGATATTCAAACTTATACTGAAACTAAATTAAACATTCAGCCATTTAGTGGTTCAATAGTTCCTGTTATACAAGGTAATATAATTGCAGTAAAACCTGTGAGTGGGTATTTGCCAACACATTATAGAAATACATCGGATTTGACAAAGGGATTAGAAAATAGTTTCTTTAGAGGTTCAAAAAACACTGCTGCAACTACTTTAGATGGTGCACCACCTGTTGAAATATTTGTATCTAATCCAAATACATTAACTGTAAATAGAACAGGTAGAAATACTTCTGAACCAATTTTAGAAGTAGAATAACGAAATTTCAAAATAATTATATTTATAAACAAAGATAATATTATACTATGGGATATTTAAGTAACACAGAATTAACCGTTGACGCTATTCTTACCAAAAAAGGTAGAGAAAAATTAGCAGCAGGTCAAGGTTTAAACATTACTCAATTTGCATTGGCAGATGATGAGATTGATTACACACTTTACGAACCAGCTCACCCATTGGGTTCAGCTTACTACGATGCAGCTATTAAAAACATGCCTGTGTTGGAAGCTAATCCGGATGAGACTCAAGTAATGAAGTATAAGTTAGTAACTTTACCAAAAAACACAACTAGAATTCCAGTTGTTGAATTTGGTGTTCCTAACATTTCGGTTAATCAAAGAAGTGGTGAGGTTGCATTATCTCCAACTACATCTCCTGCAGGTAATAGAAGTTTAGGATATACAATTGTATTATCTAACAAAAATGCGGGTGATATTATCGGTGAAGGTGTAACATCTGAAATTGGTTCGGTTCCAGTATTTATCGGAGACGATGTATCTGCAACTGCAGCAATCGCGAAAGGATTAACTTTCAAATTTATTCCAAACCCATCATTAACTTCGACTATCAGAACAACTATTACAGTTTATGGTAACGAAACGGGTGGTTCACAAACTATTCCAATCACAGTAACTTACGTTCAATAATAAAATACTATGGCATTAATAAGAGACAGTAGAGGAGCCCTATTAGCAAGTAATATATCAAATTACTTAGCCGGTGCAGCAAACACCGCAGGAACTCCAGTAGATACTAACGAATTAGTTAGAATCGTAAACCAATTTTTAGGAACTGGTGAACAAATCAGTTCGGATATCACTACAATTACAAATGGTATCTACAAAAAATTTGGTACAATTGACAAAGTAACTAACCGAACCGAAATCGTAACTTCTGGAATATGGAGTGGTGATACGGGAAGTTTAACAGCATTTTTCACATCATCCGAACAACAATCGGGTGTTAGTGGTAAATATTATTTAGATGTTTATAACATTGCAACATCTTCTACTGCAGCTGAGGTTCAATTCTCAATTGCGTATGGTGATGTGAATGGATATGGTGCACCTACATTACAACAAACTGATTCATCAAATTTACCAACAAAGGCAACTTATAATCAATTTAAGAATGTTTTATTGGATAGTTCTGATGCATTCTTTAGTGTTTATACCGGTTCAACTGCAGGCGGACACAACCTACAAAATTTCTATGTAATCAATGTAAACAGAGCTAGATACAAAGAAAGATTAGACCCAGGTAATTTTTCAATAGAATTATCAGGTTCAAAAGGTTCTTTGACACTTATTGATGATAGTGGTGGTTCTGATGAAAATGTAACAACTGCAGGTAGAGTTTATAATGTAGTAGAAGGAACATTAAATATTGGTTCTGCATTAACTTCAAGTATCACATCTTATTCTGATGTAACTTCAAGTCAAGGATATGGTTTATTCTATCCTGATATGGGAATTATATTGTTAAACCCAACTGCATTACAAAATAGAGTTGATGTAAAATTAGCACCAGCTAATTCATCAATAACAAATATCTACCATCAAAATAATGGTGCAAACTCTGGTTCAGTTGCATTATTAAATTCAATTGGTGCAGGTGCAGACTTCCAAATGAGAAGAACTGAGAATGTTTCTACATCTCACTATTTTGTAAGAGCAAACAATAGAGAATTCAATTTCTCAAACAATCCAACATTCGTAACAGGATTAGTAGGTGAGTTTGTTCAACCATTATTTGAAAGAGACCCTAAAGTATACATTACAAGTGTTGGTCTTTATGATGATGCAAATGAATTATTAGCAGTAGCTAAAGTTTCTAAACCAATTGAAAAATCATTTGATAAGGAAATTGCAATAAAAGTTAAATTAGACTTCTAATCGGAGAATATATTAAATAATGTTAAACCCCCTGTTTTGGGGGTTTTTCATTAAAAGAATATTTATATACGATATGTTAAAAAGAATACCAAAGTCGGATATTAGTATAAGGCCATTTAAGGCATACAAAGAGTGGGATGAAGTTACATCGGAAGCTTCTGTTTTAATTGCAGAAGAAGGTATCTATTCGGACACACAAATGTTTAATATAAGTACAGGTCATTTAAGTGGTTCTACTTATAATAAACACTCTGTATATGGTCAAATAAAATCTACATTTTATAATGGTAGAGAAGATAACCCAATTCAACGATATGGTATAAAAACTAGTGGGTTTACTATATTTACCAAAGCAAAAGAAAGATATTTAAGTGGTAGTGCAATAGTTATATCAATTCCAGAAAAATGTGTTGGTGAAGGAATAAAAAGAGGTTCGGTTATATTAACAGATGATACAACTACATATTTAGATGATAGTTTTGGTAATTTGTCAGGCAATATAATTGATGTTGAATTAGAAATTGTAAATTTTGATAATGAACAAATAACAATACAAGATTTGACCAATGTTTTAATTTCTTTCAAAATAACTCAATTAAATTTAGAAACAAATATATTGGTGGTTGAATATAATTCCATATCATATACATTACAATTAATAAAAATAGATTTCGAAAATGATATACTGGAAGTAGATGAAATTCCGTTTTTAAATGGTATTATAAATCAGTTGGGTAATGTATTTTATGCACAAGGACTTATTGTATTAACGGAAGTTGAAAACTTTAATACCTCAAGTTTTAATTTATATTATAAATCAACTGAAACGGTATATGAACATGAATATCTTTTAATAGTAAATGAGGACGAATTCAATGTTTCACAAAATCCATCTGCGGTAGTTGAAATTGGTAGAGAAACGGAGAGGTACATAACTTCTGATGGTAAAACTATGAGCGTTATTACAAATCCTGGAGTAAGTTATATCAAAAAGAAAACAGTATTAGAAAATGGTAATATATTGGATTATAGAATACCCTCACAATATACTTCATCGATTTCGGGTGGATTTGAACATTATGATTTAAGTGGGTCAGTAGATTCAACGGGTTCATTTTTAACACCATTTATTACAACTATTGGACTATATGATGATAATTGTGATTTAGTTGCAGTAGCAAAACTTCCACAACCAATTAAGTCCGAACCAGATATTCCAGTAAACTTTATTATCCGTTTTGATACATAACATATATTTATAAGTAAAAACAATTATTATGTCTAAAATATTAGATTTATACAATGCAGGTCAGAAAGAGTTAGGAGTTGATAAAATTTCTAAAGCTGCATATGAAAATGCAAAAACCCCATATACTACAAACGATTTCCAAAAAGCAGATGAGAAAGTATTAGATGCTGCTAAATTAAAAGTTGGTAGAAACGGAGATGTAAATGAGAGAAAATACTCAGCTATAGTTGCATCGTTGAAAAATAAATAATTTTAATGGCTAAAAAAGTTACAAAAAAGAACAATCCAAAATGGGTTGCTAAAAAATATGGATTTAAGTCTGGTTTAGAGGAATCCATATCATCTCAAATAGAAAGTAGAGGAATGGTCGTAGAATATGAAACCGAAAAGGTTGCATATATTATACCTGCCTCCGAACATAACTACCATCCTGATTTCAAACTACCCAATGGTATTAGAGTGGAGACTAAAGGTAGATTTGTTGCAGCAGACCGTAAGAAACACCAATTAGTAAAGGAACAAAACCCTAATTTGGATATTCGTTTCGTATTTTCCAATTCAAAGAACAAAATCAGCAAAAACTCCAAAACTACATACGGCATGTGGTGTGAAAAGAACGGATTTAAGTATTCCGACAAATTAATCCCAGAAGAGTGGTTTTTAGAGGAAAATAGACCATAAATTATTTGGTAATATCAAATATTTATCGTATATTTAAGTCGTGTTGAAGCAAAATGATAAGAATATAGTCGTATCTACTCTAACCGGTGTGTTAGGTAGTCATCTCACTCTTAAAGGGAATGAGTTGGCATTTTACTGTCCGTTTTGTAATCATCACAAACCAAAACTACAAGTTAATACAGAAACTCAAAAGTGGCATTGTTGGACTTGTAATAGTGGTGGTAAGAAATTAACCTCATTATTAAAAAAGTTAGATGTCGATAGAAAGGTTATTTCAGTTATTAGAGAAATCTACGGAGATAGTAATTATAACCCACAATTAGAGGACGCCGATACAAAGGTGTTTATTTCCTTACCAAAAGAATTTATATCACTTAGTGAGACTCCAAAGGGGTTTAATCCAGAATATAAACACGCAATCCATTACCTTACTCAAAGAGGTATTACCGAAAAAGATATAATCAAATATAACATAGGATATTGTAAAGAAGGATTATATGGACAAAGAGTAATTATACCATCATACAATTCCGATGGGTCATTGAATTACTTTGTTTCTCGTTCGTATTATCCGGACAACAAAATGAAATACAAAAATCCTCCAATCAGTAAAAATGTAATATGTTTTGATTCTCAAGTCAATTGGAACGAACCGATTATACTATGTGAAGGTGTATTTGATGCAATCACAATTAAAAGAAATGCAATTCCATTATTAGGTAAATTTCCATCCAAAACATTGGTAGAGAAAATCTTTATGAGTGGAATTACTGACATTATTATTTCATTGGATAGTGATGCAATTAATGAGGCACTTAAAGCTGCCGAATATTTTAGAAAACAAGGTATTCATGTAAAAATGATGTATCTTAAAGATAAAGATGCCGCCGATATGGGGTATGAAAAATTCTACGAAGAGTTAAAGGAAGCTAAAGAGTTTTCTCCCGAAGAATTATTATTGAACAAAATAAATTCATTATGAGTTTAAAGAAAATTTATCATATAGCGGATGTTCATATCCGTAATGTGAAAAGACACAAAGAGTATAGACAGGTATTTGAATTGATGTTTGAGGAAATCCGTAAAAGAGGAACCAAAGACGCAATTATATATTTAGCAGGTGATATTGCACACGCTAAATTAGAAATGTCACCAGAATTAGTCAACGAAATAAGTTGGTTATTCAAAGAGTGTGCTAAAACTTGTCCTACAATTCTTATTACCGGAAATCACGATTGTAATATGAACAATATGGATAGAATGGATGTTCTTACTCCATTGGTTGATGCATTAGAATTAAAAGACTTTTATTATTTAAGAGATACACAAGTGTTTTCAATTGGTGGTATTGATTTTTCAGTATTTTCAATTTTAGATAACAAAGACAATTGGATTAGTGCTGATAAACTAACAGGTAATAAAAAGATTGCATTATTCCACGGGCCTGTTGATAATTCACAAACTGATATAGGTTATGTGGTGAGTAGTAGGCATTTTACAACGGATATATTTGATGGTTTTGATTTAGCACTTTTAGGTGATATTCATAAACGTCAAGAAATGATAAGTCCAAAAGGTTGTAAGGTAGTTTATGCAGGTTCATTGGTTCAACAAAACTTTGGTGAAACATTGGGTAGACATGGTTTTTTAGCATGGGATTTGGACACTATGACTTACGAAGAAATTGATATTCAAAATGATTATGGTTATTATACAATGGATATCGACAATGGTAAAGTTCCAGTTGTAAATGATATGCCAAAGCATCCTCGTTTAAGAGTAAGATTGTCAAACACCGATACTGCCGATACTAAAAAGGTAATTGCAGAAATCAAAATGAAATATGGTGTTGAGGACTTTACAATTATTAGAACGGACTCATTATCAAAGAAGAAAACAGGAGATAGACAAAATAAATTAGATTTTGAAGATATTTCCGATATCAATTATCAAAACTCTTTAATCAATGAGTATGTAGAAAGAATGATGCCATTTGTTGATAAGAAAGATTTAGCAGAATTGGAAAATATTAACAGAGACGTAAATAGTAGAATTGTACACGAGGATACTTTAAGAAACATACAATGGAAACCGATTAGATTTGAGTTTTCTAATATGTTTTCATATGGTGAAGATAACAAAATTGATTTTAGTAAGTTAAATGGATTGATGGGACTATTTGCACCAAACGCACAAGGTAAGTCATCTATCTTTGATGCTATTTCATTTTGTCTTTATGATAAAAGTAGTAGAGCATTCAAAGCAGCTAATATCTTAAACAATCGTAAGACTGATTTTAGATGTTATTTACATTTTCAAGTAAATGGAGTAGATTATTACATTGAAAGAACTGCTAAAACAATTAACAAAGGTAAAAATGTAAAGGTAGATGTAAACTTTTGGTATGATGATGGTGGTGAGAAGATATCTTTAAATGGAACAGAGAGAAGAGATACCAATCAAGTAATTGAACAATATGTTGGTAAGTACGAAGATTTTGTATTGACTTCTTTATCGTTGCAAGGTAATAACTCTATATTCATTGATAAGTCACAAAGTGAGAGAAAAGATTTACTTGCTCAATTTATGGGATTAAATGTATTTGATAAATTATACGAAACTGCTACGGAAGATATCAAAGAAGTTTCGGTTCTTATCAAAAATTTTAAGAAAACCGACTTTACAACCGAACTAGCTGATAAAGCAAATGAGTTGAAAGATAATAAGGGTGAGTTGAAAGAGTTTGAGAAAGAATTGAATAGATTGAATGGTGATAAGGGTGGATTAGATAGTGTTATATTAGATTTGAGTAGAAACCTTACTCCGATTGATGGTAATTTGAATATTGATGATTTGAATGAACGTAGAGAAAAATTAAAAGGTGATATTGATACAAATAAAGATATTATGCAGAATAAAACCACAAATATTACTACTATTACCGAAAAAATGGTTGAGTTAACGGATACAATTACAACTAAACAACAATTTAATGGTATCGATATAGAAGTTGTATATTCTAATTATCAAAGAGAACAAAATGCGTTAATTGAAGCTACAAGAGTTTATGATATTGCAAAAAGACATTTATCCTCAGCCGAAGAAAAGATTTCACATTTGGATAAACATGAATATGACCCCAATTGTAAGTTTTGTTGTGATAATACCTTTGTAAAAGATGCAATGAGAGTAAAGGAATCATTGCCTCAATTAAAAGAAATAGTTAGAGAAGCAATGGTTGATTGTACAGGTATCCAACAAACTTTGGATACATGGGAAGGTATAGAAGAACAATATAATGAGTGGAACGACTTAAAAAATAAATTAGAAAAAGCCAAAGCAACTCATAAAAATTATTATTTAGAATTTAGTGGATTGGTTACAAGAGAAGAACTATTAGAAACCCAATTGGACAAAGTAGAAGAAGATATTGAAAGATATTTTGAGAACGAAGAAACAATTCAAAGTAATAAAGAGTTAGAAAAACAAATCAAAGAATTAGAAGTAGAGAAAAAGAAAATTGAATCGGACATTAAAGATATCAGTAAACAAATAGCAACTACAAATGGTTCTATTTCATCATTACAGACCTATATAGAGGGTATAAAACAAAAGATGAGTGATGTTAAGGACTTAGAGGAAAAGAACCGATTATACACCTATTATTTAGATGCTGTAAAGAGAGATGGTATTCCATATGAGTTGATTAGTAAAGCACTTCCGGTAATTGAAAATGAAATCAATAACATTCTTGCACAAGTTGTAGACTTTGGTGTTACAATGGAAATGGACGGCAAGTCAATCAATGCAAAGATTGTTTACGAAGACCAAGAATGGCCTTTGGAGATGTGTAGTGGTATGGAGAAGTTTGTGAGTGGCCTTGCTATTAGAGTTGCACTTATTAATGTATGTAACTTACCTCGTCCGAATTTTTTAGTAGTAGACGAAGGATTTGGAACATTGGATGCAGACAATTTATCATCTTTATTTATGATGATGCAATATCTTAAAACACAATTTGATTTTATATGGATGATTTCTCACTTAGAACAAATGAGAGATATCGTAGACGGATTAATTGAAATAAAAAAAGAGAATGGATTTAGTAAGATTGATTTCTAAGAACTACCTTATCAGCCTTCAACACACTTGATTGTGGTTTTGAGACACCAATGTGTTTCTTAATTAGATTTTCAACTAGACTACCCATTTTAAACCCGTGTTCTTCACAATATTCTTTGAGAAGTTCATGGGTTTCTTTTTTGATTTGTAACATTGCGTACTTCATAACTTATTTAGTTTTCTTTAGTTTTTTAAAGACTTTATTAGTTTTCTTTATATAAATATGATATAATTCTTTTTTTGGAGATATTTATTTAAAAAAGATTAAATGGCTGTTATAAAGAAAACACTATTTCCAAAGAATTTAGAAAAGTTTGCAGTATTAGTAGATGATACTCAATCCGATAGTAAGTATTTTAAAATAACAGAATTACCTGGCACATTTACGGGTGGAAAGAATGCATTCCTAATTGCAGGTTCTGACTTTTTAGTTCCTGATACTAAAATACAAATTGAATTAAAAGATTCAGCTGGTAATATAATTTATCACGAACCAGGTGAGGGTATGATTAATACCAATATAAGTGGTTCTACTAATACATCAATAATTACGGAATATTATGAGGGTGTTTCAAAAGTTGTTGCAGTCTATGTTTATCCGGATACAGCATACGGCCCATGTACACTTACTATATTAGGTGAGTTAAGTGAGTATCAAGATACAAATGGTATTACACTTCCCGTTCCTTTAGATTGGGAAAATAAATACAATGTTAAGTGGACAAAAACTATAAATGTAAATCCGGCATTAGCTAATACTACAAAGATTAGATTTTACCAAAGACCTGTTGCAACTATTACTGAAATATTAAGTCCAATATATAGAATTGAAAGTGGGTCAAAAGTAGATTCAGGAATAAATCAATCTTTTGCTAATATTAAACTTTCAAAATTAGAAACATTTGCAGGTGATGTTAAAAGAGTAAAAGTATTTAGAACTTCCGAAGGTGACATTTCCGATTTTGATTTAATACAAGACATATTAGTTGAGTCAAAAGAATTATTAACATCATATGGTTTGTCAGGAAGTGTAGTAGGACAGACTGGAATATTAACATCGGAAACACTTAAAAATAATTGGAATACAGGTTCGTTAAATACATTCATTACATCTAGTAGAGTTGAAAGTGGTGTTAGATTAACAGGTAGTGGATATTTCACATATACACAATCTTTAGATATAAAAAGTTCAAATACTTACGAATTAAATTTGGATGCATTTTATTCATCATCTACTTCAAGTAATTTAGGAATTTATTTAACTCAATTAACATCATCCATTCAAGAGATATCACCAGGAGTATCAGGTTCCGTATCTTTTTATATTTCAAGTAGTATTGCAACATTAGTCGGTACCACACCTACTAAAAATTTATTAGATACAGTAATACCATTTAGAATAGATAGAGATTATCCATCCGCATCTTTGTATTTTTCACAATCACAGGGAGAGTGGCATTTAGGAAATATTAGTTTACGATTATCAGAAGATACTGCATTTTCACCGGATGAAGTTTCTTTTGTTACAACAATGCCAACGGTAATTGGTAATGAAACTTATAATTTCAAATTTGAATTTTATGATGTAAATAATAATTATGTTCCAGTAGCTGTTACACAAAGTGCTACATTTAATGGAGGAAATACCAATATTGGTGGAACTATTTTATTAATTAGTTCATCGGCATCTTCTTCATTAGCGGATTTAAATAGAGTATCATCTTCTATTAGTGGAACAATGACGGTTTATAGTTCATCTGCTAGTAGTTCCGTTGGTTCACTTAGTGGTTCTGTATCTGCATCGTTGAGTTCATTGAGTTCATCGGTAAGTTCTTCAAATGTATTTATTTTATCATCATCGTTATCAAAAGTTCAACAATTAGCAAATGGTCAATTTAGTGGTTCATTTATAGGTGATACATTTATATATTCACCAACAATAGGAGGACAACAAGGATATATTAGTGAATTATTCAAAGTAGGAACTACACCATCTATTTATTTGGATGCAAGACAAAACCCAAGAAAAATATTCATTGGTGGTGTAAGTGATTCTGGCTCATATAATAATTCCAATACAACGGTTTATATGGATAGTACGGGTAAATTTTCATTAGGAAATAAATTAACTTGGGATGGTAATAGTACATTAACAGTTACTGGACAAATTAATATTGAAGCGGGTGGTAATGCTGCAACTACAACAAATGTTTCAACTGCCGCTACAAATGCAGTTACATCAGGGTCAAATGCAGCAGCAAATGCGGTTATATCAGGGTCAAATGCAGCATCGGCAGTGGATGATAAAGTATTTACAAATGCATTAGGTAGAATTACAAAAACGCCAACTCCTGGTACAACTTCTGGTTTATATTTAGGAAACACTATTATGGGATTTTATAATGGTTCGGCCTGGAAAACCTATATGGATAATACTGGTTTATTTTATTTAACAGGTAGTAATAATGGAAACGCATTGTTATGGGACGGCTCAACACTTACTATTAAAGGCAATTTAAGTGTAGGTAGTACGGTACCAAACTCAGTAGTTAGTGGTTTGGGTTCTTTGGCATTAAAAAGTAGTGTATCGGCAACTACGGATGTTACTGGTTTGGGTTCTTTGGCATTAAAAAGTAGTGTATCGGCAACTACCGATGTTACTGGTTTAGGAGGTCTGGCCACAAAAAGTTCGGTAACAAACGCAGAATTGGCAGATTTAGCAGTAACTAGTGGAAAGTTAGATGCATTGGCAGTTACATCAGGCAAAATAGCAGCTGATGCTGTTATTGCTGGTAAAATTGCAGCAGATGCCGTAACTTCAACAACAATTGCAGCAAATGCAATTACTGCTGGTAAAATTGCTGCAGGTGTGGTTACTGCGGATAAGATTACAGTTGGTGATTTAACCGGTCTAAATGCTAAAATCGGTGGGTGGTCAATTAATAGTTCTTCAATTTTTAATACAAATGTTGATATAGATAATGCAAATAATAGAATTGATTTCAAAAGTGGTGGTATAGTTAAAACAAGAATAAAAAATGGTAATGTAAATATTGGTTCTACATCAAATGTATCCATAACTGTTGCAGGTGCAGGCACACAATTCCAATCTAATGAAGGAAATGACTCACCTCAGTATGGGCCACTCACTGCATTGACAACAACCGGAGGAAATACAGTAGAAGCATTTGTAACAACCCCCTCTGGTGTAGATGGTAATAATTTAGCATTAGTTATACCATATCCAGCCGTAACAAGCTTAGGATTAGCACAATGTCATAATATGGGAACCGGAGCAAGTTGTCAATATGGATATGATGCATCAATATTTTATGTAGTTAGAGAAACAAATTCAGTAGGAACCACGGTTGCAAGTGGATATGTTACAGTTGCTAATTTAGAATTTTCGAACAATTTTACTTCTCCGTTTGGTAATGTTGATTTACCTGGGTTTGGAGGAGGAACAGTAACAATACCATCTATTGGAACGGCTGTATCTGGTAAAGTTTATTGGATACAAGTTTACTTAGGGACAGTTGTTCAAGCTAGAATAAATCCAAATGGAACCACTCCATTAACTTCTAACGCTAGTTTGTATGTAATTGCATTTGGATGGGAGGCAAGAACTGCAAATGCAACACTATTAGCGGTTGCATCTAGAGCCGAGTTTGGAACAAATGGTGTACAAATTGGTTCTGCAGAAGGTAGTTATGTAGCATTAGGAGATGCAGCTGGTGCTGGAAATGTTGGTGTATTTGCTGGTAACATTTCTGTGACAGGAACAGTAGCAGCGGGTTCAGTTACAGCATCAGATATAAGAGCAAAAACTAATATAAAAACTATTTTAAACGGAATAGAAACTATTAAAAAATTGAATCCAGTTAGTTATGATTGGTTACAACATATAACTGGTAATTTTGAATTTGAAAAAGGATATGGGTTTATAGCAGATGATATACAACAAATAATGCCCGAATTGATATATGAAAAAAAGGGTTACAAATATGATGATTTTAAACATTTAGATTATACATCATTTCATGCTATTGCAATTAAAGCAATACAAGAATTAACAGAAAAAGTAGAAAAATTAGAAGCACAAATAAGTGGTAGTATATGATAGTATTTATTACAACAGGTTATGGAAAAAATGTTATAGGTGGGGCCGATTTATGGTGTAATAACTTTATAGAAAATATTTTACCATTAGTAAAAGAAGATTATAAAATTATAATTGATGGTAGGCCTTTGATAAAAGAATTTGGTGCAATTTATACTTACGAAAATGAAAAAGAAGTTGATAAGATATTAAAAGAATGTGATAAGATTATTTTCTTGCACCACTCTTACAAACCAAATCCTATCATCAAAAATTATTTACATAAAACTTATCTTACATTTGTCCATGCTTTTATTCCTGATATGTTAGGATTGAATTCCGATTATGAAAATATAATGACAAAGGTGGATTGGGATTGGCAGAAAGAGATATTAGATAATTCCGACAATATAGTTTGGATAGGTTATGAAAAAGATACAATACATAATGAATATCCAAAAACAAAAACGATTACAAATTATTATGAATGGAAACAAAATAAACCATTTACAGGAATAATAACTAATAAAATTGGTTACGCTGCAAGATGTGAAACACGAAAGAATGCACATTATTTAGATTACATTCCATCAATTATATTTTCAAACAAGTATGATTATAAAAGAATGTTAGAAGGTTCAAAAACTAATTCGGACTATCATAGGTTTATGGAATTTGATTATACATTTCATAACAAATTTTTCGAAGGTAATTTTCAAATATTTCATGGATGTTATATAAAAGAACCATTTGGATATGCAATTTTTGATGCAGTAGATAATGGTAAAGTTCCAATCATACATACCGATTGGATGAAACATATTGATTACAAATATAGAGCAAATAGTAAAGGAGAGTTTCATCAAAGATATTTAGAAATACAAGAAGATGGATTTGAAAAAGTAAATTTAGAATTTTGTAAATTAAGAAAAGGACTAACAAAATATACGAATAAACAAAATTGGATTAAGAAAATAAAAAAAATAATATGAAGTATTTAAATATATTGTGTAATAGTTTTGAATTAAATTGTTTATTCCCTGAGGCTGAATTATTGGAATCGGAGTATATTCATAGAGGTCATCATACTTTGAAAATAAAATATAAAGAAGATATAATTGATATAAATCATTATTTGGATAATATATTTTTAAAAATATCAAATACAAAAAATGTGATTGATATGGATTCATATTATGTAAATCCACCAGATGATTTAACTATAATATGTGATAGAAAATTGTGGTATGAATTATACTACCCATTATTAAAAAATAATAAAAATGATTTTGAGAAATTAGAAAAAATATATATTGAAAGAAATGTAGAAGTATTTTTTAATTTTGCAATATTGGAAGCTGTAAATTATGAAGATGAGGAAGAATATTTTTTATACGATTTTAAGTTCAAACATATAAAAATATCAGATTATGAATTATTTAAAGATAAGAAAAATTTTTACTATGATTCTTTTTATTCATTATTTCATTTGTTAGCAGAAGGACAAATGATGAGAGTTTTATATCCAAATATGGTATATTCATTTTTAGAATATCATGTCGATTTTAAAACAATATTTTCAAAATTTAATATAAATAATAAATTACATAGGTCAAAAGTTTATTCACATACTTGTTTAAAACCAAGATACCATAGAATTAAATTTTTATTAGATGCGGACAAAAATGGTGTTTTACATATTGGAGAAAATAATGTAAATGAAAGATTTATTGATGAATATGGTGTTGCAATTAAAGAGGATAAAATATATACCGATGGTACACAAAGACACAACAATAATCATAAAGCATATTTTAACAAAGATTATTATGAAAAATTTTTAACAATTATAGATAAAATAAATGTGACAAAAGATGACCATGATTTTTTATTCAATCATTTAAGAAATTATTTTTTAAATGAAGAATATAATAATTCTTATATAGATGTGGTTGGTGAAACTCATGCAATATTTAATTTAAAATTTGGATTTTTTACTGAAAAATCATTAAAACCGGTATTTGCCGAAAAGTTTTTTATGATATATGGTTCTAAAAAAGTATATGAAGAATATAAAAAAATTGGTATTGATTTATTTTTAGACGAATTTGAATTAAATGGTATTGAAGAAAAAGATGAATTTGAACAAATAGATATGATAATAAAATCCTTAAAAAAATTAAACACAAATAAATTAAAAAAATTATATATTGAAAAATATAAAATAATTAAACAAAATAAAGAAAAATTATTTAATCATTATTGTAAGATAATGAATGATGTAAATGTTTTACTTCTAAAAAACAAAAAAAATGATGTAAATGTTTTACTTCTAAAAAACAAAAAAAATAAATTAATATGATTTTAGTAAATGGGTGCTCTTTTTCAACACCATCTGACGTTGATGGTGCATGGGTTGCTGGGTTTTATAAAAATGGATTAAAACCATTTAAACATGGATTACCTATCGATAGTTTTCAATATAATGTTGTAAGAAACGTATCAGCTGGTGGTACTTCAAATATTGCAATACGAAGAAAAACTTTTTGGTATTTAAACGATTCATATAATGTTCAAAAACCAGATTATGCTATAATCCAATGGTCTACAATAGACAGATGGGATTATCCTATTTTCGTAACCGAAGATAAATCAAAAAATTTCCCTTTTATGGATATGTTTCCTGAAAGGATAAATAAGATAAATTATATGAATAACGGAACCGATGTTTTTGGTTTTGCAAAAGATTTTTATGAAAAATATTATTCACTATATGGTGCTGTTTTGGAAACTTTAGAAAACATATATCACACCCAAAAATATTTAGAAGAAAGAAATATACCATATAAAATGATTACTATTGGTAATTTATTTGATATGGATACTAGTGTTGAAAAACTAAAGGCCTTACAAAAAAATGTTGATTTAAAACAAATAGGTAATTATGCAAATTTAAAAACAAATAAAGGTATTTTTGAAAAATTAGAAAAATATGAACAATCTTGGCTTGAATTAAATACTATAAATGCATTAATAGATAAGATAGATTTTACTAAATTTTTATTCACAGATGATGTGGATATCAGAGGATTTGGTGGTGGTATTATAGAATGGTTTTTGAATAAAAATGAAATGTTAACAGGTGGCCGTTGGCATCCATCTGGAGAACAACATATGAGATTTTTTGATGAATTTTTGTGGCCTAAAATAAAAGATGAAATAAATGCAATTACTAAACAAAACACTAATAAAAGATTACTTATCTAATAATCATATAATTGATGAAAATGGTAATACGATATTAGACCCTGTTAAATATCGTTGGTCACATGGTGCAACTGATTTACATTTGGGAGACGGACTTATGATTTATTCTCTTATAATGTTTAATCGTGCCAAAGTTTGTGTCTGTATTGGTTCTGGAGGTGGTTTTATTCCACGTTTAATGACACAAGCTAGATGTGACCTTTGGGAACAAGGAATATTTGAAGGAAACAATTCTCCAGAATGGGGTGACATAGGTACTACTATAATTGTAGATGCTGTAAATGGAGTTGGTGGATTTGTAGATTGGTCAGATGAAAATTCATTTTTAAGAAAACATTTCAATCCTCAGGTTATTTTACAAACATCGGAAAACGCTTATTACGATTATTTTGTAAGACAAGATATTAAAATTGACTATTTACACATTGACGGAGACCATTCATACGAAGGAGTTAAAAAAGATTTTGAATTATATTCTACAATAATGTCTGAAAATGCAATTATAACTATACATGATACCGATGAACTCTATCATAAGACTTTTGTAGTAACTGAAAACTCAAAGGAAGATTTTGTTCCATTTGATGGGCCAACAAAATTTATTAAAGAATTAGAAAAAAATAAGGATTGGAATTTGGTAAATTTAAAAAATTTCCGTATGTTTGATAAAAAAGTTACAAGTACTGGTTTAGCATTACTAACAAGAAAGCTTTAAAAAACATTAGTAAAAAATTAAATGAATAAACTAAGATTAGTTACAGTTACTGGCAGCAGGGTAGACACTTTGTGGCACATGCTAAATCATTATAAAGATTTGGTAGATGAAATATATGTAGTAGTTTATGAATGGGAAGGATTTAGTTTATTCGAAGAAGTTTCTAAGATTACAAAACAATTTGAGAATGTACATATTATAGAAAGAGTAACTAAAGAAAAATTCAATTGGGAATATGTTACTCAATTATATAACGAAACCAAAATGTTATTTCCTAATGATTGGTGGATAGTTTCTGATGATGATGAATTACATATTTACTCAAAACCTTTAAAAGAAATTATTTCAGCCTGTGATAGGAATGGTTGGGAATTAGTTAGAGGTGGTTTTATAGATAGAATAGGTCAGACTGGTAATTTTCCTAAAATCAATAAAAAAGAAAATATATTTGACCAATTTCCAGTTGCAGGCTTTTTTAGATATCCAATGAGTGGTGCATGTCCAAATAAAATATGTATAATGAAAGGTTATATTGAAATCACACCTGGTCAACACTATGCAAAGATAGACGGCCAAACTACATGGAAATGGCAAGGTTGGAACCACCCTTTAATTGCACCTGTGGATGAATATAATGTACAGGTACACCATTTTAAATGGGATTCAACATGTATTAAAAGAATTAAACAAGTTGCAGATATTAAAAAGGATTATTCTTTTTCAAATGAATATTTAAAAATGTATCAATCTTTAAGAAGTAACAATTTTGAAATAGATGTTACAGAATGTGAATATATGTTTGAATATATAGGAAAAGAATTTGAATATAAACAATGGAATAAATTATTTAAGAAAATTATTGCAATATAATTTGGCAATACAAATAAAAAATCATATATTACTAAAAATAAATAAGTTATGGCTTTAAAGAAAAAAGAAACACCAGAAGTTGTTAAAAGTGAAATTCCACAACAAACTCCTATTATTTCAAATGAAGAATTGTTAATGCTTGAAACTAAAAAAGTAAAAGCTTTAGAAAAGATTGCAAATTCATTAGATGCTCTTACGGTTTGGTTTGAAGAAATTGATAAAGATGATTGGAGTAGTAGAGTTCAATACTATTTGTCTGAATTTCACAAATTAGTACCAAAAGATAAAAAGGATGCATAAACTTGGTGTAATAGTTCCATACAGAAATAGGTATGAACATTTGCAAGAGTTTACAAAAAGTATAGTAGAATATTTAGAATCCAAAAACATAGATTTTAAAATTATTATTGTCGAACAAGATAATGCTAAACTTTTTAATAGAGGAATGTTGTGCAACATTGGATTCATAGAAGCACAAAAAGAAAATTGTGATTATATAGTAATTCATGATGTTGATATGATACCGGTTGATGTTGATTATTCATATTCTAATGTACCAGTTCATTTAGCAACAGATAATATTCCGTTTGAATCCTATTTTGGTGGAATGACTTTATTCCCTACTGATGTATTTGAAAAGATAAATGGTTTTTCTAATTTATATTGGGGATGGGGATTTGAGGATGATGATTTAAGATATAGATGTGTAAGAAAAAATATCCCATTTGCAAAAATTATAAATGATACATTTACTAAAGAAAAATTACCCATTTTTAATGGTGTTAATGCTTATGCAAAAATGCCTAATATTATAAATTATAATAGAAGTTTTAAAATAGAATTGGACATCAATTTGGCTAGAGTTGTTTATAATGAAAATTTACAATTTGATATATTTCCCATTTTATCAATAAAAGGTTATGATTTCAAACTTTTTTATAATTCTTTTAATAGATTTTATTTACAATTGTTTGATAAAAAAGGTAATTACTATGATGTTTATTCGGATATCGTAACGGTATCTAATAATAAAATATTGATTGAGTACATTAAAGAAAAAAACATCATTAATTTTTCAGTAAATAATAGTTTACATACTATTGAACTTTCTAATCACATATACAATTATTCAAATGCAGATAATATAATAATTGGTTCCGATGATGATAAAAAACACTTTTTCAAAGGCAGTCTAAATCAATTTTCATTAAAACAAAATGATGAAATAAAAATACATTACAAAAATTATGATATCAACGAATATAAATTTACTGATATTTCTGGTAATGAAAATGACGCCGAATTTTTCAATATTTATTTAGACTATTTTAAACCATTTGTAAATTACTATTCATATATTCCATTTAGACGAAATAGTAAACTGATAAAATTGGAACATAAAGATTGTGGATTTAATGATGGTAGATGGCAAGACGATAATAGTAGGTGGAATCAATTAAGATATAATAATGAAGTACAAATAGGTTCTAGAGATAGAAAAATCGATGGACTAACAACTTTATCAAAATATAAATTATATGGTAAGACTAACCAAAATAATATAATACATTTAAATGTTGGAATATAATGAAATTAGGAGTTTGTGTACCATATAGAAATAGAGAAGCTCATATGAATGAGTTTATTCCACATGTTACTAAGTTTTTAGAAGAAAGAGGGATTGAACATACAATTTATTTAGCACACCAATGTGATGATAAACTTTTTAATAGAGGTTTGATGAAAAACATTGCAGCCAAATATGCATTTGATGATGGGTGTGATTATATAGTTTGGCATGATATTGATATGGTGCCTGAGGATAATAGTTGTGATTATTCGTTTCCAGAAGGGAATCCACAACACATTGCAGTTAGAATTTCACAATCCGATTATCAATTAAAATATGAAGAATACTTTGGAGGTGCAGTCCTCTTTTCAAAAGAACAAGTAGAAAGAACCAATGGATATTCAAATGGTTATTGGGATTGGGGTATGGAAGATGATGATTTGTTTTGGAGATGTGTGATGGAAGGTTATGCTGAAAAAACTAAATTAGATTTTAATAAAGAAAAATATGTTGCATATTTTAATGGGGTAGATTCAAAAATTCAGTTTAGACCTAGCAGAGAACAAAAAAATTGTATATCGGAATCTCATACAATTTCTATTTTAGTAAAAGCAGAACAACAAATTGAAAAAGTACCTATCTGGTTAATCGGTGACACCAATAGACAATTTATAGAATATCCTATTTTTAGAAAACCTGGATATGATTGGGGTTTATCTTTTAATAATAGTAGGGCATATACAATGCAACTATGGGATAGAATGAAAGGACATTTATATCAATGGATTAAAAGATATGAAAATCAATGGAGTTGGATTACAATGTCAGTTGACACAGAAAATAAAAAAATACATTTCTACTTAAATGGTAGAGAAAGTGATGCAAGACTAGGAACAGGAACACAATCACCACTATTATACAATGAACCACTTAAAAGATATGGTATGGAACCATTTTATGTGGGATATTCAAAATCACCTGTCGAATCTTTTTTCAAAGGTGGTGTTGCAAGTATACAAATGTGGAATAGATGTTTAACTCCTGAAGAAATTAAAAACATACATAAAGAAACTCCTGAAGAAAATTTAGTATTAGATATTTTTACTATGAATTTGGAATTTGGTGATTTTGAAAATGTAGAATTAAAAAAAGAAAAAATAGAAATACCACATACAATATTACCTTATAGAAGAGATGGTAAATTTAGATGTCTACCACATCAAACGGAGGGGTTGATAACCGAAGGTGGAATTGATAAATGGGCAAAAGGTGAAACCACCGCGAAAAATGAAAGGAGATATATATTAAAAATGCAACAAGGTGAAATTGATTATAAAAATGACGGAATAAATAATATGAAATATGAATTTATTTCAATTGACACTATTTATAACAGACATAAAATGATAAATGTTAAAACAATAAGTTATGAGTGATGATAAAACATATATAGAAAACCCACTATATGTAAAAGTAAGAGATGAATTAAATGCAGTTGGTACTGGTATGTGTTTGGCAAAATGGACTCAAGTAACTTTACAATTACAAAGTGGACATAATCACTCATGTCACCATCCAAAAACCCATAAAATTTCAGAAGTTGAAATAGCTAGAAATCCATCTGCACTTCACAATACTCGATTTAAAAAATTAAAGAGAAAAGAAATGTTGAGTGGTGCAAGACCTACTGAGTGTGACTATTGTTGGAATGTCGAAGATAATTCGGATAGATTTAGTGATAGAGTTTTTAAATCCGGTGAAAGTTGGTCTTATCCATTTAAAGAAGAAATATTTAATTCGGATTGGAGAGAAGATTATAATCCAAAATATGTAGAAGTTTCTTTCTCAAATGCGTGTAATTTTAAATGTTCTTATTGTGGCCCCGCATATAGTTCCAAATGGGTTGAAGAGATTGAACAATTTGGACATTACCCAACAACCGACAGATTTAACTCAAATGAATGGCTTAAAATAGAAGATAAATTTCCAATTCCACATAAAGATACAAATCCATATGTAGAAGCATTTTGGAAGTGGTGGCCGGAACTATATAGAGATTTACATACATTTAGAATAACTGGAGGAGAACCATTATTATCAAAAGATACTTGGGGTGTATTGGATTATATTATAAATGAACCAAATCCAAACACAGAATTAAAATTAGCTATAAATTCTAATTTAGGAATACCTGATAGTTTAGTTGATAAATTTATTGAAAAAATAAAAAGAATCGAAGATGAGGGTAGAGTAAAGGAAATTGTAATTTTCA